CTGAAGTTCATAATGTGATTACAGAAACTAAAAAAGTTAATTTATTTGATATAAATGAACCACTTAAAACTAAACAACTTATTATAGATAGAATTTTAATTGGTCATACTATTACAAATTTAATTTGTATTGGTTATCAAATTAATGGTGATAGTGAATGGTTGTCTAAATCAGATATCCAGATTTGGAATTTTTGTCACGATTTATTTAATTAGGAGTTAATCATGACGCTAGAAAAACGTGGTAATAGCGAAGCTGAAGTTAAAAAGCGAGTAACAGATGGTAAGATTGTAATGATTTTACCTGGATCTAATATTGAAGTTCCTTATGATGGAAGATTTAGTCATCCCATTAAAGATGGAGCTTATTCAGGTTTTGAAAAAATCGCTTCACTTCAAGATGGTGAATCTACTTTTTTTGAAGTATAAAGATGGCAGATTTATTTGGAAATAAAGAAACGACTATTTCTCCCGAAAAACAAGCTTACATTGATACTATTAACGAAAAATTTTTAGTATCGCCTTATGTATTAGATAACTTCAATATCGCGGATCTAATTGAAATGGATAAAACCATGAAATTAGATCCGTGGTTTTGGTATTCTAAAGATAAAGGTTTTACGGTAGCAGTAGCGGATAAAGTAGCTAAACATTGTGAAATACCATTTGATAAACGTAGACATAAAGCCGTTTATTTAGCGGCTCTTGAACACGTTATAGATTATGGTCATTGTTATGCTAGAGATTATCAATTAATGCCTAATTTAAAACTTAATGAGTTTCCTGTGGATGAACTCATTGAAGTACAAACTGAATTACAAGATAAAAAGAAAATAGTTATAACCAAGGGTGGTAAAATCTATCCAATACGTTTGATTTATGCCGAAAGGTATTTAGCTCAAATGTTAGTTGATATAGATGCCGCTGGTATGGCTTATTTTGATAATGTTTGTGTATCTCATCCGGCATTTGATCAATTAGCAGATGAACAAAAGGAAGCTGTTCATGCTTTACAGAAATCAAATCTTGTCATTCTTACAGGACTACCAGGAACGGGCAAAACTAGAACTGTTTCTGTTATCTCTCAAATATACGGTGAAGAAAATATCATACTTTGCGCTCCTACAGGCAAGGCGGCAAAAAGAATTACCGAATTATGTGGAATGGAAGCCAGAACACTCCATTCCATCTTATATTTTACTGACACCTATGAAGGATATAAACTTGAAGGTAACGGGACTTTGGAAGGTAAATTAGTTATTGTAGATGAAGCTTCCATGATGGATATTGAAATTGCAGGTAAACTTGCAATTGCTATCGATAAAACAACATGTAAGCTTTTAATTGTAGGTGATCCTTGCCAATTACCTTCAGTTGGTGCAGGTGAAGTTCTTAAACAAATTGTAGATAGTGGTATTGGTATTCATTGTCATCTAAAAGAAATTAAACGTCAACAACCTGGGTCAATTATTCAATCTGCACACGCTATTGCAAATGGTAAAGAATTAGTAAAAGGTGAAGATAAAGAAGTTCAAACTTATTTCTACGGTAATATGAATGTAGAAGAATTGATTAAGAAAATAGCAAATTCAGACAAATGGAAAGATGCTCAATTTCTAACCGTTCTTAAAGAGTACGGTTCAGAAATTATCAATCCTATTGTCCAAGATATTGTTAATCCAGGTATGGGCAGATTTAGAGATAAAGATAGAATTCTTCATTTGAAGAATGATAAACAAAATAATGTCATGAATGGTGATACAGGGATTATTAGAAAAGTATTTAAAACTGGTGAATTTATTGCAGAATACTCGGATATGCGAGAAGTTTATTATACTAAACCTATGCATTGGATGGTTAGTTTAGCATATGCGTTTACTGTTCATAAGTCCCAGGGAAGTGAATTTGATAAGGTCGTGTTCTTTTTAAATAAATCTAGAATTACAACTCGTAATTTACTTTATACGGGTTTAACAAGAGCTAAGAAACAAATATTAATCGTAGCTGAAAATGAAGATATTTTATGTGATGCTATCGATAATATGGATAAAGGTCGTCAATCTTCTCTTGCTTCTTATATTGGTTATTTTAGAAAGGCTAAACAATGAGTGTATCATTAGAAGCTCGTAAACATTGGGACGATATTACTTTTGTTGGAGAAGCTAAAGAGTTACATGAATATTTAGATGACGAAAATGTTCCTCATAAAGTATATTCAGAACATGGTAAACATGAAGATGAAAAAGGTAAATATCATTTAATGCCATTGATTGATCGTATCACTATTTTCTTTAAGAAAAAGGAGAATTCATAATGGGTTTAAATCTAGATAAATCAGGTAAAACTCTTCTACCGCCGACTGATGGAAGAATCGCAATTGGTAAGAAAGGCCCAAACGGTTTTCCAGTTAAATTAGATTCTTTCTTATTTACACATCAAGTAGACCCTAAAACGGATTCTGCTCCCATTCATATTCCTATGACTGAAGCTATGGAAAAGATTTATGGGGCTAAACCTAAATCTATTAAAGTAGTTTTACCTTTTCATCATCCAGATGAAGTATTTTTTACTTCTTTTGCTGATTGGAAAGGTAAAAAAGAATGGTCTTGTAAATCTGAAAATGGAATTACAGCAGTTCGTAAACAACAAAATGGTTCTTTAATCGAAGTACCTTGTGATTATGAACATTGTAAGTTTCGTTTAGTAAATAATGATCCTTATAAAACTACTTGTAGACCAAATGGTATCTTATCCGTGTTTATTCTTGATGCTCCCGTAGTTGGTGGCGTATGGAAGTTTAGAACAAATGCTTGGGGTAGTATTAGTAAAATGCAAAAAGCATTTGAAATGATGTTTAATATACGAGGCTCTTTAAGGGGTTTAGAAGTTTTGTTAAGTATACAAATGGAATCTCAAATGGTTCCCGATGGCAAAGGTGGTAAACAAAAGCAAAATGTGCCCGTTGTCCAGGTTAAAATGCCTTGTTCTATGAGAGAGCTTGCATTAGGGACAGGGACGGTGTATGGTGATTTTAAAGAGATTCAGGAATTGGCACGTATCAGAGGCAATATCGCTGATAAAACAATTGTGAGTGAACTTTCTAATGAACTTTCCATCCCACTGTCTGAAGGTGACGAAAACGAAGACACTCCTTCAGTAGAAAGTGTTACAAGTACACAGGCGTCTGTAGAAACACAATCAGATAAGCCCAAAACTTCAGAACCATCTACCGAAAGAGCTTCTACCGTTCCAGTGGCTGACGACGATCTCTTTTAGGAGTGATCATGAAGTTTGCTGTCCAAGTCAGCGGTAAAAAATTTCCTGTAGTAGTAATGAAAGAGCCGAATAATATATCGGCTCTTTCTAATTTTACATTAGAGGGTAGAACTTATAAAGGATTACCAGAACAATTTAACGGGTTACGCTTAGATAAGACTAAAAATCGGTATACAGCAGTTTCGATAGTAGTTACAGAGTCGATAAAACCTATTTCTTCTGAAAATACAGTAATAGAAGAAGAGGAAGAATCTACTGAAATAATTATTGAAAAACTAACTATTGAAGAACATATTGAAAGTAAAGATATTATTGTAGAAGAAACTTCTATTGTAGAAGAAACTATTATAGAAAATGAAGCACAAGAGATAGAAGAAGAACCAGAAATTGATGACTCAGAGGTAGAAGATACCGAAGAAAAGAAACGATTATTTTTAGAAGAAGTAGAAGCTGAAGCGCAAAAATTAAAGAGAGAATCCGATAGAGAAGTAGCAAAAATAAATGGAAATGGATTCAGAAAATTAAAATTTCAATCCAGATTACATGATATTTTTCCTGATAATATTTCATATGGTGAAGGTCTTTACGAAAAACAAAAAACCGTATGGATTAGATTACATGGATCTGAACATTTAAAAATGGCTCATGATATGGGTACAAGATGTGATTCTCTTTATATTCAAGAACGTGCCGCCAAGGAGTTAAGCGATTGGAAACTTCATGATTTACTTGTATGTTATGAGATAGATTCGCCTGATTTTGGTATTTTAACTTTTTTAAAGAATTTTAAAAAGATACATCATAATATTTTGGACCCATTTCGTTCTAAGATATCAATAGCTACTACTGACGATAATCCTGATGAAAATGATCCAGTTGTCGTAATAACAGACTTTTTAGGTTATTGCGACTTGTCAATCCCGTTAGTTAACCTAGTGGATACATATGGTGACAGATGTTAATAATTCCAATTATCGTGGCTGTAGAACCTCAGCATTAGAGGCTGTCAAACGTTGTCCTTTTAGTGTACAAAAAGTTTATCGTGATAAATTTAAAGGGTATATCGCTAGTTCTGCATTACGTGGATCAGCGGTTCATGATGCTCTTGAAGATTATGGTACTCATTGTTTAGCACAGAGAAGTGCTACAGACTTTGAGTATTGGGAATCAATTATTTATAAATATGCAGCTTCAGTTCCTATCGAAGTATATCAGGAAACAATTGATATCTTGAAGGACTGTAAGGAATTTATAAATTATAGCATCTTATTAGATGCTCATATTGCGTGTATTGAAAGAAGGTTTTATCTTGATGAAGGATTAAATGTTATTGATCCTCCCGAGAATGGTGAAGAAGCTTATTTCTCTAGCGCAATTGATTACTACATGATTGAAACAGATGAATTAACTGCTAATGTCTATGATTATAAAACTTCTCGTAAGATTTATAGTCAAACAGTTATGAAATATAAACTGCAAAAAGACTATTATCCATTCTTAATTTTCCAAGCATATCCAAAAGTTCAAGTAATTAAGTTTTATTTTGAATTTGCAAGATATGGCGTTCTTACCGAACCTATTATTTTAACAAGAGAAGACGATTATGATAGATTACGTCAACAACTTGTAGCTGATATCGCTGAATATCACGAAGTTGTTAACGATCCTAATGATCGTGAAGCTAGACCAAGTGGATTTTGTCAACTTTGCGAAATTAGAGGGATTTGTCCATCAGTTCGCAATGCTCTTACTGAAGATGTTATTATTACAGATGAAATTACAGCATTAGAAGCTGCACGACAATATAAAGCTTTACAACTTAAAATGAAGCAAGTAAAAGAAAGTCTTGAAGTTTATTTAGATCATGGTAAAAATATTGAAATTTCTAAAACTGAAGGTTTTGGTATTCAGGATACAAAGAAAGAATCTGTTACAGATATTTTCCATGTTGTAATGGATTTAGAAGAAGCTAAAGTTCCTCCTGGTAAGATTTTTGATGCTTTAAAAATGACTAAAGCTAATTTTCTTAAGTTAATTAAGGGAACTAATATCCCACAAACAAAATACTTAGTTGAGAAATCATCGACAAAAACCGGTTTTTATGACCTTGAGGATAATGAAGATGATAATGAGGAGCAAAATGAATGAAACGAAAAACAGACATAATAATATTACAGCAACATGCTATAAATAAATGTGGAAGATTAATTTCTACAGAATATATCAATGCACATAGTAATTTGTTATGGGAATGTGATAAATTACATCAATGGGAAACACCCTGGAATAACATCAAGTATAAAAATTCCTGGTGTCCATTCTGTGCATTTGAAAGAAATTCTACAAAAAAACAGATAGATATAAGTGAATTACATGAATATGCAAAACGTAAAGGCGGAAAATTAATTTCTACCGAATACGTTAATGCACGTAGTCATTTACTATGGGAATGTGAACAAGGTCATCAATGGGAATCAGATTACGGTAATCTTAAATATCGTGATGCTTGGTGTCCTATGTGTTCTGATGTAAAATTAAGTCTTTTGTATCGTGGAGATATAAAAGATTTACAAGAATATGCATTAAGTAAAGAAGGTCGTTTAATTACTGAAAATTACATTAACAATTCAACGAATGTGATTTGGGAATGTAAAGAAAAACATCAATGGGAAGCAAGATGGAATAATGTTAAATTTTACAATCAATGGTGTCCTGAATGTGCTTCTTTTAAAACAGAAAAATTATGTAAACAATTATTAGAACAAAAACTAAACATAGAATTTAAAAAAACTAGATTTTATGAAGTTGATCAAAGGTTTGAATGGGACGGTTATAACGCAGAACGTAAAATAGCTTTTGAATATCATGGTTATCAGCATTATGAATATCCTAATCGATATTATAAAACTAAAGAAGATTTTATACAACAATTAGAAAGAGACGAATCAAAAGTACGTTATGCAAAAGAAAACAATATTATTCTTCTAATTATCCCTTATACTGAAAGTGATAATTTAGAAGAATATATAAATGAATTAATTTCTAGGAGCAATTATGTTAAGTAGTGTTCTTAGAAAAATTGTAACAAGAGGATGCGAATTTTCAGGAAAAGGCGATTTTGCTCAGAACTGTGTATTTAAGGTTAAAAATGGTATTTTTGAATTACGAGCCAGTAATGGTATGACTGGTATTTGTATTAATACTATTTTAAGTGTAGATATGAAAGATATGGAATGTGCAGTTAACATTTTTGCTCTTGAAGCTGCTCTTAAAGTATTTGACTCAAATGCTAACATAGAAATTAAGATTAATAAAAATAAACTTTCTATGGAAAATGAAGAAGATAAAGCAGCTATTCCAATAATGGATGTAGACACTGTGTTCTATATACCAAAACCTCAAAACTGGATACCTGTTCCTCCTAATTTTGAGGAAAAATTAATAACAATTAGGGGAATGCACTTTAAAACTGTAAAAGGAATGGATAAAGACTTTGAAGATTTAATTGTAATTAAAGGAAATGATATTTGTCAACTATCTCGTTCTGTTTCTATTTTTGAAACAACAGAAACAGATATAAATATAGCTGTAGAATTAAAGTTATTACAAAAAGTCACTAGTAACATTGATGCATATTGTGTGGATAATAGGAGATTGTATTTTAAAAATGATGAAGAATGGGTTATGATTTCTACTTCTTCTAAAACTATACCTAAATTTGAAATGTTATTTAGTGAAGTGCAAAAAACCAATAATTCTGTTATAAGTATTAGTAGTGATGAGTTTTTAGGTTTTTGTGAAAAATTAATTACATTAAAGAAAGCGGAAGAATTATCAGTATTAAATCCTAATCATTATGTTCGATTAGAGTTTAAGAAAGATTTACTAATAGGAATAACTGAAGTAGGCAGTACTCAAATCAAAGTAGATAATTCCGATTTAATTTTTAACTGTGCAGTAGTAGCTGATTTTTTCAAAGCTAGTTCGTCAAAACTATTTTTGAAAAATGATATTTTAAAGTTATGTGCTGGAAAAGATATGAGATTACTTCAAGCCGTAAATGATAGTACTAAAATTATGGGCGTTTTGTGTCGTGTATAAAGGAGTCTTATGTCGTGTTTAGGTTCTGATTGTATTAATGAATTCATTAACAATGGCGTCATCATGGGAGGTGAACGTGCGCTAATTTCTCCGGCTAGTATTGATTTTAGATTATCTAAACATTTACTTTGTTTACCTTTAAATACTACTATTGATGCTAAAGATATTTCTAACTTGCCTTGGGAAGAGATTGAAATTCCCGAAGATGGTTTTATTATGATTCCAAGTAAGCTATATCTTGGGTCTACAATAGAATCTCTTAAGTTGCCTTCTAATATAGTAGCAACAGCAGAAGGAAAATCTACTATAGGCCGTTTAGGTCTAACTGTTCATGTAACCGCTGGATGGATCGATCCTGGCTTTGATGGTTCTGTAACCCTCGAAATGGTATCAACCAATCCAATCCGCATTTACGAGGGCATGAGGATCGGTCAGTTCACCTTTTTAGACCTCATTGGTAATACCGCAGTATATGAAGGCCGTTATCAAAAAAGGCAGTTCGGCTTGCCAACTCCGCCTAAAAATGGCGGATTGTTCTATTCTTCTAAAAATTGTCTTGCTTCACAGGACTCTGAAGCGTAGACTTTATTGTGTAGGGTCAATCACGCAGACACTACACTTTCATCCACCACAATCCATTTTGGAGGCCACTAATGGCTACTGCTACTGCTACTACTTCTAAGGCTCCTGCCGCAAAGCGTCGGACCCGCAAGGCTAAGTCTGATCTTCAAGGCCGTTTTGAAGGTCTGGTCAAGCTCGTTAATGAGCAGAAGCTTATTAATCAGCTTGCTAACAAGCTCAATCTGAATGCTACTAAGGCGAAGCAGAAGCTTTACGCCGTAATTACTCGCGTAGGTCGTAGCGAGGGTCTGGTTAGCAAGCGTTCACAGACTGATGTTGAACTGGTTCTTACCACTGTGCTTGAACTGAAGCCTAGTGTTGCTGAATTCGTTGAGGAACTGAAGTCTAACATTACTTATCGTTCTAATAAGACTGGTAAGCGCGATTCTAGCTGGATTCGTGATCTGATGGCTGGCGTTCCTCGCCTTGAGGAAGGTGTTTATAAGGCTTATGTCGAGATTTCCGAAGCTAAGGCTACTGAGATTTGCGAAAAGATGGGCATCGATCTTCCTACTAGCGAGGAAGAAGCTGGTGAACCTGAAGTTGAGGCAGTTACTGAATAAATAATTCGGTTTACAGAAAAAGGGGAGTCTTCGGGCTCCCCTTTTTCTTGACTATTTATGGATTCCGTATACACTATTAATAAGGAGGGTTATACATGAACCCAGCACTATTAAGTTTGTATGAGGAATTCTTTGATAAAAATCCTTATATAACTAAAGTTGTATCAGTTGACGTAGAATGTACTGATTTTTCTAATAATGCTCGCATTATAGAAATTGGTGCTTCTGGTTTTATTTACGATGGATTGAGTGTAAATTATATTGAGTTTAGTTCATTGGTTAATCCCGGTATTCCAATTCCTCCAAAGATTACAGAGATAACGGGAATAACAAATGATATGGTAATAAATGCTCCTGAAGATCAGGAAGTATTCTCAAAGTTTGAAGATTGGTTAGATGGTACAAAAATCATTACAATGCATAATTCTAAATTTGATACAAGAATTCTAAGACATAACTTTTTCAGAATTGGAATGAACTTTAATCAATGGGAATCTGTAATTCGTTGTACATTAGAACAAAGTAAAGCCGCAAAGTTGCCCATTCAATCTATGAAACTTGGTGAAGTAGCAAACTATTTAGGCTACAAAAATGAACAAGCACACCGGGCTTTACATGATTCATTGGCAACTTTATTTATTTATGGGCGTTTGTCTTTAGGTATCCGTTAGGAGTATAAAATGGTTGAAAATTTAATACAACTGATACCTAAATTTAATAATAACCAAGGAGTTAACATGAATAATGTTGCAATCAAAGCTTCAATTAACAGTGATATGTCTTTGTCTAAGATTATTGCTAAATTTCCAGAAACTAATTTAATTCAATTAGTTGAACTTATTAAACATGACAATAAACGTATAGATGAATTTGTTAATACATTCATTAGTGATGACACATATCCTGAAAATGAACGTTGGACAGCTTTAGTTAACCTTGGACGTAAAGAAAGTGTATTTAGTTTTATTACCGTTGATGAAGAAGAAAATCTGACTTATAAGAATGAGAATCTTATTCGTTACGCCATTTCTCGTTATGTTGCATTAACTGGTATTCCGAATACTCAAAACGTTATTTCTAATAATATGAAGTTAACTCATCGCTATAATTCTTATCTTACCTCAATTCAAGTAATGGCAGATTTCGTCAAAGAATATCCTGCTTATATTTATTCTGAATTTGCTGGTGATTATTATAGTAATGAAATGCTTCTCGAAGCCATTGCTATTGTAACTGAAACAGAATGATTACTATTGACGTATGCTGGATCGAGGACATTGATGACCAAAATTTAAACATTGCTAAATCTATTTTAAAACTTAAACAAGCAGAAGCTTTTCCTGGCTCTAATACATGGATTAGGATTAATCCTAGTTATGCAAAAAGTTTAGAACAAGCTAATCTTATTCAGAAAAATGAAGAAAATAAAAACTTTGTTCAACTAACCCAAAAAGGCAAAAAGATTAAAGTATTTAATGACACAATTGAAATGTCTTTAGAAGAATATTTTATTCATGAACAAGATATTGATGCTTTAATTGAAACGTCTTTGTTGATCTCAATTACTAAATCTTCTTATAAAATAATGCATAATACTTGCCATAGTTGTAATAAAGATAAAACACATTTAGTTCACTATATAGATCATAATAAAAATGATGGAATGTATTGCACTCAATGTTTGAATAAACTTGGTTATATCGGTTCAATTGCAGCAGCTACTAAACGCCGAACGGAAGCGCGAAATGCTTTCAGTATTCGATAGAATAAGACATGCGCTTGCTGAAGGTAAAGCCTTAAGCAAGACAGAGCTTTTTTTAGAAGCTTCAATTCCTAATACGGATTCTAATAAAGCTTTGTTTCAAATTCTTGTTCAAAATAACAAACTAATCCCTACTGGTAAAGGTAGAGCTAGAAAATATAGTTTACCTTTAAATTTAGATAAATCATTGAAAGATGGTGAATATGAATTTTCTCAAGTAGGGGATGGATTAATTAAACTTAACTTTGAACAAGATGATACTATCATATTTCAAAATTATGAAGAATGTGTTATTTACATAAAACGGAGATTTACAAATGGATGAATTCAAACCTGTCCTTGAGTTTATTGACAAGGGTTGTTATACAATTGCTGATCTGACTGATAGATTTAGAGATTTTGATGCTAGTGAGTTGGAAGAATCGTTAGAAGGTTTTGTTCTTTTTAAGAAAATTAAGAAAACTCGACAATATTTTCACGGTAATAATATTATTCCACCTGAAAAGAAGATTAGAACTACTACTGGTAATTCACTTGATCTTACCCAAATTGATTATCCTGATTGGGTAGTAACTGATAGAGATAAGATTAAGTTCTTAACTTCACCTGAATCTCCTAAAATTGCTAAACCGATGAACTTCTTTATCGATGATGTAGATCTTAAGACTACAGGTAAGTTGTTATTTGATTCTTTAAACTCAAATCATATTATGACTTCTATTTTCTTGAGTCCACGAACTAATGAACCTGGGAACAAAATAGACTATAGTAAGGATGTAACTCAGCCTAGAGGTTTTAGCGTATTCGTAAAGAATGGAAAATTTAGAATTAGTGTATCTTTGTTAATGCCTTTGCGCTTAAAATACGCTAATGCTAAAACTGAAGCTGTTCCTGATCATTTTGAAGCAGAGTTTAATTCATTTGAAGAATTCAAGAAATGGATTGTGGAGAATCTATGAGTCTACCTTTTTGGTATGATGGTTTAGAGTTATTTTATTATTTACCAGAACATGTTTTAATCACATTAGAACAAGCTTATAATGATTATGGCATTACTTCCGAACAAATTATGGGCTGTAAGGCTTGGTGGAATACAAATATTCCTATGGATCATTTTGTTCCAACCATTATTCCTTGTGATAATAAAGATGCGGGTATAGATATTTGTTTAACTAATTTTATTGAAAGAGTTAAACAACGTGCAGAAGGTAAAATGGTTCCTTCTCCACCTGAGTTAAAGGTAATGCCAGGAATCATGGCTTTAAATAAAGAAAAAGAATTTAAGGGTGTATTTATTAATCATCCTAATGATCCTAGTATTATTAGATTTCTAGAAGTCGAAACTAATCTTTTAAATGGGACTTTTATTGCTGGCGAAGTTATTACTCGTGATCCAAATCATCTTTATTGGGATATGATTGAGAGAAGGTATGTCTAATCCATTAGTAGATGCAGCTTTACAAATAAATGAAGACAATAAAAAGCGAGAAGCATTACTCGCGGAACAACGATTGCTAAAAATTAGAGATTTAAAAGAAGATTTATTAAACGTATTTTCTAAAGAAATTACTAACTCTTTTGATTTTCTTGAACTAACACCTAATGGTGATTATGTTAATTATAAAGCTGTATTAATCTATGATAGTGTTTCTATTACAGTTTCAATAAGCGTAGGTATTAATAGTACATGCGCTCAAGATACTTATCTTAGATTAGGTAATGAAACACTTGCTCGTTTTCTTATTACTGTTCCAAGAGATACGTTAAACGCTTTAAATGAACGAAATAAGATTCAGACAGATAATGAACGTAAGTTAATCGGCAATCTTTCTACTATTATTGGTAAGCGTATTGAAGAGTTAAAAAAATCAAAACCTTATTTCTGGAAGAATGAAATTCCGCGTAATTATAGCGGTGCTTCAAGAGCTTTACAGCTACTTGGACAACTTGAGGCAGATAAAGTATTTCTTTCTGAAGAAGAATATACGGAAGCATTGACAACCCTTAATAGGGTTATTGTTGATGCTGAAATCGAAAATAAACGAGTAACTGAAGAAAATACAAAATTTCAGCTAATTGTTAAAGAAGAATATGAACGATGGCAGAAAGAAACAAAAGAATACGAATTAATGTTACAGGGTGCTTGTAAAGTATTAGCTCAAAAATACTTTCATTCTTGGACTTTATATTCAGTTACTTACATGGCTGAAAATATTGATCCTAAAGATTTACGTGATGAAGAAGGTGAATTAATTAATGATGTGTCTGAAGCTTTATCTTGGCAATGTCATTACATTGGTGAAGCAGATTCAGAAGGATTTTTAACATGTGTTGACGTATATGGCAACTTACGTAAACGTAAAATTAGTACAAATATTGTTCATATAGAAAAAACTGAATTCACGAATTATCCAGAACAAATTAATGTTAATTTCTGGAAAAGAATAATTCCAGATAAATCTACATCTGGAATTAGTTTCTTAGTTCCACCTGATAGTAATGTTTTATCTCATGAGTATCCTGAAAAACCTAGATCATGGGATGAAACTGCTAAAGAACGTGGTGTAAAAGAACCTTGGAAATATAGGACATAATTATGACTCGATTTAGATTAGCGTGGTCAGAAACTTATGATTTTGAACAAACTGTAGAAGCTGATTCTTTAGATAAAGCAATCGCAATGTTTAAAGAAGGTGAAATTAATTTTCCAAATGTAAGTGAAGCAGGTTATCAAGAAGGTTCTTGTGAATTAAATAAAAGTTTTACAGAAGCAATTAATGATCCTGTAACTGGAGTTAAACCGGAGTTTGACAAATGAATGTTTGTTTTGATTTAATCGAAGTTGGTGGATTTATTGCTTCTATTGAAGGAATGAGATATCCTACTAAATCTAAAGGTGATTCTGAAATTCTTTATGCAAGAGATATCAAATCACCTGGAATTAAACTTGGGTCTAAAGATATCGCATTAGCAGTTAAACTTCTTAAACAAGGTCCAGTTCACGGTAAGTTTCAACGTGGTATTACAGCTTGGTTTAATATTAATATGCCAAGGAGTGTGTGGGCTGAATTAGATACTTACTCAGTTGGCGTAGATATGATTAGCTCTGAATCTACAATGTACACGCTTTTAAAAGAATCTAAAGATATTTCTTATGATATGTTTGTAGACTATACTCCTGAATTCGTTATGGAACAATTTACAAATAATATCGAAAAACTTGTAAAGCGATATGGTTCACGCCAAGAAATTCCTATTGAAGTTCTTAAAGCTTGTCTTCCCGAAGGTTGGCTACAAAGACGTAATCGTGGATTTAGTTATCAAGTTTTAGCAAATATTTATTATTATCGCAAAGATCATAGAATGCCTGAATGGAGAGAAGTAATTTGTAAATCTATCGAAGAATTACCTTATTTTAAGGAATTAATTTTAGGTGAAATTTAATGTTATTAACTTATGCTAAACTTAAAGAATTAATTCCTGAATTAGCTGAAAAAATTCCAGAAGAGAATAGAATCGGATATGTTTTTGCTTTAGATCAAGATAAACATTTATTATGTATTAATGAAAAAGAATTAAATGATCTTTTAAACATAAACCAAATTGAAGAAAAGAAAGCCATGAAAGCTTTGACAAAATATATGTTTTCTAAATGTGCTAATTAATTTTTAATTTCTTTGACAATCTAACGATAATTTTCCTCATTTAGCAGGAAAGTTAAAACGGAGTGTATAAATGTATAGTCTCTTAAATAAAGGTACTCAAGAACAGCATTCGTTTGAAGATAAACTTTTAGATAAGGAACTTGATATTCATTTTCCTGATCAAAATAAACATTTTTATGCTTTTATTAAAAAAAAAATTTTGACTGAAAAATTCTTTAATAATTACCAATTCACTATTACGCACAATTCTTATAATCCGATTAAAACAGAAACCTTTGTTAAAGGTAAATTAACCGGATTTAAGGGTGTACCTAAGAATGATACTCCTATTAAAAATGATCATAATCATAATCAATGGCTTCTTTTAAATACCGTCAATGGAAAAAATTGTGTATTTAACAATCTAGCTGCTGTTGCTCGCGCTATCAATGTACAATATTCTTATTTATATAATGGCGTTTGTAAGCATAGTGTATTCGCTATTGGTAAATACCGTTTTTCAAGAAATACTAAAACAGAGAAGATGCATGTATATGATCTTCTGGCTGAAGTTTTATAGGAGTATGTATGCCTGACATTAAAACAGTTTTACATTTAGAAATATTTAGTATCACAAAACAAAATTCTACTAATTTCAGAATTCTATATAAAGAAAAAGGTCAACCTTATTATCAAGATTTCTATATCAGTCAAGCAGAACTCTTACATATGTTAAACGAAAAAGGATTCTGTCCGTTTTATTGTGATAATTATCATTTACTTCAATTTACAGGAACTTCTTTACGTTTTGTAGATATAAGTGAAAACTGTAAGCAAATATATATTCCTTTTAGAGAAAAAGAACTTTTCGTTGAATTTAACAAAGTTTTAAACTTAGATCCAGAAATTGAACTAGATTTGCTTCCAGCTTTCTTAGATAGTTTAGAGAAAGCAAAACCTAACGTAAACGAAACAATTGTAGACCAAGCTAAGGAAACTTGTGAATTAGAAGGAATTTTACCTTATCTTGATAGGGTTAGGCAAATCGCTAAAAATAGTAGCGGTGGTTATGATGATGCGATAGACTTATACTTCATGAAGGATATCGCGCCCCGTAGCCTGTATTGGGTCATTTCCAGGGATGGTAAGCAGCTTATGAACGGTGGCATTATTTGGCACTCGGAAAGCTGTTCTTGGGAGATTCATACTTAACCTTTATTGTAGGAGTAATAATGAGTGAAGAAATTACTAAATCTTCTCATCCTAAGAGCATAGGAACTTTAGTTAATTTAATTCTTATCATTCTTTTAATAGCTGGTGGAGTGGTATTTGGTTTTTATAAGATGAATCAAAAAGTTGATGAAGTAGTAACATCAAATAAAGTGATTCAAGCTTTTGCTTTGAAAAGTTCTCAACAAACAACTCTTTTAAAAATCATTGATGAAAGGATTGGGGCTAAAGCAACCATTAAAACAAAAGTGCTTTTAACTCAAACAATCATTTCAATTTGTGATCTAAAAAAAATGGATGTATCTTTGATTTGTGGTCTTATTGATGTAGAAAGTGGTTGGAATCCTGAAGTAGTATCCGAAGCAAACGCAAAAGGTTTGATGCAAATACTACCCTCAACTGCTCGACCATATTTAAGACTAGAACGAATTGATTATAAAGAAAATAGTTTATTTGATCCTGTCGCCAACGTAATTGTTGGTATTTCATTTTTAGCTGATTTACATGCGGCTCATATGGAAGCGGGTTATGAAAAAGAAGATTCGTATGAAATAAGTCTTCATAGTTATTTTTGGGGACAAGCTAACACGGGTCTTCTCTATGGTAAAAAAGACACAAGAGTCAATACTCCTAACATGAGTTATCCTATTCGTGTAATGGAACGAGTGAAGTTTTATAAGGAGAAAGGCTTGTGACAAGTAAAATCGCTATTGCGGTTTTAAATAGTATAAAAGATACAACATCATTTACCTCAAGGGACGCTGCTGGTTATTTTCCAGCCGTCCCTTTTAATATTATTAAAGAATCTATTAAAGAACTTGTAGAAGAAAAGAAAGTATTCTCTTATGGAGTAAAAAGAGGAACTTTTTATTCTACAAATCCTAATTTAAATGATGCTGAAAAAGAAGAAGAACTTAGTCCTAAACTTATTCAAGAGGTTGAAGAATTTGTATTAAGTCTTAAAGATTTTTCTTCTTCAGATTTATTTACAAAGTTTCCTCAACATCAAGAACATATACTCAGGAAAATTTTAATTTTCCTGCGTGATGAGAAAGGTGTCATTCATCTTCATGGTCATGGAAAATCTTCTATTTGGTCACAACATAGTGAATTACCAGATGAAGAAGTTGCTCCAGAAATTAATCAAGAATTAAATACTAAAATTCTTGACTTCGCTAAAGCTAATCCAAGATGGTTCAAGCGTAGTGAACTTGATTCTATTTTAGATGCAAGTCCTTACGAAATTCGTCAAGCATTGTACGGATTAATGGATGATGGCGAAATTCAGATTCGTGGAGAAAGACGTTCTACTGAATATGCTTATTTTGAAGTAATGAGTATTGAGGACGAAGAAACAACGGAAGATGAAGCTAAGGCTGATACAATTTTAAAACAAAATGTTTTAGAATTTATCGCAACGTCTAAAGTTGTAACTGTTCCTCAACTTATTGAAAAGTTCAATACTGCAAGAACTGATATCGTTCTAGCACTTAGAGAACTTGAAGAAGAAGGTGAGATTTATCATGAAGGTGTAAAGAAAACTTCACGATATATCCATAAAGACGTTCCAGTTTCTAAAGCTGATACTATTACTAAAGAAGTTCGTGAAGAAAAGAAAGAAGAAAGACTTTCTTTTCAACCAATCGATGAACTAAGCAAACTTTTACATTTCAATTCTGCTGTTTATATTATCTTTATTAACGATACACAAAAATATGAATTGCGTACTGTTAATGCTTTACAAGGCGGTGTTAAAGTAATTACTACTAGTGAAAATGCAGAAGAAGTATGTGAAAAAATGTTTGAATTAACGAAAGGAGCTATAGTTGAGCCTGTTATCTGACTTAATTGATTTCGTTAAAACCAGACCAGAAGGAACGTCATTCTCTGAAATTCAAGGATATTTGGAGATTGAGGATAAGGAAGAAGTTCGTAACCTAATTTCTGACGGATTGAATAAAAACTATCTAACGAAGACTGGTGAAAAGAGAGGAACGAGGTATCTTGCTAATAAAAATTCGGGCAGCCCTTCATCTTCTCCGTCTAGCAATCCTTCAGACGATAATGATGACGTTCCAATCATTGCCGGTAAAGCATTAGAAGTATATTTGAATGATGCCACACCTATTCATGGCGCGGTTATCACGCATATAGAGAACATTGTTAAATTTATGAAACCTAAGAATCTCTCCCAATTCATTCAAAATGGGCGTAAGATTATTTCTTATTTAATTTCTTATGATCATGAACAAAAGAAAAACGTTATCTCAGAGAAGACAGAGATAACACGAATGAATTATTTTGCAATTAAATCAGAATTCATTATTGAGAAGTTTGATCAAATCTCTGGAAAGAAAGAGATTCTTTCTTTTCCTGATTATGAAGAACTTCGTGAGGAGTTGAGGCTACAATTACATGCGAAACATTGAAATTGAACGTAAGTATCACATTCCTTATGATATCACATTGAATGAAGCCGTTCTTTTTGATAATTGTAAAGAGTATTTTGGAAGTCTTTCACATGATCGTTATTATGAAGTCCCTGGTGGATTGATCAGAATTCGTGATGATTCACATCGCGGCTTTCCTGAAATGACAGCTAAAACATATTTTAAAGATAATCTTGTAAGAACAGAAGTTAATCTTCGTACTCCTAATTCTAATATTCAAGATTATCTTGAATTTGTTAAAATTGCAAAATGGGAAATGAAGATTGAATTTAAACAATATATTAAAGTATGGCGTATGCCTGATGCTGTTATTAGTCAGACTATTATCCATCACATTAAAAAAGGCGCATATAAATATGACAAAAAAAGACAGCGTATTTTCTCTTCAAAGTCAGATTTATATGACGAAGCTTCATTTGTTGAAATTGAAGCTGAGAATGTGGATACTGAAAAAGAAGCTATCAGAGTTATAGAATATTATGCGAACCAATTAGGGTTAGATGAATTTATTCCGTGGAGTTTGATACAACTTTTAGGAGTGTATCCAAAGGAGTAATATGCCGAGACTCATCAACTGGAAGGGACAAGTTTTCAACAACTGTAAGATACTTGAACCAGTTGATGAGAATCGTACGGGAGGAAGTTATAACTGGATAGTAAAATGTAAATGTGGCGATAATTTTGAAGTAAAACCATCTAATAGCAAATAGTAGAATTATTCCATCAGATTTACAACAACAATATGATGAAATAGTTTCTAAAAAGATTAATCCTTGGTTAAATAACTATCTACTTTCAAAGGAACAATTAAATGGCTCATAACCTCTATAATGATACTATGGCCTATACCGGATCTGAACCGTGGCACCAATTAGGAAAACATTGTGAAGGAGCTATGACAGCAGCACAAGCAATTGAAATGGCTGATCTTGGATACATGGTTATTAAAGAACAATTACTTAGACAAGACGGTTCTCTTTGTAAGGGTGGTTTTGCTACAATTAATACAGATAATAATAAAGTATTAGGAGTAGTTGGTGCAAGATATGAAATTATTCAAAATGTTCGTGCTTTCGATTTTTTTGATTCTCTTATTGGCGGAGAAGCTGGTGCTATTTATCAAACCGCTGGAGCTTTAGGCGATGGAGAAAGAATCTGGCTTTTAGCTAAATTACCAAAAAGTTTCTCTCCAATAGCCGGTGATAAGATTGAACAATATATCATGTTAATGAATTCACATGATGGTTCGAGTCCTTGTCAGGTAATGTTTACTCCTATAAGAGTTGTATGTCAGAATACATTGAACATGGCTCTTGGTAAAGGTTCTACTCAAATCGTTAAGGTTCGTCATACACTTAACGCTGAAGATCGGCTTGAAGAAGCTGGTAAAATTATGAAAGAAATGAATGATTACTTTACGCTCATGGGTGATAAGTGTCATGAACTTGGAAAGTTTATTATTGATGATGATTTTATTAATATGTATAAAAATGCACTCTTTGGTGAAGAAAAAGATGTTGCTGAAGGTCGTGGACGTACCATTCGTACTAAGAAAATTGATGCATTCGATGGTTATATGGCGAATGGAAAGGGTGTAGAACTTCCTGGTGTTAAGGGAACGGCTTGGTGGCCTGTTCAAGCGGCTGTAGAATTTGCGGATTACACAATGCCTAAGCTTGGTAAAGATCCAACTGATTGTGTTATCTTCGGTAGTGGTGCTGATTTCAAGCAAAAGGCTTGGGATAAGGCTTTTGCTATGGTAGGAGCAAGAACTAAGGCAGCTACTAATGTAACTACATTTAGTTTGGATTAACTATGTTACTTTCAAAAGTAATTAAAGAACTAGAAACAACTTTAATTCAAACAGGAGATTGTGAAGTAGAACTTCAAGAAAAAGACACAACTTGTCACAATCATTTCTTTATGGTAGTAGAAAAAGCTGAAGATAGGTTAGATTTAATTCTTAAACTTCGCTCTTGGCCTTATTAAATTAAGTTAAATCGCCTCCCTATTCTTAGGAGTAGGGAGGCTTAATAGGACATATAATGGTAATGGTAACTATGTTCGTTGATGGTAAATTAGTAGAAGCTAATTCTACTGTCGCAAATGAATTAATTGCATTAAGAATACGTATGGAAGCAATAGATAAACTTTATCGTTATTATATTGTAGATATTGATAAGGGTTGTATTTTTGGTACAAATGATAATCAGGACGCACTTGACTTTTCAACTTCAGATAAACATTTTGTAATTGATACTAAGTTTGGTAAACAATTAAAAATGATGAAAGATGTTGATATTAAATATCTTGGAGATTAATATGAGATTTGTTTTAAAAGAAGAACCAGTAATTAAACCAATTGTAATAACTTTAGTATTAGATGAATATTATGGCGCTAAATTACCTACTCTTTATGCAAATGATGTTCCTCTTTTACATATTTTAGATGATGGAAGAATTTGTGTTCGATCAAGAGAAAGTACAAATATTTTAAAATTAGCTGAAATGGGTTTTCCATTATTTAATGGAAATCTTAATGTTATTATGACAAGTGCATTACTGAAAGGATAAATCATGAAATGGGCTGATCTAGGTAAACAAATTTTAAAAATGACTCCACAGGAACTTAATCAAGAAGTAATTATTACCTTAAAAGACGAAGCCTATAAAGCTACGAATCTTCTTATTAATAAAAACTTGTTTGATTGTGATGGTTTTCAAGACGGTGATCCTTATCTTGAAGTAGAAGGTGAAGAATTAAAAGATGTTTTTAAGTATGATGATGATTTTGAAACAGGTCAATTAGTTCATATTGATACAGACAGCGAGGAATGGGGTGTAAGAGTTTGTGGTGATGGTACTATTGTAGAAGTTAATGAAACAGATTGTTTAGTTGACGTACCTGAATTTGAAGGTGGAACTAAATTAATTGTTCTTAAATCTGATATGTGGCTTAAGGAATCATAATATGGGACGAAATAAAGTAGTAATTGATGATAATCATTGCATTATCTTTGGTTTTGATGCACCTTGTAATGGATATTTTGCTCAATATTTTGATATGACTTCTGAACAATATAAATTATGTGATGAACCTTCTGAAGAAATTGGATTTTTCAAAGGTGTATCTAAGAATCGTGTTATTGAAATGTTTGAAAAATATGATGCAGTTAAACAAGCTAGAGAACAAAAGCCTGACGCATGGATGAATTTGTGTATGGATTTACCATGTTAATCGAACAACTGTCTCAACGTGATAGAGCACTAATGTGAGCAATCCATTTTATGCTGGAATGGAATAGGTAGAGCATATTAAACAATTTGATTGCAACGTTCCAAGGAGGCCGGATCAATATGAAACTATTAATTCCATTACACATTGACGAAATAGAAAGAGATTTAAAATGTTTGTATTGTGATGATAAAAATAATCTTTGTTTTGCTATTGTTTTTGAAATTGGAAATAACAACATAACTATAACCACTAGTCCTACTGAACCATTAACCACAATCGCTCATACAACAAATTATCCAATTGGTAAATATTTATTTAGAATAAAGGCAATGGATCTATGATTGTAATCATCGCGGGTTCAAGAGGGATTACAGATATCAAGCACGTAGAGTTAGCCATTACTCATTCTGGTTTCATTATTACTGAAGAAGTTTCAGGTGGTGCGCCTGGAATTGATAGATTAGGTGAAAATTGGGCATATCGTAATAAAATTCCAATTACACAATTCATACCTGAATGGAAAAAAGTTATTAATCATAGAACAGTAACAGATAGAACAGCGGGATTTAAACGTAATAGAGATATGGGGGATTATGCAGATGCAGCAATTTTGATTCATGATGGATACAGTAAAGGAACTTTAAATATGTTAGAAATTATGCAAAGACTAAATAAACCTTTCTATTTACTTACGATTAATAAGGGGTAGAAATGACTGGATTACCTGATGATTTAACCAATAAACGTTTTGGTAAACTTACAGCTTTATGTGTAGCGGAAAATAAAGAAGGTAAACGAGCATGGCTATGTAAATGTGATTGTGGGAATGAAGTAACGGTAGAGACATTTCAATTAAACGCTGGTAATAGAACTCAATGTAAAGACTGTAGAACAACTAATCTTATTGGTTCAAGATCAGGTAATTTGGTAGTGATTAAAAAATTACATAAAAATACATCTAGAGAACAATATTGGTTATGTCAATGTGATTGTGGTAATACTAAAGAAGCATTAGGTAAAAATATACAAAGAAAATCCACTACTCATTGTGGTTGCTTAACTGCTGAAAATATAGGAAAAGGACATAGATTAGAAAATAATCTAGCAGGTTGGAATAAATTATTTGACGGATATAAAAGAAACGCTTCTTCTAAAAATCTAGAATTTACTCTAAATAAAGAAGAGTTTTTATTATTTTGTAAAGATAAATGTTTTTATTGTGGCGACGAACCTAAACGTCAATTAAAACTTCATAATTCTACAAATGAAATATATTTTAATGGAATAGATCGTAAAGATAATACATTAGGGTATATTTTAAATAATTGTGTAACTTGTTGCACATTATGTAATTATATGAAAAGAGAAATGAATTATGAAGATTTTATTATACATATGACTAAAATTTCTAACAATTTAATTAAGGATGATCCATTATGCCGACCGTCATTAGAGAATTTAAACGATTAGCTAAATTGGCCGCAGAAATACAGGGTCATGAAATGGAACGATTTTGGAAACCATATTCTACAATGAATCCGAATTATCATAGATCACAATGTAAAAAATGTAAAATGTTACTTGATATTAATGATAACGAAATTGGTAACAATACAATTATTCAAAATAAATGTAAGGGGCAAAAATGACAAAGAAGCATGAATACATTGGCGTAATTGAAGGAAAGAAAGTTTGGGGATTATTACATGATCCTGTTCATCCTAATCCTAATCTGTGCGGTATGGTAAAACGTTTATTTTTACTTCACATTGACACTACTTCTAAAAAAATTGTAGCTACTTATGGTCCTTTTGAAAACGATATTGATTTAAATGATCATGCAGCATTTTTAGGCATCAAGGTTAAAACAAATGTCTAACATAACTCATCCAGATTACGTTAAAGAAAATGATATTCGATATACACATGATGAAGAACTAGCTAAACATACAAATGGCTATTTGTGTGAATATAAGATAATACATATGAAGACAAAAGAAACCTTTCATCAAAAAGTGTTCATGGCTTCTGATTGTATTCAAAAGTTTTATGAACTTCTAAATAACTGGAATCGTAATTCTACTGAATGGAAATTCTATGCGAATAGTGGAAACTGATAATTTTGGTCGTGATTACCCAATGGAAAAGTTTTTAAACTTACCATTAATGACAAAAGAACATGCAGAACGAATTGCTCAAGTTATTAATAATGGATTTTATGAAAACTCTTCTCGTTATTGGAAAGTTGTTCCCGATAATTATGTCTTAGATGATAAAGGACCAAACGACAATGCCTACCAAGATTCGTAAATTAAAAGAACAAGCAATAATGTCAGCTACAAAGCGTTGTCATACAATGGGCAACTTTGTTCAACATGTTCCTGCTTCACATTACGATAAGCCACGATTCTTTACTTCCACTTGTAAGTATTGTGGAATGTATGTGCAAGTTATCCCTAAACCTTATCCTAATGAAATTAATATCGGTGGTGACGCTGTAGCTTTAACTTGTACACATGATAACCGCATGATGATTAAGATTGTAGATGAACCTGTAACAACTGGTGGATCTTCACAAGCTTCTAGTTATCGTCAAAAATTAGGTGAAGCTGCTGGTTGCTGGGTTGAAGTAGATACTAAGTATTTATTTAATGATCAATTTAATGTTACAGACGGTAATCATCCAGGGGCCAACTTACGTGTAATGTTACGTAATGTAGCAGAGATTAAGAATGACGTTAGGGTCAATCGTAAATTTTGTAGATGGTGTCATCATCATTCACCTATTAAAGCCAAGGCGTGTATTAATTGTAAGCATGATGACTACTTTGAAGACTTCTTTCCGAGGAAGAAATGAAAGTATTAGGAATATCGCAAAAAGAAAAGTATGGAAATGCTAATACAAAATATATTATGGAAGTATCAAGTCATGAATTAAAAACTTTATATAACAATATGTATGGTAAAGATGCAGAAGGATTAGAACATCTTGAACCAGGAAGTGAAATTGATGTAACTACATTATATCAATATTTTAACGCTATCAAAGATATGTTTCGTGAAATGCAAGATACTATCAAGTCTTTTGAAAAGACAAAAGATATTGTGTTTAATTTCTCTAGAATATTCGGGCCTAAAGTAGAGGGTTCCAATGCCGATTGAATGCGATCAACTAAGAAATGAAACACATATTGAACGTTGTCCTAAGTGTCGTAAATACTTAAGCGAACCATTCATGCGTGGTCAAGTTCAATCCTGGTTACGTAAAAAATTAGGAATGAAATACTGTGCAGTTATTTGTAACAACTGTAAAGAGGTAATCGGATGGGAGAAGCCTTAAAACAATTCGTTAATCTAGCTTATGAATGGCATGGTGGTGGAAGCAGTTCATTATATGTATTTGCTTCTAATAAAGGAACGATTCAAAATATTACTCATGCTTTCAGACTGAAAGATGAAATTAATCATATTCTTGATATAACTAAAATCGAAGAAGATATAGATCAATTTAAACTTTTTTTAATTTTAATTGATCAATATATAAAGGAGTTTGAACATGGCGCAATCCTTAAAGGCGGCGATCAATACAGAAACAAAAGCTATCGAGCGATTACGTAGTGCTTACAGAACTGCACGATATTGTGGATATGATAAATTTTGGTTACAACGAAGAATTCTAGAAACAATGAAGGATTTACCTAATCTATTTGCTCAATCTAGACGCGCTACTCTTTCACAAATTAATATGGTTTTATGGAATGAAATGATGGAACGTGATCTTGAATTTGTTTATCTTTTAAAAGGTAAAACCTATTCAGTAAATAAAAATACAAAACATCACAAACCTACTCACAAAGTAAACGCAAGATTACTTCATGAAAAGAACGAAGGTGGTGCATTTTGGTGGATAGAAAAGGGTGCTCCTTATGAACCATTCTCCGTACGTTAATTATTGGGATGATTGTAATAAATTAATTAGTTTATCTGATCAACTTGGTAGTATTAATCCTATTTGGAATAATTATTGGCTTTTATGGTCTAAATATGATGAAATTGAATTAAAGTTTTATAAAAAATTTTTAAAATTTACACAATTAGATAAATCAAAACATTCCTTTAATTGGTCTAGAATTATCAAAATTCGTAAACAAGAATATAGATTTATTTTTAAAATTGATGAAAAAGAACAACGTTGTGAAATTACTTTTACAGGATTATAAAATGAAAGATATCTTGCAAATCGCTAAAGAATGTTTTCCTAATAATACAGATGAAGAATTAATGGAACTTCTTTGGAACGTGACTTGTTATCCATTTGGAACTAAAGAACAAGTTATTGAAGATTTTAAAGAAGCCTCAAAAGCTTCTGATAAAGACCCAAGTAAAGCCATGGCTTGGGCTGAAGATATAACTAATAAGGCTATGAAAGAATTAAATCAAACTCAAAAATTTGCAGAAATATTAGGTATTCCAGAAGAATTATTAACAAGTCCAGAATCATGGTCTGCTTGTAAACCTGTAATGAACATATCTAAATTACATGTACCTGGATATTCTATTATTAAAACAAGTGAATTAGAAGAACTTAAAAGAATTAAAGATACGGTTATACAAAAGGAGATTTAATGCCAATAATGTTAGGTCAAATATTAGTTGCACAATTACAAACACGAGGAATCCATACAGACAATTATCAAAAAATATCATTACCAACCTATGATGCTTTAGATGAAATAGAAAAAACATTAGAAGAAGGTTCTTTGGTTGAATTTCCTAATGGCACAACTTTAAAAGTTGTATTTAAAGTAGGTGATTAATGGCTATCGCTTTATATGCTTCTCATAAATGTGAGTCCAAGGATTCACAACCAATTAGAGTTGGTAAAACTGTAGTATGGATTAGAGTTGAAGATTTTGGTCTTAATTTCGATGTTAGTGAAGCTTTAGATAAAGCTATGATGAATACAATTGGTAGTGAAATGGTTCTTAACGCAATCGAAAAAACAGTCTGCAAATATGGGAGAGATTAATGTTTAGTCCAGAATTTTTAAATCAATACGATGCTTTTTGTAATGAATTTAGATCAAATACAGACATTGATTCATACAATACTAATCTAGGTTATTTTAATGGATTAGGTAATAATGATGAATTCGCTTTTAACAACTGGGATGAATCACAAGATTTAAGAACAAGATTTGAAGCATTTCTTCAAGAAAATTTTCCTAATAAATTTGTTGATTGTGGATTTTCTACTAGTAGTTTATCAGTTTATAATAGAGTAGCTGAAAGGTCTAAACATGAAGAAAATTAAGTTTGAAAAGGTAGTTGTTGAAATTAAACGTTGGTCTGAAATTATTGCTAAAACTGCGGAACATGTTTTGGCTACTTCTGATAAAAAAGAGGTTAAAAATGACCAGAATAAAACATAAAATAGAAAGTAAAAATTTATTATCAGATTTTCTACATTTACCAGTAGGTAATCAAAAAATTCTTATTGATAATGGATTTTATCAAGATACTTCATTTCGCGGTAAATATCATGTTAAATATATTCATGATTTAAAATCTGATGTATTTTTCAATGAACGTGGAACTGATAAAATTCGTCATACTGTTTTTACAAAAGGAACATTAAAATCTTCTTTAGCTTGGACACAATTAATGTTTGAAAAATATTTAAAGGAAAGACCATGATCATCGACGACCTATATGACATTGCTGACGCACCAACCAAAACAGATAAAGCAATGTTAATCGATAACTGCGTTACTAATGGTTGCGGTCGGATTCTTAAAATGATCTTTGATCCGATGGTTACTTTTTTGGTTTCTGTAGTACGCTTACCAGAACTTAGACTTTACGATTCTACTTTAGAAACTCCATCTAATGAAGAATTAGAATCACTTTTAGAAAAACTTGCAAATAGAACTTTAACAGGAAATGCAGCTATTAATGCTTGCTGCAATTTTGGTAATCGTTTAAACGATTATCAGTTTAGTATGTTTTGTGACATACTCCAAAGTAATCCAAGGATAGGCATTGGGTTAACTGATTTAAATAAGAGAAGTGAACATTTTTTCGTTCCACAATTTAAAGTTCATCTTTGTCTAGCACTTAAAAAAGCTAAAGGTAAAATTTCATTCAATAAGGCTTGGTTTTTACAGCCTAAAATTGACGGAAATAGAATTATAGGTATTAAACATAATTTAACAAAATTATTATCAAGGGGAGGTCATGAAAATACCGCATTACAACATATAGTTGATATTCTTAATAAATATCAAGGAAACGTTGTTTTTGATGGAGAAGTGGAATATAAAGATTCGCTTGAAGCTACTGGCGCGATTAGACGTAAAAATGGTAAACAATGTAAAGAAGCTATCTATACTCTATTTGGTATTTATGATATTTTACAATGGGAATCAGAAAAACATACTGATACTTATGAGACATGTTATAGTAGAGTCAAGGGATTTGTTGAATCTCTATCGTCTAAGGATCAATTATCAGTAAGATTAGTAGAAAGTATAAATATTGGTAGTTTTACTAATGAACAAGATTGGTTAAATACTGTAGATAATTATTATGAACACTTTCTTTCACAAGGATATGAAGGAATTGTTGCTAAAACATTAGATCATGTTTATCTTCCATCTTCAGGGTCAAAAAGATCACCATTTACTTTAAAACATAAACCTTGGCTTGATAAAGAAGTAACTGTAGTAGGTTTGAAAGAATCAAAAACACAAGATGATGTATTGGGTTCTTTTAATTGTATAGATGATGAAGATCGAGAATTTGATTGTGCTACTGGTAATATTACAGATGCAGAACTTGAATATATCTGGACTCACCAGCACAAGTTTATTGATCAAAGACTAGAAATAAAACATCAAGGAATGACAAAAGATAATGTGTCATATAGACATCCTAATGCTGTAAAGTTTCGACTTTCTGGAGATTAAATATGCCAAAACTCATCAACTGGAAAGGACAAGTTTTCAACAACTGTAAGATACTTGAACCAGTTGATGAGAATTGCGTTACAGGTCAAAGCTTATGGTTAATTAAATGTCATTGTGGTAATTATTTTGAAAGTAGAGCAGCGGATTTAAAATCAGGACAAACTAAATCATGTAGTTGTATACTAGAAAAACATTTAACAAAAATACAAGAAGCTAGAAAAATAAACTGGATAGGACAGATATTTCATAACTGCACTATTCTAGAACCAATTAATCAAAATCATATAACATGTAATGATCAATGGAAGATAAAATGTCATTGTGGAAAAATATTTGAAACTTCAGTTAATGCTTTAAAAGGTAAAACTACATCATGTAAGTGTAATTTTTTAAAATCTATGAAACAAACCGGAATAAATAAAAGAAAATATAATTATTATAATTATTTAAATTCTAAAACTAAAGTTTTAATTATAGAACCATTAAATATTGAAAATGATTCATGTAATGATAATTGGGTTTGTTTATGTCCATATCATGATCCACAAGTTGAATTTATAGCTCAAGCCAGTAATATATTCAACGGAACAACAACCTCTTGTGGATGTTTAAAACGTAAAAACGCTATTAAAAGACTCAAAAAATATCATATTAAACAACGAATAAGTAAAGGTTTAAAAGAAGAACAGTATGCTACGATAGAGTCTTTATTAATTAGAGCATCTTTAGTAAATCCGATTAAATTTCTAATTTTAAAATTAGATAATTTTATATGCAAAAAATGTAATGTTAAAAATGAAAATTTTGAAGTTCATCATATTCAAATGGTTTCTAAAACCAATTATAATAATAAAGAATCTTTAAAACTAGTTTATGATGTTAAAAATTTAATTACATTATGTAATAAATGTCATAAAAAAGCTCATAATTATTCAACTTTTCATGTTGACCCCGATATTCAAAAAGAACTTCAATCAATAGCAAACAATCGTATTATTCCTCAAAATTTACTTGATGAATATAACGAAATTGTTAAAACTAAAATTGAACCCTGGTTGGATAATTACCTCAAAAATAAGGAGAAATAAATGGATCTTCTACAAGAACACAAACAAGCTATCGAAATAGCTAAATCTAACAATCATATTCCGGGTCATAGATTTAGAGAAGGTATTGTTTTTTGTAATAAATGCAATGCGCTTCTTACTTATATTAGTGATAAACCTATTAAAAAAGTAGGTCAATCTCCTACTTATATCGCAGGTTTACATTTTACGAGTTGCAAATGAAAGTTATATGTGAATTTGAAACTAAATTAGATGATAAAATTATTAAAGATGAATACGAATTTTATATTAATGAAGAATTAGAGATTAAATTAGTTAATTTTAATAGATATCAAAAAGAAGGAAAACAAAAAAAGTTTCGTGAAAAATTAAAATATCAAATTTACTATAATAGAAGTAATAATATTGACCTACCTACTATTGTTGATTTTTTAAAAAATAATCCTAAGCGATTAACAGAAATTAAAGATCAAATTTTTAATAAAATAACTAACAGTTTAAAAAATAACATAAATCTTTATTTTTAAGGTTAACATGAGCGAACTTCACACACAATCAATTAATCCATTAGAGAAAGAATTTAAAAAATATATTAAGATTTTAGATATACCTGAAACTCTTCGTTGGTTAACTATTAAATCAATAGATATCGAAGGTTATGGTGAATTAGCAATTTGTGGTATTGATTTTGGTTGGTTTAGAATCATTAAATTTAATCATGAATATGATGTTGCAACTATTATTATGCCTGGAACAATGAAACGTAAAGGTTTTAGACACGAAATTCTTATATTAAAAACAACTGGTGATGGATTTAATGAACCTGTTGATATCGAAGAAGTATTTGTAGAAGAAAAAGAAACTGGATTTCAAACATTCTTAACAGTTATGCGTCATATGATGGAAGAATATCTTAATGAAGCTTTAATGGTTGAAAGTTTTGCAGAACAAGAAGAAGTGCAAGATCCTCATAAAACATTTCCTTATGCGGTTAATTTTACATGGGGAAGTGAAGGGTTAAAGGAACAATTTTTATGTGAAGCACAAAATATAGAACATGCTAAAATATTAACTAAATTAGCTCATCCCGGTAGTGTAATTTTAGAAGTTAAAGAATTAGGAGAAGAATAAAATGTCTTTTAGAGAGACTCTAACCAAGGTTAGAGTTATCACTAGAAATGGTGAATTTGAATTTGAAAATATAGTAGAAGCTCGTCAACGTTTTCCTACTTTAGACGTTAATCGAGGTTGTAGAAATTTTACAGAAGCCAAACAAGATAATGACTATCTTGTTTTTGAGGCTTGGGAAATTCACGATTCTTATTTGGAGGATTAAATGTCAGCACCCGTAATCAAAAGTATTCCTGTTACTGTATCAATGAATATTTGTTACTGTGATACATGTATTAATACAGAATTACAACAATCTGGTCCATTTAATGTTACTTCTAACCCGCCACAAGTTCCTTACATTTGTCCTACGTGTAAGAAAACTTTCATTTCACCTTTACTTCCTGGTCCTGTGTTTACTAGGTCTTAATATGTTAAATGTTGATTTTTGGCTAGAAGAATTAAAGACAAGACCTCCAGAGGAAGTGATTTTAGGTATACAACAAGATGTATTGTCTACATGCAGAATAATAGCTGGTCAATTATGGAGAAAAAATAGTAATGGACAATCTAGATCTGCATGTTTATCTTTAATTAAAAGTATAAAAGTTCTCGAAGGCGAACAGGAGAATGAAGATGAACAGTGAACTACAATCCATTGCTCGACAAATTATTAAAGATGGGTTATCTCAATTAACAGAACATGAACTTAATAATTTCAAATTAATGTATGGACGTAATAACGGAAAACGCTCTGTTGAAGATACTTTAAAATTAGATATTAATTACGTAGTAGATAATATGGAACCTGAAAGATTAGATTGGGCAATGACTCAAGTTAAGAATAGTTGAATAAGGTTAATGTATGAATAGGTTTTATGAAGTTCCTTTAAGTGATATTTTATTTCCAAAACCAAATCGTATTTGTTATCAAGAGTCTTGGTGGATTGTAACTAAAGATAGAAATGTTTTATTCTTTAAACCTAATCACACTTCTCCACAATGCAATACTAATAAAAATATGGTAGAACATTGGTTACGAGGAAATCCAGAATTTAAGGATTGCACAGTGGAGTTATTACCTATCGTTTATTTAAACCATAAATGTTCGGATTACGTATGATGAAATGGTGGGAAGACTACGAATTTGCTTCAGAATTATATGATGATGTTCAAAAACATCAACAATCATTTAAAAATCATATGATTTATCCAAAGTCAGGATTATATGGAATTAGAGGCCGTTCAATAGAATTTATATTTCCTAAAACAATGAACAATGGTTTTGTATTTCAAACTTGGCGTCATAAAATCTATTTAGGAATGTACAATGATGGGGATTCACATCATATTTAAAGATGGTTATAAATACTGGACAACTTCTACTAGAAAAACTTTTGAAGAAGTAAAAGATTATTATCTTAATCATCCAAATAACTTAGGCGATAACATACCTGATAAAGACAAAATAGTTGATGTAAAACTATTATGGTCGATTCCAGAAGGGACTTAGAAATGAAAACCATCGTCATTTATGATTCAATGGGTTTGAATGATATTAAATTCTTTGTAAAAGAAGGTGATTTTTCAGAATTCAATAATCAATACATTAATAGTGCTGACTGTTCTAATGCAGCTTGTGACTTTATTAATTCATTAGAAGATAAAGATGCATTAACTGAATTTCCAGTTGATCAAGTAGAACCTGACACTAAAGTTATTGTTTGTGGTTTTATTCCATGAAATATATTTGGCAACGTTATAATGGTTATGAAGTATCCTCCAAAGGTGATAAAGATATTCAGCTTTTTACGCTATTTTATCAGATGGACGTTCTATTGAGCAACATTATCAATGTGATGTAAAAGGTTATGATCCAGGTGGTAGAAATTGGAAATTAGGAAAAGGTAAACCACCTATTAGAGAATGTAATTTATGGGAAGAATATTTAAGTCTTTGGAGACAATGGGTTAGATTAGATCAAACTAGATTAAAAATTTTACGTGATGGAATGGCTTTTACTACTAATATTTTATCTGATTGTTTTGCTAATTCTGATATTAATCAAGCTCGTGCATTAGCTACATTGTTAAATGAATTTTCTTGTCCCTCTATTGGATGTAATGGAATTATGGTAGAACGATCTAAATTATACACTTGTGATAAATGTAATTTTAGAATTAGAGAATTAGGGTGTATGATATGATTCATATTAAAGTTACATTTGAAGATGGTAATTATCTTTATACTGGCATCAATGCAACTTTAAAAGAAGCTGAAGAATATTATTTGAATAATACGTTTACCGTAGCTCATAAAAGAGTTAAAGGTGTTAAAGTTGAATTAGAGAATTAGGGTGTATAACATGAATGTTTTATTACATATAGTAGGTATAACTTGTTATTTTAGTTTATATTTAGTAGCTGGGGCTTTTATTATTAAAACTTTACACATGAAGTTTAATTGGCTTTCTATGTTATTTGAAAGTAGAGATAATTTAGAACAAGGATTATTGTTTGTGATAACTGTAGTTTGGCCTTTAGTTATTATTTTTACATTATTAGGTAAAGGTATAGCTCTTTTAGGAAGAAAACTATATGATAAATGTTGAAGAGGCAAAACAGTTAACCTATCGAAATACGGTTTATCATCAAGACTTACGCGGTTCTGATAACTTACCACTACGCGCTAGAGTTAATGGTGCTTGCAAGTTATGGAAACGATCACCTGAACGTTTTGAGATTCCAATTAAACATGGACTTTATAATTCTGGATATATTACAGAAACAAATAAGCAAGATTGGTGTTTAACAGAAGAAGATGCCATGCTTCACCCCCTTCGTCATAGTGGCGATTGGAATTTATATATGAATAAGACAGGTGAACGACCTACTAAGTTTATTTGTCAAGAATGTAAACAAATGAAGCATATTCCAAAAGATACATTTGTATCTTATGCGATTGATGGTAATAATTTAATTTGCCCTGAATGTGCTGATAAGAAAACTAAAGAACGAATGGTCGAAACTGGTAAAATTACATTATATATGAATTACGCTACTCAAAAAGATATTACAAATTATTTTAATGAATTATCTGCTCAAGGTAAACATCCAGTATCATCTAATTTTATTAAAATTCTTTTATTTACAACAATTTTATTTCGTTCTTTCCGTTTTTATGAAACAAAACATAATTGGGGCGGAAAGAAAACACATGTTTGGTTTATGGGACCAGATAATTTTATTTGGTATGGATTTAATATTGGAGATAATCAAATTCTTCATTGCAAAAGGACTAAGAAAACAAAATGGTGAGATATCGATATGGAAATAAACCAAAACCTCCACTAGCTAAGGTTGTAAATAAACCTAAGCCAGTGGAGGTTAAACCAATCGAAATTGATAAGCCTATTGAAACGCGAATTGAAAATGGTAAGAAGATCGAAGTTTATAAGTTTCGCTTATAGATAATTTCTTCAATCGGATCTTTTATTACAGGTTCCCTATATGGCATCACCCAAGGAGTTCCTTCTTCGTGGCTTGTGCATTTTCCTTCTTTTGGTCGGACTAAGCACGATGTTCGTTTTCTACATGTTTTGCATGGTGTTGAACATTCATAATCAAAAGCTATATTCTTAAGATCGTTCTTTGACATTAAAACTCCTTAAAGAAATAAGCCCCTAACAATTAGGGGCTTATTATTTTTTTAGATATTGGTCATTTTACATCACTGGTGGTTTTTGTTGCTCTAAGTACATATCTTCTAGTTGTTCTACTGACATTGGTTTAGGTGTATTCAATCCTATTTCTTCTGGCTTTTTAGCTAATGCAGCAAGTAACAATTCAGCAGCATCTTTATTACCAACACCAAATTTATCTAATGTTTCCGCTGATCTAAGTCCTAATTTGATATAACCCTGTAACTTAACTTCATCACTTTCTCTTAATCCCTCATTAATTTTAATAGTAATAATCTGAGCATATCTATTAATCATTTCAATTGGATTAAAAACTCTTGTATTAACACCTAGATATGCTCTAATTATATCCCTAGATTTATTTTCTAAACACTTTACATATGTTATTTTTTCGGCAGGTTCTTCAAAAGTATTAATAACAAAGTTTCGTTTTTCGTCATAAGTCATATTAGAAAAATCAGCAAAACAATTAAGATACGTTTTAACAACTACTGGATCAATATCGGTAATATATTGTTTAATTTCAAGTTCTATCTCTTGATGCCGAAAACCACATAAAGACATACCATCTACTTTACGTCGCAAATCTACGTCATAAAGTAAATCTTGAAATTGTTGTCTAGGTAGAAGTTCATGTAAATTAATTAGATCAGTTTCTTTTAGAAATTTTAGTAGTGCCTGTTTATTGTAATTACCTCTAATAATCGTAGCAGGTAAGTTACTAATGCGATCTAAACGATCTTGAACATAACCAAAGGGAGAATCAATAGATATAAATGGGAAATACATACTCAACTTTTGAACAAACTCCATGAGGCTAGGTTGCTCGAAATTAATCTTGCATTCAACCACAGCCAAATATAATAGAGCTTTTCCAAAAGGAGATTTCTGCAAGCTAGATCCCGGTGAGTTCACACATGACGGTATGAAGATCTGAAATAGCGGAGGTAAGCTTACCTTCGTCTAAAGGAATTATAGAACCACCTACACGTTTTGCCATAAGTAATTTACTCAAACCGTCAATCGTATCTTCAATTTTCGGAATCAAAATACGATATTTTTTGACGCTAGTAGGAGTTACTAAATTAAGACCAAGTGCCATATCCACACTTTCTTCATCTCCGTAATTCATGGCTATTTTAATAAACTCTGATTTTTCCATAATCTTACGAATCATTTCAGCTTTCTTCTCTAAAATTTTCTTACTAGATAATGATTGTACTTCATCTCTAGTTTGAGTTTCAGATTGAGTAGCAGTAGGAGTAGCGTTAAATTTATGAACACCAGTAGTCGCTGCATTAGAAAGAGCCTGTTTAGCTTCCACTTCGCTCAATCCGCAATGCATTAAAGCTGTCGTTGCTTTAGTTTTCTTAATATTCTGTAAAGATCCAGCAGGTAATCCGCTTACACCTGCATCGATAATATTATAAGATTGCTTATCAGGAGAAACAGCTACCGTTACAGCAAGAGCAGCGGCTTTGTGTAATGGATGCTCCATTTGATAAGGTTCACCTAAACATAAAACTTTCGCATGTTTAGGCACGTAAATCTCATCACCTTCAACAACGATTGATTTAACATCATTAGTAATATGAATACGTTTAGAATCATATTCATAACCATCTTTAATAGAGAGAATATGAGTATTTCCGTTAACAGCTTCAGTGATTAAATCAAAGGGACCATAAACGATATCACCTAATAAGATAGCTAAAGCTTGTCCCGCCTTACCAGAAGACCTAGAAAGATCATCTACGATATCACCTAAAGTAGCTCGTTCTGCAATTGAATAAATACGGTCTTTAGCAGGAGGCGTAAAGATTGTCATATAAACAGGATCTTTAGCGCGAGTACTTAAGAAAATATGACCTTCTTTTCTATTTGGAGTTTTAATATCTCTAAGTTCATACATATTACCACGAACGAAACCACCAACACCGTCAGCGATATTTACTGTTCTAGGTAAGTTAACATCAAATTTAAATTGAATAGGATTAAGTTCATCGGCTGTCTTAACCATGATTTCACGAAGTACAGTAGGAATATAACCATGATATAAAACTTGTGCTACTTTCTCTTCCCCGAATCTAGCTGCACATTCACCTAAAGAAAGCGTTTCATCTACTTTGCCAAAATGTTGTAAAATAATACCAGTTCTAGTATGATTTAATTCTAAAGCAGCTACTTTTTCATGACCATAAGGATCAAGACCAGCTTGTTTCAATATTTGTACATTATCTAAATTCGTACTTAAATTAATAATTACTTCAGGGTATTCATTAGCTAATTCTTCAGCTAATTTAACAAGTTCTGGATTTTTTGTAATAGTTTCAACATCAATATCAGTAAGACTTGTAGCCGCTAACTTTTTTAATTGTACAAAATCATTCTTGCTAACTTGTTTAAAAGGCCAAGAATTCGATACTAACTTTTTAATAGAATCAGTTGAAAGATGACCATAAACATTACCCTTAATAAAAACATCAAGAGGACTAAGAGTAAACTTATCTACGACAAATGGAATTTTAAAAATATTATTAATCGTCGTAACATATCCAATAGAATTACCTTTAATCTTATCTAAATGACTAAAGACAATTTTATCAATATAATTAGCTAATTCAGGATATTTACGTAAAATTAAAGAATTGATAGTTTCGGGCCAAGCTGCTGAATTCTCAGAAAGCCTAACCTTTTGTTCAGTAGGAAACATATCAGTAATAAAAGCTTCTTTTAACATTTAACTTTCTCCAGTTAGTAAGTACCATCTGAATGATGTTGTAATTCGCCTGTTACAAATGGTGCCATAGGATGATACCCATGAGTATCAGACATATGACTATGCATAGCTCCAGTTTCAATACCTCTCTTAAGATATCTGAAGCTCAAACCACCTAACCAATCGGTAGATTTGTTAGGGGCTTTATCAGTTCCGATATAAATTCTATCAAATTGAATAGGTTGGTGATAAACATCGATATGTTTATGACCAGCTTTTTCCAAATGTTTCAAATGATTAAAGTCAAGAGAAGTACCTGCCTTAATGCCTGCAATTGACTCAGATAATATCATCCCATGACTTTCCTGGATTGGCAAGGACATAGATTTATTCGCTTCTTTATTAAACTTCATAACGTTAGATAATGAAGTTACATCATTTTCGACATACGTTTTAGATGTACCTGGATCAGTCACTTTAGCAAAACCAGTTAATCCTCTTATAACTGTTTCTAAATTACGGCGATTGATTTTAATATCACTCGCTTTATAAAGTTTATGAAGCGTATCAACTACTAAATGACTACCTTTGATTGGTCCTAATATATCTAAAGCTTCTTCAGGATGAGGTATACCTACATTAAGTAAATCGCCTCGATTTACTTTTTGTCCTTTTCTAACTAATAACTCACCTGAAGCATCTGGATGAATGAAATGTTCTTGTTCATTAATCATAATATTAAAACCACCAGCAGCACCAGGGTTAATACTATGAATTATTCCATCTTCTCTAGCTAAGACAGCTTTGTTTTTAAAAGTTTTAGGAGCCTTTAAGAACCGCTCAATCGTTTCAAACCCTCCAAACGCCCCTCCGCCCCCTGAAACCGTTCCGCCCATATGAAAGGTTTTCATAGCTGCTTGCGTTAATGGTTCTGACATCGCTTGAGCCGACACAATACCCACATTCCGGCCTATATCTGGCATCGATCCAAATTCATCATGACCATAACACTTCTTACAAACGCCTCTTGTAGCTTCACAAGTAATAGGCGAACGTACAATAATATCTTTTTTATTCTTTAATAAGTCTTTCGTAATAAGTTTGCCAGACTCAGCATCATATCTTCCAAGAACGTGAGGATCTTTTGCAGAAATAGAGATACCATTTGTCGTACCACAATCATTCTCCGACACAACAATAGCCATTGATGTATTAACGATTTCCTTATTTAAAGCACCAGGTCTAGCGGTTGACATTTGCCGATCTAAAGTACCCTTACGAGCGCCATAACCAGCGGTCCAGAAATCAGCAAAATCGACTCCAGAACCATAATTAGACATAACTGGTCTAAGAATAGGCTGATCATTATGATCTTTCATAATACCAGGAGCAAAGAGAATCTGTTTTAAATTCTCTTTATTTCCCTTGGATTGTGAAGTAACCATTTTAACATAATTATTAGTTTTATCATCAGTTGAATGATTCTTAATAAAATCATCTGCTTCTAAAAGATTTTTTAATTTATCTCCAGGCTTAAGCATAGCTTTAGAATAAATCTTTTTAACATTTTCTCCATTGACTGGTTTCATATCTTTCAAACCAATTGAGAAACCAGCCAATGTTGCAAACTTGTCACCTTCTTCTTTTAACTTAGTAGCAATAGTATTATATTCATGAGGGTGTTTAGCAGCTACTTCAGCTAATCGTTGATGTATGTCTTCTTTCTTCATAATACCTGTAACTTTAGATACAGAAGCAGGTAATAAAGAATTAAAGTATTTACGACCATTAGCAGTATGTGACATTAAATGTAAACCCATGATCGATTCTTGATCAGGAGTATAATTTAAGTCCATAGCTTTAGCATTATATAAATTATTAGAAGGAAGCATCTTTAATGCTTCTTTTCTAGCTTTTTCACCTACAGGCACATGAAGCATGACGGTATCACCATCAAAGTCAGCGCCAAATGGTTTAACGATTAGACCAGGAATTAATACAGTAGAATCAGTAGTATTAACTGTAGGCTTAAATGACATAATTGAAAAACGATGAAGTGAAGGCGCACGATTCATCATGATCGGACGTTGATTCATTTCATTCATAATAGCAATTTTACCAATATGTGACCACTTATCAATATGGTCATGAGCATCTTTAGCTGAATAACCTTGATCAATTAATAATTTAGTTGCAAATGGTTTATAAATTGATTTAGCCATATCTATAGGAATAGATATTTGATCCATATGTAGATTATTATCCAAGGCTATCGTAGCTCTGGCTGATAAGTCTTGTTGTTTACGAATTACTTTAGACTGGAAGAATCCGGTCTTTGGAGTAGACCCTGTAATGATCTGGATTGCTCCTTTAACATTTTGTTTTTGTGCTTGAGGGCTAATAGGGTCTTTAACGCCTTGTATAGCACCCACAGAATGATACAGAGCAGAATATAAATCTCCATCTAACCCATGCTCCTTAATAGATCCAGCGACTAAGCCAGCATCACGATAAAGAATATTTAAACTAGATTTAGATAAAGAACCATTTGGTAATTGAATAACAGGTCTAAACTGTGGGGGAACCACAGGGACTTTACTCATCATATAAGCATCTTTAGGATGCAGTTTTTGTGATTCAAGAGCTTTAAGAAGTTTTAACTTCTTAAGATACTTATCTTTACCTGTTTTAGTAGCTGTTTTTAAAGCTTGTTTAGTAGAATCAATTTCCTGTTTTACTTGAATATTACCTAACATTGACTCAAAAGCTTCATGACCAGTTTTGCCATTTACGTTAACAGTGTGATTAAGCAATCCTTTAAATGTTTTATCATCTATTGTTAAAATATTCTTAATAGCTGTTTCAAATAAAGGATTAGGTATTGCATTAGGTAAAGTAAATTTAGCCCATTTAGTACCTTTCATTCCACCAGTAATTTGAGTATCAAATAAACCACCTTTAACTGGCTCCATATCATAATTCAACATTTTAAAATTCTGAATATGATTTTCACCAGCAATGGCGTCTGTATCTTTATCGGTAAATGGAGCTAAAATCTTTTGACTTCCATCTTGACGAACGTTAACACCAGACGCAGCTAATAAACCTTCAAATTTTTTATAAACAAACGGAGTTTGTGGTTTAGGTAATGGTAATCCCATTTGTAATCGTTGCCAAAAATCAGGATTATAATCACCCTTAACTGTAGAAATTTCATTTAAGATATTACGATGACCATGAGCTAGTAATCCGTAAAGAGTTAATTGATCAATAGCTTTAGATCCAGTATCACCACCCCGCATAGGTTGATGATCTGAATCATATGCGCCTAATTCTCTAGCTGATAAATTGCCGTGAGACAATTTGAACAACTTTTGCATAATAGGATAACCAGTTAAAATCTTTCCATATGAATGACCTGTTTGTTTATCAAAAAGTTCTTCAGTATCAGATAGTTTATGTTTAGCTAAATCATGTTGAATCCGACTAACATGATCCTTATTATCAAAAGATCCAATCTTATAAGTTTCACCTGTTTTTTTAGCAATCTTACTAGCAGCAGTTTCTAAAATCTGACCCATCGACATACGACTAATAACTGACATAGGAGAAATAATAACATCAGTTACTTCATTCTTTTTGTTTTGAGGCATTTCAATATCAGGAATAATGGCAGATATCACACCTTTAGCACCGTGTCGATTAGCTAATTTATCACCAACTTGTGCAGGGGCTTCATATTTAACATTAATTTTACCGAATGTTTTATCTAATACAGAGTCAACTACTGTACCAGGAGTTACATGAGTCCAAACTTCTGAATGATCCCTATAAGGACTTACTAAAGATTTATGTAATCTACCCAAGATAGCATCTTCTTTAGTTCCTTGATGTTTATCTATCTTTAAATGCATGGGATCGCCGGGTTGTAAAACAATACCTTGTTTTGCTACGCCATTTTCATCTAATTTATCTAATTGTTCTTTGGTATATTTACCAGGGAACATAGCTAAATAAGCGGCTTTTGACATTCTCGTAACGCCATTATGAACGTCAAAATCATGTTGAGCCATATGTTGAGAAGTTAACTTTTTAGCACCTGATTCAGATACAATAATACCATCTTCAAAATTCAAACCATGCCAGGGCATATAGGCAGTTTTTAAATTCTTACCTAATGCCAAAGTTCCATTCTTCGTAAAATTACTATCAGCAATAATTTGTCCTTGAGTGAACTTCATCCCAGGAGTTAAATGATCAGTTTCGTGATTAATAAAAGATTTATTCGTTCCAACATCATGATTCCAGAAAGCTGAATCTACTAATTTATTATCTTTTGTTTTAAAGAATAATCGATCATTTTTCTTTTCTACGAAAGTTAAATCTTCAGGCGCAATTAACGCCATCTTCTTAGCTACTTCTTGTTCATAAGTACTACCACTTGGATGAAGTGATTGAACTAAGGGAGCTTCACGATCTACTAAAGATACGGCTTGTGCAGCGTGTCTAGTTCTCATAGAAGCGCGAGAACCTTGATTATAATTTAAAGCAGGCGCAATCAAAGCACCTTCTGAAAATGCTTGATGAATGTGAATAGGTTTATAGGTGATCTGTTCGGGCTTAACCTGAATTTGTTTACCCTTATGAATAGCTGCTATCGTTCCATCTGGAGAAGCGGCACCAGGCAGTAAAACATGTTCATTAAATAAGTCAATAGATGATTTTAATTCTCGTTTACCTGTTTTAGTATTAATAAATGGAGCATGAGCTTCATGATCTTTAATTTCAACGTCATGAGTAAATTGAACAGCAATACCAGCTTTTTGTGATTCGGGCGTATTTAAAGGATCTACAAAATAAGCTTGAGTAGGATGAACAGCTTGCATATCGGTAGTAATAGCTTGTTCGTTCATAATTCCGCCTTCACCTGTAGAAGTGACTTTGCGGAACGCACCTAATTGTTGAAGTTGATTAGTTCTAGAAGAAAACTCAGAAATAGCTGAAGAAGTAAACAAAGGATGAATCATTGAGTCTAAGAATTTTGAAGAAAGGGATTCTTTAATCGGTTTATCTTTAACAAGTGCTGATTTAACCTGCCATGCTAATTGGTATTTATTTCGACCACTTAAACGTTCTTTAACAAAATCATCTACTGCAAATACATTTTTAAAAGCCATAGCATCACGTTCGTCAGGTTCTACCAAACCCTTAGAACCAGCTATTGTCTTTTGTATAATTGCTTTGATAGTGCCAGCCCCTAAGTCTTTGAAGGGCTTTCCTAGTGTAATCCCGGTAACTCTTGGATCAAGTTTAGCAGTATCAAGTTTCTCTTTAAGAAGTTTAGATAATTGACCTTTATCTAATTTTTCACCTTTTGAAATTGATTGTTCAAGTTTAGATAATTCTTTATCTAAGTTTAACTTATTTAAATTTGCTTTATAAATATCAGATCCAAGGATGTGTTCTTGTTCAGCAGTAGTAACGTCTAAAGCATGTAAGAAAGCTAATGCGTTAATATTAGCCTGACCTATACCTACACTAAGACCTAAAGTTTTAGGGTCAATCGTAACTCTAGCATTAGGAAACCCTATCGGATTGATATGGGTTTCAATTTCACCATTCTGCTTTTTTCTTAGATATGCACCGGGTTTAAGTCTAAACTGATAATCAATATTATACGAATTACCATCAACGATAAAATCACCCGTTGAAGTAGGAACTGGCATATTACCAATTTTTACTTTTTCAACAGAAGTATTACCATTTTCAGTTACATGAGCATCTGCGTAAACACCAATACCTAAAGTTTTATTATGAAGTTTAGCTTGTTTATGCTTTTCAAAGTCTACAGAAATACGAGGATCATGATCCTCAAAATGCACATTTTGAAATTCAAGAGTTTTACCGCCAGCTTCTATCTTACCTAAAGAATCAATTGATTCTTTGATACCTTGTTTCATGTTGTTAATAATTTCTGATGCTTCTAACATTGTTTAATCCTAAACAAGAAAGGGTCACAGCTATGCGACCCTTACAGTATACCATATGATTATCTGTAAATCATTTTGTTGATTTTTTGAATGATTTAATATGTAATTCCTTTGCTTTTTTAATACCAGTAGCAATTGCTAAAGATTCATTATTAGTTTTTTCCAAAATAGCATTAGCTATTCTAATTGCATGTTTTTGAATAGATGGTTTAAAAAATTTAACAGCTTCGGGAGGATTTTCTTTAGACCAAGGCATAGTTATTTTCCTTATAACTAATATATTTATTATATTTTCTATCTAATTTAGGTCCATTATCTTTATATATTATATCTAAAATTCTTAAAGCAAAATTTCCTGTATAAACAACCCTATACATTTCATTTTCTTCTTTAGTAAAGAAAGAAGTAATATTTACGTTAGAAGAATTATCTAAAATATTATTACAATATTCTTGAAACTGTTCTATTAAATCTAAAGAAGCAGATGTTAAATTTATTCTTAAAATTCCTTTTTCTCCTGACCACATACTTCCATCACCGTCCATTACACCACGCCAAAATAGATTATTATCTTCAAAAATTTCTGGCGCTTTAGCATAAAAGGTTTTTCTTGGAGTAACATTAAACTTAATTAAATCTTCTGCTAATTTATAAGAATTAATTGATATTTTCCATCGTTTAATTTTATCTTGAGTAATTAGTCCTTGATATTCTAAAAATTTAGCATATTCTTCAAGAATAGATTTATCACTTTCTTTTAATTGTAAGGTTATACAAGGTGAGCAATGTTTAGTAGTATATTCATGAACACATCCATCTGTTAATAAAAATCCTATCCAATAAGCTGTTTCAGGATTATTAGAATCAAAAGCATTCTCATTAAAATAATATTTATTATGATAAATTCTATTCATATCTATATTATTACGTTTTAAAATTCTATTAACTGTAGTAGCTCCTATATTAAGTTTTTCAGATATTTGTTTAGCTGTTAAATTTTCTTCAGTATATAATTTTACTACTTCAGGATAAAGATGAACATATAATTCTGGATGATTAACAGTATTTGACATTAATTTACCTCTTACTCCACGGATTAGTGGGAATAACCTTTGGAACTTCTGATACTACTTTTTTAATTTCTGGTAATACTTTAGGAGCATTTTTAAGCCAACTAGATCCTGAATACTTTTGTACAGCTTTTGCAGCTAAACCTAATTGTTCAAGTCTAGCAAACCCAGCACCGATAGCAGCTAGTTTAATAATCATGATTGATACCATTTCTTTTTAGGAACAGGCACTTTTTTAAAGTTCTTAACACCATCTAATACTTTATTTTTAACTAAATCAGTTAACCCAGTTTCATGTGCAGCTAATCCACCTAATCCACCTAATACTGCTCCAACACTAGCGCCGTGAGTTCTATTATCATCACGATGAATAGCTCCAGCAGTAGCTCCAATAGCAGCACCTAAAGCCGTTCTCTTACCGGCTGTAGTTCCTAAGAATGATCTTAAATCATTTAGTAATGCTAGTTTAATAATCATTACTTCCCCGCCTTTTTAGCTTTAGCATCATCTTTTTCCATAGCTATTACATCAGTTAAAATACCTTTAGCTTTAGCTTTCATAGACTCAAGTTCTTTATGATCTGATTTTAAATGAGAATCAGGAATTGTGATGGAAGCTAGTTTGATAATCATATTCCACACTCTTTTTTATAATTCTTTAAATTTTTAATAGAATGTTGCAATTTTCTTTTATCTAAAGACATAGCATATTCTACAGTATCTAATTCACCCATACCTTCAAAATGTTTTGGTTTAATATTAAAACCAAATTCTTTCATAATTTTTTCATGTACATTTTGCGCTAATTTAATAATCATATATTAACCACAACTTTCAGCTTTAGCGCAATCACCTGTAGTTATATTATGGTCTTGACGTAACATAGAATTATTGCGAGTTTCCATTCGTAAATCAGAAAGATAAAATTTACTAGGATCAATTTTAAACGTTTCATTACCAATGCTAACAGAAAACTCTTTCTTATTAGAAAGTGATTCTAAAAGTTTAGCAATACACGGTTTTAATTCATCTTTGATTTTATTTTCTTTTAATCGCCAAGATAAATCTAACTCATTGTATTGAGTTTTAGTAATTTTTACTGCGGCAAGTTTGCCTAACATGATATCTCCTACTTATGTAGCTTAAGTATATTTGTTCTAATGAATTTCTCGGCACTAGCACCTGCAACACCACCTAAAATAGCAGCACCAATTCTCTTACCTTGAACATCTTCGGCTTTATATTTCTTTTTAACTAACATTGGAGCTAAAACTGCACCTGCTACACCACCAATTAAAGATTTAGATCCTACTTTAAACGGAGATTTAGCTTTTGTAGAAGTATTATGTAATTTTTCTAAATCTTCAGGCGTAAAAATATGTTTACCATAAGTTTTTCCAGTAATATTTTTAAGTAAATCATTTTCACCAGTCATGTAACGCATTTTCTTTACACGTTCTTTTACTTTTTCACTAGTAATTCTATTTAAGTTATTACTTTCTTCACCTAAAACAGCTAAACTAACATGAGCGCCTGTAGGTGTTCCCATAAACTTACGTTGAATTTGAGCGCCAACGAATGAACGAGGATTAATATTTTTATCTTTTTCTAGTTGTTTAAAATATTTACGTTCTGACAATTCGTGTAATACACCAATTTTATGACCATCTTTAACTGCTTGAGAATTATCAAAAACACTATGAAAAGGACTCATTAATCTATTAAATTTTCTTCTAGGATTCATAACATTAATATTACCATTGCCAGAGATAGAATAACCACCATATTGTATTTGAGCTATATCATGTTCTATTGAATTATTTCGTGTTCTGTTTATGATAGCAGCTAACTTTTCAAACCAAGGTGAGGTTTTAACTTTACTCCAATCAGTTTCTAATTTCTGAAAGTTTTCTACTTTACCACCTGCGTCTGGATGATGAATTCGTGCTGCATTACGATAATGATTAGTTGCTTCTTTTTTAGTTTTGATATTAGTATGAGTAATATTTGCGTGAGTTTTAAAGAATGATTTAATATCATCTGTAGTAGCTGTTTTAGGTTTTCTAGGTGGAGGCGTATGATAACCACTCTTAAATTGTTGTTTAAATTGTCGTGCATAATCTCTATACATTTTTGTACTACCATCCATAGATTTAGCTGTAAATGCTCCAGTACCCAATCCGCCAAATGCGCCAATAATCGCACCTGTTAAAATACGTTTTCCTGTATTCGTTTCAGGTTTACGATAAAAAGAACCATTTTTATTACGTTTAAAACCATAAAGATGTTTTTCTTTATTACTATTATTACCAATAGAAGCACCAATAACTGTACCGTTTAAAATATGTAGACCAACTATTCCCTTATTTCTCATAAGAGGACGAATAGCTTGTTTGAATGTAGCTAGTTTAATGATCATGATTATTTCTTTAAAGATTTTTTATATTCTTTACTATATGATTTTAAAATATGAGAAGCTTCAGGATGCATTTCATTATTAGATAAAGCTCTACGTAATTCCTTAAATTGAGCCTTACGTTTCTTGTCTGCAAAATGACCAGAAAGACCACCTACAACAGCACCGGGAACAACCCCAATAGGGGTAGTTAATAAACCACCCCAAAGCGCACGTTTAAGAGCTTTAGGCATTTTGTTTTCTTCTTCTGATAAAGTGTTTCTAATCTGAAATTTTTCATCTTTAGTAAGACTGGCTAGTTTAATAATCATATTATCCCTTTAGTTCAATTGTGCTTTTTCCATCTTCTTCCACCACTTAGTTTTCGGAACACCAGAACAAGCTTCTTTCTTGGCGTTTTGAATTAAAGGGTTGTTAGAAGTAGTGGAAGCAGGATGGAATTTCTTTACTTCATTAGTTAAATGAATTGGAGTAAAGTTAGGTTTAGCTGATTCATTTTGTTGTTTTAATGGGATATTGAAGATTTCAGCTAGTTTAATAATCATTTTGATTCCTTGTGTTCTCTAAACTTTTGCACTCCATAAGCGCCAATACCAGCACCTACAGCGCCTAAACCACCACGAAAGAGATTCTTCGCAAATCTAGAAGTAATTCCAGGTCCAGTCTTACCTAATGGAGTATGTAACATTTCAGTCATATGCTTACCACCAAATACCTTATCACCTACTTCAGAACCAATAAAACCACCTGTAGCACCACCTAAAATAGTAGCGGGATGAGCGTAATTAAGTAGAACTTGTTTAGATTTTATTTGAGAAGGATCTGCCAACTTCTTACGAAGCTGGGTTTCTTCTTCTGCGGTAAAAGTGGCGAGTTTAATAATCATTTACCACTCATAGCTTCACTAGCAAAATTAGGGTTAAAAACTTGACCAGAAGGTTTGGGTCCGAATAGTCTAGTTTTAAAATTTTTAAGACTATCTTGAAGTCCTTGACCGATAGTAGGGCCACTATGAGTAATAGGTTCAGCTTTATTAGGAATTATAGTTTTAGCAATACGATCTGTTTGTTTAAATGTAGCAGGATTAGTTAAACCCATTGTATTACTAAACTGTCTAATCGGTGTAGGTGCTACTATTTTAGCATTACCTAAAGCACCAGGAATTGATTTAGCTAAAGGTCTAGTTCCAGCACTAACAGCAGCACCACCAATACCGCCTAATAAACCACCTTTAATAGCACCACCCATTCTATCGTTCTTATTAGCTAACGCACCACCAGCAGCACCAATCGCACTACCAACTGCTATATTACGAACACCTTGATTAGCTAAAATACCTTTACCTAACGCCATTAAAGGAGTTTTTAAAGCGGTTAAATCTAAAGCTACTTTATCAAAACTTTTAATACTTACAACATCACTAGGTTTTTCATCGGCTTCTTTACTAAAACCTTCAACACTTACAGTACCTTCAAATGATACAGTAGTATTTTCCGCTACTTTATCAAGTCCATCTTTTTTACGTTGTTCTAAAATTTCAATTACTGTTTCACCGGCTTTCTTTTCTAAAGCTTTACCAGCTTCAACTTGAATAGCTAACTCAGCTTCCTTGATGATTTCTTCAGCCGATAAAGTCATTTTACTTCCCCTTTTTATATAAATCAGAATTATTTATGAAAGATGCGATTTTTTTGATATAACTAATACCAGTTAAACTCGTATTTGGATTTTTAACAACATGATTCTTTACTCCAAAGGAAACCGATGTTTCCTTAACGGGAGTTAAATTCTTTTCATCAAACCGTTTAATAGGTGGCATTAATTAACCTACCAAGATGATGGAACAAAGTGAAGATTCTCAGGTTGAATGAAATATTTTACAGTTCTACGAGTCGAAGATAATTGAGGTTTTTCAATTGAGCAAATTTGATCAGTTGTAACAAAATGATATTCAGAACCATCAATGTTATGTTGTACGACTTCTACGTAAGTTGGTAATGTTGCATAAACATCACTATCTAATTGAGAAGGAACAGCCGTAATATAATTGTCAGGTGTAATCAAATCTGCATTGATCGGAAAATCTTCGCCTAACTCTCCTATTCTGACAGGAACCGGAACATTTGACAAGAGTGTAGACATACGAATATGTTCAGGACTATTCCAGTTATTAATGATATTGCAAAGCGATATCGTTAAACCTGCAACGTCTACTGAATAGTTTTTATCATATTTAATACTAAAATCACGAATTTCAATCGGAATAAATGATTTAATTAAAGTATCAGCACAATGAAATATAGTTTGTGGTTCAGAAATATAGTCTTGAACATCTTCTAATGAATTCATTGTAAAGTATGGAATAGTAAAGGTAGGACTATCACCAACATCTTGTGATAAATAGAAGTCTAATTCAATTTGTTCATAGATTGAAAATCTTAAATTTGCAGAATTAAGATTAACTATATTAACTTTGTAATCTAAAGTAGTACTATCAGTTTGAATAATACCTTGATTAAATGAAAGCTGGCTCTCATTATCAGTAATACTTAAAGTTCTACTTGTAAAATCAATATATAAGAATGGCAATACAGGAAGCGTCGAAATACCAGGCATAGAGTTATCAGGTAATTCAACTAACTCCCATCCATATAATAAGCCAGGATGAGGATTAGAATTATCTGTAGCATTAACATCATAACCTTTATATCGTTTCAGAATGACACGATATATATTACCTGCAATTCTAGAACCAGTCGCAGTAATAATACATGGCTGTAAAGCTGTGTTCACATAAACATCAATCGTTCCCCCAACATGAAAACTCCACGCTTGTCCAGCAGGAACAATATCACGTTGCATTTCAGGATCACCATAACCTACCGAATAAACAGAAATCATATTATTCGGAAATGCTTTGGTCAATGCATTGAAAATAGATGGTCTATTAATTAAATTCCTTGTGAATCCAGCATTTTGCATCTTGGTAATTAATTGAGCATTAGTATCGGCTAATACAGGCGCAGGAGAAGAACCAAGATTAGTAACATTAACTAATGCTGGATGATTAATTGTCCAAGATGTGATTTGATTTGCTGTAATTTGTTTAGAAGCGTTTTGTGAAACAGTCGTAATAGAAGCTACATATAAAGTTTGACCATTAATCGTAACTGTAGGTAAGTTGGTTGGTACAAATACATATGTTTGAATAGGATTAAATGTAGTTCCGTCTGATGTTCTAAATGAATCGCTTTGTAATACTTGTAATGGAGTATTATTGTTAGCGTTTAAGAAAATAGCAATTTGTAGAGATAATGTAGACCCTGTATTTGGAGTAACTAATAATCGTGAAGCAATTGCCGTTAATTGCGGCATTGTCATATTAGCTAAATTACCTAATGAAATCGTAGCTTTATAATCTGCGATATAATTAAATAGAGCTTGAGAAAATAACATATGTGGTTTAATAACCAGATCATCAAAATTAGAATCTGGAGAAGTATCAAGATCTGAAAGATCTTGACTATTCTGTAAAGAAGCTACAAAAAATTGTCGAACGTCTGAAGCATCCATTAAACCGCCAATGGGAATAATAATGATTGAGAATCACCTTTAACTGGTGTAATTAAAATCTTAATAACAATTTGATTATTCGTACTATCGTATAACAAGTCTTGTAAAGTCAGAGAAGCTAATTGTTCTGTAGCTAAAGCTAAGTTAGAAGTATTATCTTGAATAGAAACAGCAATATTTTCTAAACTAGCACTTAACATTGTTTTGATAGTATCAGTATCAGTATTAGAAATAGCGTAATAAGGAATTTTTTGTAAATCTAATCCATAATAAGTAAAAATACTTGTAGCGAAGGTACTGGAAAGTATCTTTTTAGAAACTTTAGCTACTAATAATTTAATTCCAGAAACAGGACGCATATTCGTTAAAGCGAATGTGCATAATCCTGTAACCGGATCTAATAAAGCTGTTTCTATTTCTCTCAACTAAATATCCTCATTGGGTTATATGTAGCTAAATGAGCTAAAATATCTGGAGAGAATGTAGCGTAAAAGTTTAAAGTAGTCTTATTAGAATTATCTTGAACATTGTGAGTGTTTTCTATTTTTTGAGAACTAGATTGAACTACATTCATTTCAAATTTAAGATATTCTTTATATTCATTTAAATAATCTGAAGGATTTTTTGCAATCTCTTTCATACAACGTAAATAGCCAACTTGATCATCTGCGGCATTATGAAAGATTTTCTGTTGATTTACATCAACTGAATTTTTAAATGCTGTAATTTCATAAGTCGGATCTATGCTAACTGATAAATTAGAATAAGGTTGACCATCAATATAATCTAACTGACTCTGGAGCCAAGCTACATAGATTTCTGAAAAATCAGCATAAGCCATTAATCAATAATCCTAATTGGTGATTTCATTTTACCAGGATCGGGTCTTGAAACGTGAACTACTTTGTTTGCAAAATCAAGAGCTTGCTCTTGGTTTTGTAACGCTTTAGGAACTTTCTTAATAGCTAAGAGAGCTAGTTTAATAATCATTTCCTTAAAGCCTTTCTAACAGATGGGTCCATATGTTTTAATTGTTCTTTTTCAGGTAAAGACTTTAATAACTTATCATACTTTTTTCTAAGATTTAATGTATCTTGATAAGCTGGCGACCATCCATAACTAAATTTTTTAGCTATCATAGAAGGTTTAGTTCCACCTAATGCAGCTACACCAACACCGGCTAATTGTACTCGATGTTGTTCGCATTGATTACATTGATTAGCTAATTTAATAATCATTTCTTCTTACTCTTAAGATAAGCTAAAGCACCACCACCTAAAGCAGCAACACCGGCACCAATAGCTAAAGCTTTCTTGTTTTTAAAATTCTTAATAATAGAAGAAGGTTCTACTTTAGGAAGTGGCGAAGTTTCTTTTGCCATTTCTTTAGCTAAATCAGCTAAAGGTTTGTACTGTTGTCGTCCTGCTAATTTAGCAATCATGTTTACACCGTAAAAGTAGAAGTTACAGGGGGAGTAGCTGGCATAGCTCTCAACACGGTAAGAGCCGCTATCAATGCCGCTTGTACAGTATTGGCATAAATCACAGCTTGTCGATATCGAGTGGCCGATACGATGGACGCATCATCAAAGACAAACTTATATTCAATATTAGGAAGTTTGTTTAATAATATATCCGACCAAATTGATCTATTAGATTTAAGAATTGTAAAAGAAAAAGTATTATCAAGAGGATCAACATACTTATTAGCAAACTCTAAATCAAGATCACCATATTGTTGAGCCAAGGTGTAATCGTCTGGATCTTTAGAGGCAATACTAAAAGTAACAATCCAGTTACCATCAAGAGGTTGAATCGATTTATTAAAGGTAGTAGCCATTATTTACTCCTATTTAAACTTCTTAGCTAACGTCATTTTCACTCTAGAAACTTCAAACGGTTTCATGTTATGTTTCTTACCAAACTCACTAGGTTTTAAAATCGGCGCACCATTAAATCCAGTAAGATCTTGGAATTGTTGTTTTTGTTTTTTGTTAAGATGGCTAAAAACATCTTGAATATAAAGAGATTTAGGATTAGATTCGATATCTCTTTGCTGCAAATCTTCATGATCTGAATCATAAGTATAATCCTTTCGATTAACATTTTCAGATAATCGTTTTACATGTGATACTGGAAGTATCATATGATCAGCAATTTCTTCATGACTTGGCGCATATCCTAATTGATCAGTTAAATGAGCAACTGAATCATGGTAATTACGAATTTGAAGAATCTGATGTTCAGGAATCTTAACTACATTCTGATTGTCATAATTTAATCGTGATAATTTACTAAGATGATTAAACATATGTGTATGAAGTGATGCACCTTTAGATGGATCATATGTCTTAAAAGCATCTAAAGCATATTTTTCTGCATGTTTTTGAATAACTATATCAGGAAGAACACCTTTCCATTTATTTACATGTTTATTTATAGTATCTCTATTTTCGTCCAAGAGTAATTGAGCGAGTTGTGGTGATTGAGATTGTTGATATAGTTCGATGTTATTCATTTGTTCTTTTTAGAAATAGTAAAAGAAATAATATGAGGATTTTTTGTATCAGTTATCATTACTGTATAACCTTGATTTTCAAAATAAGTTGAAGTTCTAATAATTAGTTTTAAAAATGTACTTGAATAAACTTCATTAAAATTTTCATCTTCTACTTCAATGCTAATTTCTTTATCTTTCATATTTTTTTCAATAAATAACACTAATTCATTAAGATTAATATCTAATTTAATATTAGGCAAAGGAATAATAGGCATAGAAGGATAAATATGTGTTACAGATAATAAAATAGATAAACAAATCATAGATTTTTGAGTTTTACTAAGATAGCATCCTTAGCGTCATTGCCTTCAATCTTAGCCTTAGTTTTTAATTCAGCTAATAAAGCGGTAGATTTTCTTGAAAGCCATGATTTAAGTAACATACCTAAACCACCACCAACACCAGTAGCTAAAGCATGAGTTAAAATGAGTTTAAACATAATTACTCCTTTATGACTTCGGTTTTAGGTGTATAAGGAAATTTAACTTTGACTTTACTATTCTTATTAGAATAAGAAATGCCATCTTTATCTACAAAACTTTTACCATATATGTCATAAGTAAAAACTTTGCCATTCTTAATTTCTTTAAATACATTTGATGCACGTTTATTCTGATACCATTTATCTTTGTTTTTACACTGAGACATTACGGATACATCTTCCCATTCATTATCGTTACCTGTTAATGGACTTAAAGGTTTATGCTGTAAAAGTTTAGATAAAATACCAATTGCATAATTAGCTGAAAATCCTGAATGTCCCTGCTTACTAAAAGTTTTGATAATTTCAAGAATATGCTTACGCATATCCTTGTTCATTTCATCTTTATTATTAGCTGTCATCCCGATCAAGTCGAGTTCGTGTTTGGCTTTTTCTAGAGTTGATTCAGCTAATTTAATAATCATTAGAATGGTTTCTTTATTGTTCGTTCTATTTTTCTTTTTAAATGATCTAGTTTATCAATAGTAGAAGAAATAGGACCAGCTTCACTTGTTTCGCCATAGTCATAACCCTTAATAGGATCATAACCTTTAGCTCGTTTCTGCCCTAATAACCGTTGCCAATTATTACCAAATACTTTACCTGTAATACCTTTAAGATTTTCTTCAGGAGTTGCATAAAAATGATGTGAATAATTTAATAATTTAGGACGATTCATAGATTTTTCAGCATGAACAGCAGCTTCTTCTAAAAGTTTATATCCATAACCATTATCTTTTGATAATGTATTATGAAGTTTAGAACCAGTAGAGGCTAATCTACGAGGAATTTCTAAGCCAGCAGCAATGACACCACCTGTAGCGGCTCCGATTAAACCTTTTTTACTTGCGGCTTTAAAATCACCACTTCGTTTATATTCGTCATTAAAACCTTTAATACCCATTCCAGTAGGAATAACTATTTGAGCAGCACCAGCACTTCTATCAATACCTCTAGCAAAACCTAATGCGCCCTTAATACGATTAACTTTTAATTTATTACCTTTAAAAGCATGTTTTAGACCAGGAATATTAGCGCCAAGTAAATTCGCTTCCATTACAGCAATAGATTTACCTTCTTGTGGAGCGCCGCCTAAATTAAGACCTGGAATACCGGCAAAGAAAGCAGTAGGCCCTAATTTACGATTTGCATAAATTTTACCTTCTGTACCTTTCTTTGCCGCTATAATCGAATCAGCGATTACACTTCGTTGTATAAATTTACCAAATCTATTAGATTTAGAAGAAATAAAATGAGGAATATCATGCATTTGATTACCAATTGCAGCACCAATAGCTGTAGGAATACCTTTAGCTAAAGCTAAACCAGCACCAATAGTTAAAGGATCAAATGCAAGTTTGATTATCATATTATCCTAATGCGACTCTTGTGAGTCTTTGTCCTTTTTCACCTTTTAATACTTCACGACGAGGTTCAACACCATCATCAGGAGTACTAATATGAATCCATCTATGACCTTCTTTATCTGATTCTTCAATTAATTGATCAAACTGAAGATCTGATTCTTCGATAAATTCAAAAACTTCATCTAATGTTCCAACGCTCGTATGTAAGTCAGTAGCTTGACCCTTCATATGCTGTGAAGTTTCAACGCCACCAATAGCATGATTAAGTTTAGGACCACGATAGAAACTAGAAGTAAAAATCTTTACATCCTGACCATAATGACCAGAAAGTAAGGATCGAAGTTCTTCCAAGAATTCACATTGTCTTTGTGCGTTTCCTTCTAATTCTTCAGGAAGTGTATTATCAATGTTATGCTCTATTGCATAATCACTGTGTTCTACTTCTGTTTGAGAGAAGTGTTGTGTTCCGGCGATTGACATAGAGTGTTCTCCTTTGATGAACAGTGTATTAGTATCTTAACACGAAAAATAGAAGTTTGGCAACTAAAATGAAAAAAGGAAACCGAAGTTTCCCTTTTTCGTTTTCATTGTATTTAATTCTTAACCTTCGATAGCTCTCTTTACAGCCCCACTTACAGCAGGCGCAGTAAACACCTTAGCGATACGTTCTTTAATGATTGTTGCTTGACCAGTATCAATTTCTCCACCATCTTGATAAACCAGTTCGCCAATACGATCTAAAGCGATCTTATCAGCAAGAGGCGCATGAGCGTCTTCCTGTAATGCTGATCTAATAGAGATAGTAATAGCTTCCTTGAGTGTAAGATTGGGTCCGTCTTTCTGTAACTGAAGAGGTTCCCCGGCAAAGTCTTTAAGTTCTTGCATAAAGTCGATTTTCACGTTAACTCCGTTGAACGTGGGTTATGGTTGACAGTAGTTGATACTACTGAGTTGAGAAGTATATCTTATCACATGTATACACGTTTGTCAAATAAAAATCTAATCAGCTAAAATCTCTTCAATAGGAGTTGCGATAATCCAATTAATAAATGATTGCCATGTAGTGTCAGGAATTGCACCTAATTGATGTAAATTATTAGTATAAATATTACATAATTGAGTCGGATCTTGAAGTAAAGAAGGTAATCCTGTAGCTACTGTAGCTGCACCTGTCCAATTAGCGATAACTTGAGCCTGAGTAGCGGTAGGATTAGCTTTTAAAAAAGTAGCGACTGATTGAATACCAGCATTTCTTTCCGTTAAAAGTAAAGTAGTAACAGAAGATATAGAACCAACAGTACCAGATTGAATACCTTGAGTTAATGCTGTATTATAATTAGCTAAAGCTAAATTATATGCTTGAATAGCTTCTGAATGCGCTTGATCTGCTAAATTCATTGCAGTTTCAGCAGTATTTAGAATTGTTTGTAATTCTTGAAGAGACATATTATTCCTTTAGTTTAATACTTCTACAGTGGCTACTGTACATACTACAGTATTACTAGCATTTGCAGATGAACAAGCCATAGTAACGTCTATAGCTTGTACGGTTGTTGTATTAATAGTAGTAGCAGTAGATGATAATACTGGTATGCAACTAAATAATGTTGCACTATTAGACCATATAAATTCTCCGGTTCCAATAACTGTACCAGATGACCCAGTTGTTCTACATGTAAATAAATACTCTAAAGACCAACCTCTAATACTCATACTTACAGTAGTTAAACTAACTGCACCAGAAGATGATACAGCAGATCCGCCAAGTGTCGTTTGTATGTTTAAAGTAGGAGCAGAAGTATAAGTACCTAGATAACCTTTTAGAGTTAATCTAATAGTCTTACCAACAACAAAGAAGTTAGCAGGAAGAGTAAGAGTGCCTACACCTGTACCGGCGGCACCTAATATAGTAGCTGCGGTTGTCCAGTTAGATAGAGTAGTTGCTGCGGTTTTAGTCCAAATCACACCAGACCAATAATTGACTAATGGATAACCAGAAGCTCCTACATTAACTCCTAAAGTCTGTCTAGTATAATCATTCCAGATTGTTCCTAAAGTTCCACCAGTGTAAGACGCAGAACCTAAAGGAAGAGTTAAAGACGCGAGAGAAGCTGTAGATTGTGGGGCAGTTATAGTAGTGTTATTTACAGTAATACCATTACTAAATGTTTGTAATCCAGAGAATGTATTAGCTGCATCTGTAATAGCTAAACTATGTGTACCGGAAGGAATTGTAGTTACAGTTGTAGCTACAGTAGAAAGAGCTAATGTTAAGGATGCCGCTGTGCTTGTAGCTAAAGTAGATCCTGTAATTAAAGTTAATGTAGCTGAAGTAGTAGGTGCTGTAATCGTTACTTTGTTAATAGCACCATTAGCTGTAACTTGACCTAATCCACTTACACTAAAAACAGTTCCGCCTGAATCACCTATATTTAAAACTGGTCCTGTTGTTATTGCGGTCCCGGCCCAAAGATTTAAAATACCATTAGTAGCATCTGGAGTCATTAAATAGAAATTACTTGATCCAGCGTCTTGATATAATGTTTTAGCTAAATTACCACCAGCTACAGTAGGATTACTAAACCAGATACCTGATTTTTCACCACTAGGTATATTGATTGATCCAGGGTGATTATCTGCATCTTGTGATCCACCAAAACTAGTAGATTTATAGATTGTTACTAAAGGGACACCTGTAACACCCGCTAATGTTTGGCTAAAATTACATGTAAATGTAAAATTGTTTTGATAACCACCAGGAACGGTTTGAACTACCCAAGTTCCATTGATACCACGTTCTTTTACGCCTCCGATAACAACAATATCGCCGGGAGCAGCATAAGACCCCATTGTTACAGTTACAGTATAACCAGATTGAGTAATAGAGGTAGGTGTAGCGGCTGTTCCTATTTGTTCTAATAAATAAAAATTATATAATCCTTGTTCAAAAATCACATTACCGTATTGATTCCATGGACCAATTTGACCGGGTTGATCTGCGGTTAACCGAGGACAAGCTGTTTGGTATAAAATAGGAGCATTACTTGTATTAATACCAGCTTTATTTAATGGATAAAATCCTACATAACCAGCACTATTATTAAACATTGAATGTGCTTCAAAACCAGTTATATCTCCTACATATACTGTAGCTCCTGCTACTGTATAATTAGCGGCATCAAATAATGTTAACGTAGTTCCTGAAATACTTTGTACAAAAGAAACAAAGTTAAGGTAGTTTGGGCCTGCTCCAACCACCATTACAGCTTTGCCAGCATAAATACCAGTAGCACTAGCTACCGTTAATGCTTTAAGACCTCCAGTAATACTTCCAGTAGTAGTAATAGGAGCTACAAAAGTATTTCCACCAGAACTAAAGTCTCCTGATATCCAAGATGACTCTTGTAGATTTGTTGAGTTTATAGTTGGAATATTAACTGTAGTTCCAACGTTATAATTGCCAGTTCCAACAGCATCTTGATTAACATTTTCACAAACTAAACCAATATATTGAATATTAGCACCAGAATATGAATTTTTAATCATGATGCTAGAACCGCTAACACCACTTTGGATATAACCATTTGTTAAATTAGCTTGAGTTGAATCACAAAGTATTTGATAACTAACAGCCTGAATACTAAAACCAATAATATCTATAGCACTAGTCCAGCCAGTACCAGATACATGTTTATCTAAAATAGCTAAACCAACAGCACCAGCTATATTTGAGTTAATACGAAGATTATAAAACTTGCTATATTCACATTCTGTAACGTCTTCATTTTTAATTGTAAGGCCCTGATTACTAAAATTAATAATTTGAATATCTTCACAACAAGCCGCTATACAGCCGCCTGTAAGAGTTAATCCATATTGACTACTATTATTTCCACCATAAAAACAAAAATCTCTTAAATGACAACTATCAGTATATACAGATAAAGTATCATTACCTATTTGTATTACAGGTAATGTTGTATTATAAGCTTGACAATATCTGACAGGCGCACCACCACCATTAGTCCCTGAATTTGACATTCCAGGACCAATAATAGTTACACCAGTTTTAGTTAATACTAAATTAAAACTATAAAACCCAGTTGGACCAGGATCAGGTATTCTTAATGTTCCGCCATTTGTGGGTAGTGCGGTTATAGCTGTATTGATAGCGGAAGTCGAATCAGTTGCGCCTGTAGGGTCCATTCCGGTAATAATAATTTCAGGTGTATTAATCCAATATGGAGCCGCTGAAACTGTACCAGTTCCCATTTGAACTAACATTTGCTGTCTAGCCGTAATATTACCAGCTAATCTAGTTCCTGCACCAGAAGCGCCACCATAAATAAAATCTCCCAATGTTGTCATTGGGTTAGTCAAGCCAGTACCACCAGTAATAGCAGTTCCGTTAAAGTATAAAGTTCCACTAACACTATATAAAGCATTAGTAGTAGTTCCAGGAGCCCCACTAGGTAAAGTAATACCTTGTGAAGCGGCTAAAGTTAAAGGTCCACCAATTACAAGATTACCAGTTGAAGGATTAAAGCTTATTTTAGTAGAACTTGTTTTTAAGGTAGATCCGCCAGCCGTAGTAGCGATAACTGGATAATAAGTAGCATTTGTTGAATTGTCGTCTGTAAGAGTTACGGAACCGCCGCCTAAAACTGAACCATTAAAATATAAACTTCCACTTACTTGATATAAAGCATTAGTTGTGCCATTAGAAGGAACGCCTGAAGGTATAATAATTCCTGTAGTAGTACCTACTATCGTTAATCCGGTAGTAGAAATAGGATCAGATACTTGTAATTGCGCTAAAGCCATAATTACACCTTAAAAACAAGCTAACATTTTTGTAGCATCATAACTAGAGCCAGCAGCTTTAATAGCTAACATAACACAGGCGGGTTCTTGAGTATTAGCACCTGTTGTTACTTTATCTGCATAAGTTCCTATAGAAGATACTACTCTATAACTATTAACTCCAGTTACCGATTGACTATCAATAGTAAAACCTGCTCCGTTTTCAGTCCAGGTAACACCGTTATAATCTGCATCCCAAAAACAAGCTAAATAATCATTAGCATTTGTAGTAGTAATAGAAGCGCCAGTAAAAGATGTACCTCCACCAGAGACACAATCTTGATAAGCAATACTTTCTACATAAGAAGAAGCGGCTGCACCAGAAATCACTTGAACAGCTATATCATCTGCTGTAGGTAATGTTGAAGTAACGGTAATAGTTAGAGTTTCAGTAGCTTTTGCTTTTGCGGTAAAAACATCAATACTCATTCCTGCATTAGTAAACAAATATCCATAAGTTCCTGTTTGTTTAGTATAAGTATTCGTTCCACCACTAGAATTATCAGCACAACTTGACGTAATATTAACTGAAGAAGCACCACCTAAAAAAACTACAATAATATCACCTACAGTAACAGCTACACCAGATTGAACTTTAACTGATCTTGTTATATAAGAATGTCTAAGAGCTATCGCCATATTAATATCCGTGAGCTACAGCGATTAACATAGCTTTTGAAAGTGATGAATTATATTCTAATCCTAAAATATCTCGCTTACTGGCTGTTAATGTATTAGTATAACTTGTAATATCAGTCCCGTAAGCCCAACCAGTTCCTAATGTAACCACGTATGTTCCCGTTCCATTTTGAAGTAATTCTAATAATACTTTTTGACCATCAGATCCATTAGTGATATTTATAGTACATGTTCCTGTTAAAGTTATTCTAGCTACTGGACCTGGAATAGTAGTTAAATCTAGATTAATCGTAGAAGCAAAACTTACAGTTGTAACACCTTGTATTTGTGAAGTAGTAGCGAGAGTGCCACTAGTAGGTAAAGTTAAAGTAGTTGTACCCGTAACCGTAAGAGTAGTAGAATAAGCTCCAGAAGTAATTAAAGAAGAGTTATTTGCTAAAGTTAAAGTAGCAGTAGTGGCAGGTGGAGTAATAACTACACTATTATGACTTGTGGATACGAGATTTCCAGTAGATGGATTATAACTTAACTTAGTTGATGAAGTTTTTAAAGTAGAACCACCAGAAGCCGTAGCTACTACTGGGTAATAAGTAGCATTTGTTGCCGTGTCATCTGTTAACGTATAACTACCAGAAGTACCTAAAGGTGTAATATCTACACGTAATGAATTAGTAGCAGGAGCAGTAGCAAATATTAAAGTAATTTGAGTAGAACTAGTATTTTGTATTTCAATAGCAGCAGTTACGTTTCGTTTACTACCACCTAATTCCCAAACAGTTACATTTATATCTGTAGTCCCCAAACCATGAGTAACAACAATAGAAGTTAAAGCTCCATTACCAATTGTTTGACTATAAGAAGCACCAATACCACCAACAGAATTACCGTTAAAATATAACGTTCCTGCAATTTGATATAAGGTATTAGTAGTCACACCTGGAGCGCCAGATGCAACTACTATACCTTGGGAAGCCGCTAACGAAATAGGCCCAAGACTTGTAACAGTCCCGCTAAACGTTGGGCTATTTACAATATAAGCCATTGTTTACAGGATATCCCAAGTTGTACCATTGTATTGAAGTTCTAATGCATTATATTGAGCAGAAATAGTAACAGAAGCATTACCATCAATTGTTTTACCATTACCAGAAATAGTAATCGCATTAGCGGTAGAATCAATCTTCTTAAATACGCACCAATAACCAGTAGGAGGCGCGGCCATTAAAGTAACGTTAAATGCACCACCAGTAGCATCTAAACGAATAAATTTATCAGTCACAACTACAGGGTTATAAGTAGTAGTCTTAGTAGAAATACCTTGAAGAATACTAACATTAATTTGATATTGTAATTTTTGATAAGCTTGTAATAATGTATCAGTAGAAGCTAATTGAGTATAATCAGATCCAGCACTATAACCAGTTAAGGTTTTACCCATTACAACAGAAGCAGCTAAACTAGTAGTCATACCTACCGAAGTTACGTCACCAGTTAAGTTACCACTAATAGAAGCAGCAGAACCATCAATTGAAGTAATACCAGTGAGAACTAAAGCGGCAGAGGCTCTATTTAAGGCTACTGCGGTCGTACCAATATAAACAGTAGAGTTACCTAAAACACCTGAAGGAATAGTACCACTTAAATTACCAGCAGTTAATGAAGTTAAACCAGAACCAGAACCAGCAAAGCCAGTAGCACTTAAAATACCAGTCGAAGGATTAACGGCAATAGCAGTAGTAGTCTTAAGAGCTAAAGAACCTGTAGTAGCAGTAACCCAGGTAAGATACATAGAAGCATTAGTAGCATTATCATTAGCTATAGTAGAAGTAGAAGCTAATGTAGCTGTAGCAACAATACTATTAATAGCAGTACCAGGAATACCTGTGAAGTTAGTACCTGTTAAAGTAGGAGTATTAGTCCAGGCAGGTAATGAAGCGCCACCAATTAAGACTTGAGAAGCTGTACCCGCTGCTAAATAAGCAGTAACACCCGCACCAGACTGATAAGGTAATGAACCAGTAGCACCCGCGCTTAATGAAGTAGCTGTAGAAGCATTACCAGTTAAAGCACCAACAAAAGTTGTTGATGTAATTGAAGTCATACCGGCTATAGTATTTTGTGTACCAGTAGTAGCGTTAATAGTTAAAGCAGTAGTACCTAAATACATGGTCTGGTTAGTTGCTGCTACCGTTACAGCACCAATAGAACCGTTAACGCTAATAACAGCTTCAGCAGGACCATCTATCTTATCCCAGGTAGTTCCATCGAATACGATCATATCTCCAACATTCCAGTTAGAGACAGTATCAATAGTAGTAGTACCTGCTACTGATACTTTATAATAATAACCTTTAGTACCAACACCTGAAGCTAAAGCAGGAGAAGTGTTTGTAGAGGCATTCCAAGTACCTTGATACTGTAAAGCGCCTTGAATAGCAGTAGGTAATTGAGCTAAAGGTACATGACCACCAGAGTCAAGTGAAGCAACGCCATTAGCAACACCAACAGAAGAAATTAATACTCTATTACTTAAGTCAGTTGTTAAGTTAGTTACGGCAGATTCGGGAATACCAGTAAAATTAGTACCAGTTAATGTAGGTGTATTAGACCAAGCGGGAAGTGAAGCACCACCAACTAAGACTTGTGAAGAAGTACCAGCAGCTAAGAAAGCTGTGGCGCCAGCACCACTTTGATAAACTAAAGCACCAGTAGAACCACCTGCTAATGATGTTGAAGTTGAAGCGTTACCAGTTAAAGCACCAACAAACGTAGTAGAAGTTACAGATACTAAACCAACAAACGTAGTAACAGTAGCACCAAGAGCAACTGAAGTAGAGCCAATTGTAACCGTATTGTTAGTTAATGCACTATTACCAATACCACTAAAATTTGTACCAGTTAAGGTAGGAGTGTTAGACCATGCAGGTAAACCACCAACAACAGTCAAAACATATCCAGTTGTACCAATACCTAATCTAACTGCGGTAGTTGTTGGATTAGCGATCATTATATCGCCAGTTGTTGTCATTGGGTTAGAGAAACCCGCTGTCATCGCTATCCAGCTTCTAACTCCGGCTGTAGTTGAAGATAAAATCCAGCCATTAGTTCCAGGATTACCTAAAGCTGGTTCATAAGCAGTACTAAGAGGGTGAACGTGATTAGCTAAAGCAACAGCAGTTCCAGTTCCATTACTTCCTGCACCTGCATCAGCTTGAGCAGTTCCACCTAAAACAGCATAAGTAAATGTTCCAGAACCATTATTATATAAAACACCAGCAGAGTTAGCTAATGAACCAATACTAGTTAAATTAGTAGCTACAGGTTGATAAGCAGAAGAAGCAGTATAAGCAGCACTACCTAAAGTACCACCACCACCAATATTCAAAGTTGCTAAATCTGTACCAGCGAGAGTAAGGTTATTCTGAACAATCAATGTTTTACTAGTCGTACCACCAGCGATCTGGAAACCAGTTGCGTTAGCAGTTAAAGTTAAACCATTTACATTAGTCGGAGTAATCGCGCCTAATGTAATCGTTAAGTTAGGTGTAGATCCACCCGAAGATGAACCTGACACTCCGTTAGCTGTAGTTACGCCAATGGCGGTTACAGAACCTAATCCGTAACCTTGTGCTTTAACGAATGCAGTAGTAGCGAGACTAGTGCTATTATCCGCAGTTAAAGGAGTAGGAGCTTGAGGATTACCCGTAAATACGGGACTATTTAAAATATAAGCCATGAGAGTCTCTCCTTAGAGAATATACCAGTTATTAGAATAAGATACAAGATCAAAAGCGTTTTTAGTTAGGATACTATAGGAAGGTAAATTTTCGACCGTATTTAAACCATTTGGTCTTAAGGTAGCGATACCTGAACCTATACTTTTAGTACGATAAGATGTATTACCAGAAATAGAAGGTAAAAAAACATCACAATTAACAACTGAGTTTATAATTAAAATATCAGTTGATGCATCAAGAACTGTTGTTCCAGTTACATGAGATACTACAGGTTTTCTTTGTTTGTTATTTATTTGAACTTGAATCTTTTGAAATGCATGAAGTATTGTATCGGTTGAAAGTAAACTAGTTCCATCTGAGCCTAAAGTATAACCAGCTAATACTGCGGTTAAAACCAATGCGCTAATATCACCTGAACCTGAAGCCGGATTCCATGAAACTAAATCATGAGCTAAAGAATACATTAATCCTGTTTCAATTACATAAACAAGCATTCCTTCTTTACGTTTATCGTCTGAAATATTATCACGATCATTTAATAATGCACAAACTCTTAAACCGCCTCTTATATTAGAATCATCTAAAAGAGCAAATTGCCCTGCATTCTTAGGAACTAATTCGGCAATAATCGGAATAGGCATTTAGTTAACCACCACTGTTGTTTGACCTAACCCAACATTATCTGACTTATAAATATCGTATGGAATTGTAATTCCATACGAATTAGTAATCATAATTGAAGAGGCAATACATTCAATCCCGCCCACAATATCACCAACACTTAGAATAGCAGACCCAAAACTAGAAGGTACAGCATAATAAATATATTCACTTAAACCAGGATTTGCTGTGAAACTGCCATTACGGGTTGAGGCTAATTGCGAATATTGTAGACCGTTGATTAAACTTATATAATCAGTAGTAGCTATATATGATCCCCAATAAATTCGTGGCAACCAAGAAACTTCTGTAGTTGCTTCATGGCTTGCGCTTTCTGAATCTAAGATAGATAAAGTAAATGTAATGCTTGTTTGTGTATTTTCAGTAAATGAATAAGGTGAAACAACCGAAGTATAAGGGCTTGTTAAATTAGTAGAATGTCCTAATGTATCAGTCAGAGTAGCACTTGTTACAGTTCCACTATAAGCAGCATTAAATAAAAGATTAGAAACAGTTTGTCCAATCTCTGCAATTGGAGTAGAACAATTAAATTCAATACTAAAGACATTACCGTTACCACCACTACCACCAGGAGAAAGATAAAAGAACGGCGTACTATGGTTAGAACTATTTAATCTTAAAATATAACCATCTTTATCTTCTAATTCATTAAAAAAGAAAGTTAATGGAACATTACGTAAAGCATCAACTACAGCAGTAGAATGTTCGCCACTTAAATCACCGCCTAAAGGAGTAGTACCTTCTAAAGCTTGACTAGGGCCTGTTCCATATATAACATTAATTCTTCCTTGAGTATCTGATATAATTCCTTCGCCTGGAATCGCTAAACCTGCTTGATTATTCGACATTAATTTAATAGATACATTATTAAAAGCATCTACATCAAACTGATTAGGATTAAATACTATTAAAGATTCGGCTCCAATAGTATTAGGATCAAAATTAGTCCAATCAATTTTACCAAAAGGAACTAAACCATCTAACTGAGAAACGTTAATATGTGTTAACTGATAATTACCACTATTATCTGTAGTTAAAATCATTAAAGGTGGAGCAGGATTAAAATAAGGAACACCATCAGGTAAACGTAAATAATGTATTGTACCTGAGTCTAAATCAGTAGCAGATCTAATACTAAGATCACTTAGTTTAGATCCAGTTTTATCTACTAAGTTCCAAGGTGTTGTTTGATTAGGAATTATAGGAGCTTGTGGACAAATCCATCTTCCTGAAGGTGGATTATTAGAAGGAGTGATAACAGTTTGATTATCATCTGTACCGCCTTCATTATTAACCCATATAAAAAGACTTCTTAATGTACCTACATAAGCGGTTGTAAGATTATCTAATCCACTAACAGAAGTTAGTCTTAATTCATTAAGTGTAGAACAAAAAAGATCACTCATTTAGGTTTAATACCTTATTTAGCTATTAATTTAGTAGCGCCATGATGAGCTAAAGTATTTACTAATTGATCTGCACCACCAATAAGCGCACCAGCAAATGCACCTTGAGCAGCACCTTTACCAAATGCTTTTATTTTTGACTCTCCAGGTTTTGCGTCCATAGCTTTCACGGCACCATCACCTAAAGCGATAGTCGGAATTAAAGATGCATTCTGAATCTTACTAACTAAACCTGGATTCCCGGCTAACTTTTTAGATAGATTAGATAATCCTAATCCTTCAATTGCTTTAGGTATAAATCCAGTAGCTTTCGGAATAAATCCAGCTAATTTAACAATCATAATGTACTCCTGAATCAATTATATCATAGTAGTTTAGATATGCAAAGAGCCGAAGATAAATTCGGCTCTTTTGGTGTTAAATAGCTAAAAAACAATTTCATAAACCTATAAAGGACATGCACCTGCACAAACTAAAGTCTCTGGATCTAACACTTGATCCATATCAGGATCGTTAATGTTAGATATAATATTCAAAAGGTCAGACATAGTAATACTTTCTTCAGGAAGATACTCATAACGTGACTTCAATTCTTCTTCGTTAACAGAGGGCATAACAGCGCAGCACCTAATCTGTGACTGATATTTTTCCAGCATTTCGCTAAATTCTTCGCGGGTTACTTTATCTTTATTAAATTTAAGCGTATATGAAATCTGGTTGTTACCTTCTCCAAGCCAGTGTTTTTCTAATAACATAAGATATTGATACTGTTCTTCTGGCGTAGCTTCATTAGCTGTTACTAATTTATCACCCATTCCTAATTTAGTAATAGCAGGAACGGTAGGAAATCCAACTCTTGTCATATTAGGATAAGAGTTACACGGAAGTACAGGATAACCACGATCCATATATTTTTGAATTAAAGGATCACCATTCTGGAATTGAACCCAACGCATATATGCTACCATTGAAGGTAAATGCGCGCCTTCGGTAAGAGCGAATAGTTTAGACACAGAACCGGAAGGTTTAATCGCTAAATAAGTATGAGGACATTCAATTCCAAGTTCTAAACAATAAGCTTTTGCTGCTTCTTCAATAGCTCTACCAAGTTTATTGATGAATTGCCAAAATGCTTTATTCCAATCAGGATTTAAAATGTCTCTAAAACCTAATCCAAAGAACTTCCAAGCGAATTCATGAATACCAGTAATACAAACACTAATACGATTAGTTCGTTTAGTTTCATCACTATAAAGTGAATCCATTGTATTAACACGAATTAAGAATCTAGCGGCAATTCTACCAACATCTAATACTTCCTCTAACGTATCACAATGAAAAGGAACTATGTCAGATATAATACAATAGCCACCAGAAGCTCTTAAGGTAATCTCACCACAAGGATTAGTAAGATATTTATATTTTGACTCACTTACTTGTTTATAAAGTTGTTCATAATATGATTTCGCGCTTTCTGATAGTTTGTATTTCTTAGATTCAATCATGAGCTACCTCAAAGAGTGATAACAAGTATCGCATAAATTAAATAAAATGTCAACAACTATCTTATATTAATTTATTAAGATAGGGTTTAATTCTTATTTCTATTATATTATTATATTCTAACATTAATTTATTAGAAACTTTTCTTGATTTTACTAAATTTTGTAATTCTTTCTGAATAGGTTTATCAATACAATAAACATCATAATCATGCGCTAACCAATGACAGTCTTTACATAAACCAATTAGATTATTTATATCATAAGCTATTAAATAAGTAGTAATATCGTTATGATCAATTGTATGTAATGGGATAATATGATGAATATTAGCAGTTTTGTTTATATTACATAATGCACATGTTTTATGAAGTTTATAAATTAAATGTTTTATTGGATTATATATTAAATTACGTATTAAAATATTTTTAGAAATACATTTATTTTTAAATAAATGTCGATTTAATTTTTGTTGTTTATTAAATAAAATAAAACGTTCACTAGCTTTTTTAGGAGCAAGACAACCGCATGATTTAGTTACACCAGATATAATACTACTAGGAATATTAATAAATTCTACTGGCGGATCATGATAAGGGCATAAACAAATCCATTCGTCTATGTTATTTTCTTTTAATGGATCTACAGGTCTAAGTATTTGAGCTTTAGTTTGTTCATTAATAAAATTATAATAATTATATTTTCTAAAACTTTTACCTAAATCACTAACGATCTTTCTTTTTAAACAACCACATGATTTGACTCTATTATAACTTAAATCATAAGGTCTAACGTTAAAAGCTTTTCCACAATAACATTTACATTCATAAAAATCTTTACCTTTAATTTTAGATAAATCAATAGGTTTAATAATTTCACAATTATTAAAACTAAGACCAACCCATTTAAAAGGTAATAACATTTTATTATCTAATCTCCGATAAAGCCTTAGTATTCTGCTCTAGTTTTTCTTTATAAAGTGCTTTGAAAATTAAGAAATAAACAATAAGATCATCGGCTCTACCATCAATCGGTTCACTATAATTTCTTACTTTATTACTTGCAATATCTTTAATGAATGTAGAAACTGAATCAAAATGTTTAGCTGTATAAACGAACCATACTTGAAGAGGATCAAGACCCATTCTTTCAGCATTACGTTTAAAATTAGCTAAAGCGTCTTCCTGTCCGCTATATTCTTCACCTTTAGTATTGCTTAAATTTTTAATTTTAGTAAACGTTTCATCGATTAATTTATTAAACTGATCACGATTCATCACTTCCCCTTAACAATGATCTACATGCAAACATTTATCATCAATATAAACATCAGCACAAACTTTTCGACAAGGGATTATTTCACCAATCTCAAAACCACTCCAACCAGGATTAGGATAACAATTAGCATAATCAATAGGAATATTATGTTTTTTACACCATTCAACAGCTTCAGTGAGATAAGCTCTTTCTTCTTTATCGTCTCGACAAGTCCAGAGAATGACTATTCCACCATTTTCTTTAAACTTTCTAACTCTTTCATGAACTTTTAGATGTTGCTCTAATACTTCGCCAATTTCAGGAAAAGCATGAACACAAAGCGTTCCGTCAAAATCAAGAGCCATCATAGACATTATCGCTCCTGGGTTAACGCTTCAAGATTTTCGTAAGTAGCTTGTACATTAATCCGTGACATATCTTCATCAAGACAAATACCTAATAACCAGGATAGATTAGAAATGAATCTAGAATCTCTAATTTTAATACAAGCTGTAGGGAACGGTATAATAAATTCATCGGTGCAAGTTTTAATGTTTTTGAAAATTTCATCATCAAAACAATTAAAACAATATAAATGGAAATAATCACCAGATAACTCAGCAAATAAATGCCAATCAATAAGAACAGTATCAACACCAGCTTCTTCTTTAAATTCTCGTTGCATTGCTTCTAAAGGTGTTTCGTCTTCATTAACATGACCTCCAATTCCATTGAAAAGCCCGGCCTGCCATTCTGGATGCGTTTTCTTAATAAGTGCTACTTCGGATTTATCTTCATTAAAACAAAAACCGACAACGTAAGTTTCCATGTTATTTCTCCTGTGGTTGACGAACTGATTTTAACGTTTCTATTGATTTTAACTCTTGACTATTACCTAACACTTGAGTCTTTAAATTTTCATGCGATTTTTTAAGAGTATCTAAACTTTCAGTAACTTGATTTAGTTTAGCATCTGTTACAACACTAGCACCACCACTTTTAATAGCATAAATTAAAACAAATACACTAAAAATCATGAAACTTAAACCTGGACCTGTACCTGAAATAATGATTTTACCAAACGACGTTTTTACATCTACTGTATTATAGCTAGTAATACCTGCTTTGAATAATAGATAACCAAGGATTGAAATAATCATCGCAGCTAATACGATAATAATACGTTCCAATCCTCGCCAATCTACTGCATTCATTTTACACCCGTAGATCCTAAGCCACCAGTTCCACGTTCAATTACATCTAATGGCATATAAGTATCTTCTCTTACTACCGGAACGATGACAAACTGAGCAATTCGATCACCGTGTTGAATCTGAAATGGATCAGGTGATGTATTATAGAGAATTACTTTAATAGGTCCATCATAATCAGCGTCAATCGTTCCAGGCGCATTTAAAACAATCACACCATTATTAGCAGCTAATCCACTACGAGAACGAATCTGACCTTCAAAACCTGGATCTAACTTACATTTATAACCAGTCTCAACAATAACTCTTTGATTAGGATAAACTGTAAGAGTACGACTCTTAACATAAGCTCTAAGATCGATACCAGAGCTTAATAATGTCGCATAAAATAACGGCAATGGGTTATGAACTAAAGGAATAAACTCAACTAACATTTTAACTCCATGAAATAAACGATTGGTGGAGAGATATTATCTCTCCACCATCATTGAATTATGACTTAGCTACGGGAGTACCAACAACAATAACAACAGAAGCAGCAGGACTTTCAACAACACTAAAATCCTGAGTAGCACTAACGACTTGACCCTGTGAATTAGTACCTGAGATAGTTAAAACTGCATTTCCTAAAGCACCAACAGCAATAACTTCTACAGTATACTGAGAAGGACTAACTTGAATAACAACGCCAATGGTTGCAATAGCGGTATCATCGATAGTAGCAGTTACATTAGTAACTGGAGCTTCTTTCGGAGTAGGAGTTACGCCATCAAAGAACGTAGCGGTAACGATTACTTGATCCGAATAAGGAAGATTGCTAGTAGCCATGTTAGGCTCCTTTAGTTAGTGGGTTTTCTTTGTGAAATACCCAAGGTTAGTATTACTTGCTCTGCGGTTTTACGATAAGATGATCCTACCGTTAAAGTTACATAAGGTTTAGCTAAGTTACTATACCCAAACAGACTTAATAACCAATTAATGATCTTCTTAATTAGATTAACAAGAAAAGTCATATCAATCCTTTTTAAAACTTAAACCAAGGATGAATGCTCTTAATTCTATTGGAAGATTAAATTTATACTCAATACCATTATGAGAAATTAATTTAATAGGTTTATTTAAAGAGTTGTTCGTAACGATTTTCTTATATGAGTCTTCAAGTTTATTACAAACATCTTCAAATTTTTCAGGTAAAAGAATTGTATAATAGTGATTAGATGCTTGCGCTTTGGTTAACATGTAATCCCTCCATCCAATTAATTGCTTCTTTTAGAGAAGTAAACTTTGTTCTTGATTCTTCATAATAAAAACGAGGTATCGCTTCCCATTTATCACCACCAAAGACTATACTTCCTATATGTGGATTAACATATTTGATTGGAGAAAGTTTCGCCCATTGATAATTAATAACATACATGATTTACCTCAATGATAAAATATCCTTTATCATATCGCTTTTAACAATTCTGTTAAACACTAAATCATTAAGCGCAAAACCTACTTCACTTGAATGAAAATAAGGAGATAAAGCAAATTCAACATCACGAGTATTTAACATATTATATTGTCTTAATAATATAATAATAGACTCTTTAACACTCTTAGGTTTAGATTTAAATCCTGTGAAATTATTAATCATTTCAATTTGAGTTGATTTGATCTTAATAATCTCAGGATGTGAATCCATTTTCATATTCCACTCTCATTTGCTGTTAATTTATCTAAATTAATTAAACCAGGTTCGCCGGTTCCATGACCATAAGAAGCATCTATAATAGCTTGGTAAACAATATATGCTTGACTAGTTTCATCTTTAATAGAATCCCAAAATTCTGAATCAACTCCTACGCTGTTGTTAGATGACCAAAGAATTGATTCACCATTACTATTTAAGAAGTTATGCTTAAGATTGATAAAATCTAAAATTCCTAAATCAGTCCATACCTTCACCGAAATACGAGCAGACCGTCTAGCGCCACCGTTTGCTACGCATTCAGATTGATAGTGATCTATCAGAATCGTTTGGAACCACGGATCAATGGGTCCGAGGTCACGGAAGATTTCTTGCTTTAAATATTCATCATAATAAGTAAAGATATTTTTACGAATGAGAGAAGTCTTCCAATAAGCATAAGCTAATGGTGCTGGGCCGCTCGCGGGACGTTTCTGCATTCCGCCAATAGGTTTACCTCGTTCTCTTACATTAGATAAATCTAAAACTAATTGAGAATTAGACCGTTTTTCATAAGCCATCACTTCAAGTAACTCTAAACCCTTTGCCCAACCTTCGCGTGAATCTTCTACATCGTAATGTACGTTATTTTGATTGTAAGGATTAATTCTTTCAATGTCTTTTACGTATAAATTAAAACCTTGTTCAAACTGATCAAGCTTACTAAGAGTCTGATCAATCTTTGAACGATAAATCGTTTCAATAAATTCTTTAAAATCAGGATGATCAGGACTAAGTATAATAATAACCTCTGGCATATTACGCCAATCAATCAACATAAGGTCATTGTTATACATTCTTCCGACACCGCTACCATTTAGAAGTAAATAAAACTTAATAAATGAAGAATTAGCAGTTGAACAATTACTAAATACTTCAATATTTCTGTCTTTCTGAGTATGATCACCATGCTGTAAATGTCTACCAGCAGGAAGAAAAGAGGCTTTAGCAATAGCTTTCGTTAATTCTAATTGTTCTTCTCTAGTAGTCGGTACTAAAGACGCATTACCTTCAGAAACTCTCATTGCTACATCGGCCCAACACTCATTTTTTCTTAAATAGGTACGTTTGGCTACTGCCATGCCCATTCCAGGATCGATTTCTCTCGAAAAGAAGGTATTAACGTCTTTCATTTATATTCCTCTCACATTGGATATAAAGCATAGCACTACATAATAAGAAAGTCAAGCGATTTTTATGTATACAAAACAAGCGTTAAGCTTGTTTTACTTTATTGACCATAAACAATATCTCTTGGATCAGCTTTATAAACAAAGACTCCAAGGGGTGACGTAATTTGTTTAATTGCTCTTAATGATAGTTTAATTTCTTTTTCAAAAGCAGGATCTAACGAAGCTTTCACATACTGTTTCTCTTTTTCTAATTCTATAAAATATAAAGGAACAGTATGATCGATAATATAACCTTGAGCCTCAGTCAATTTCTTAAGAAGAATGATATCTCCTTTTTTAGCTTGAGAAATTGGAGTCATCATATCAAACATTTGTTATCCTTATGAGATATTATTTCCAACTTGCATTAAATAACGATTATGACAGTTCACGATACCAGCGATGTAAGGAGAGACTTTGATGGGGCCGGGAGTGTTAAGCTCGTTGTAAGGAGGATTATAACATGGAGGATAATAAGTGCCATCACTTGCTGTGTTTAACCAAGTTGTATCTTGTCTGTTTTGATAGCCTTCTTTAGCCCATGACCATTGTAAAGCAGGAGCGTTAGCAATAGTCGTAGAAATATCCCATTGAATTATTAAATTTTGATCCATTTTGTTAAAACTATTATTGGTATCATATTTAATAGGACTAGTAACATTATAAAAACTTAAATATTGAGAGTAAGCAGTACGTGTTCTTTTATATAAAGCACTTTTTGTTAATAAAGGTGTATTTTTACCTATTTGATTCCAGTTAGTCATAATTTCATTAATGTTTTGTATAATAGTCTTATTTTGATCTAGAAAACCACAACCAATATATTGCGATAAAATAGATAAATCTTGTTTATAAGAAGAATTATAATAAACAGGATCGAGTGTATTTAAATAATTATTAGCAAACCCAGCTTGTAATGAATAATGTCGAGGATACATTAACTTTAAATTAATAACTTGTTGACCGTTTTTATCCCATATTTTTTCACGACCATAACAATAAGCTACCATATGATCATCATTTTCATCTAACACTAACATAGACATACCAGGAACCACATTAACATCAGGAGTTACTTGTAATGTAAAAGAAACCTTATCAGTATAAGATGTAAAAAACTCAGCATTCATCATATTTTGTAATGTAGCTTGATTCTTTTGTAGAAATTCCTGCTGTGTCATACCTTGTGGTAAAGTTTTAGGTATAGTCGTAAGAAGTCTAGATAAAATATCAGGAAGTATAACCTCTTTTGAAGCTACACCAAACTCATCTTCGTATGCGCTTCTTAATAAGAATTGTTTATCTGTAGAAGAAGCATCAAACATAGGAATTTTAGTATTAAATGATCCAAAATAATTATTCGTATCATCAGGAAAATAAGGTGCAGTATATCCAGAATAAGCTAAACCCGCTGTTTGAGTAGAAATAGCACCAGGAAACGTAGATACAACTGTATAGCATCTAGTGGTTTCATTCTGATAATTTTTAAAGAAACTCTTATCTAAAACTTGATCAGGAAAAACAACATTACAGTAAGGTATTGGACCAAACGGAGTTTTAGGTTTAATTAAATACTCAGAAAGAACCGATTGACCATTTTTGTTACCACTTCCATGATTATTAATATGATTTATATCAGAAGAGGAAATAGTCGCCATCGTAGCATCAGGTATATCATAAACTTCAAAATTAAACATATCACAAATATAAGTTACATAATTCCAGAAGTTTACTTTACCTTCTAAGGGTTGTATTTGTTTAGTTAGCAATAACCAAGTGTATTGTAACTGAAATGCTTTTTTCCAGGAATCAGGCATTGGTAGTCTGCATAATTTTCTAGTAACATTAAAAGCTTCATAGAATTTTTTAATATAATTAGCATAATATAAAGGATCTACCGAAGCATCTTCATCAATAGTATTTTTATCTTTAGTTAAATGCCAGCCACAATCTGTATAATTAATTTTACCTACATTACCTTGACTAAATTCAAATGTATGAGTTAATAATAATAAAACTACTTCACCTGCGTCGTTATTGTTTGAATTAAGTATATATGCTAAAGGGTCCGTAACTGGACTCGTTGATGTAGAATTATTTGATTCATAAGTTTTAGTTGTTTGTAATAATCGAGCTTGACTAAAACCTCCATCAATATAAAAATTAAATTTTTCTCGTTCAGACCATATTAATCCATCTGTTTGAGCCATTACAAACAATCCAGTATTACCAGAAACTTTATCTTGTCGCCATGATATACCCTGAATCGTTCCATCAAATTCTAACAATGGTTCGTTATTGCTATTTAAATCTAAAGAAAATAATGTAATCTTAGTATGTTTAGGAAGTTTAGATAAAAACGGAGAATAAGCCATTGTAATTTGAGCAGAAGCTAAACCACCCGATTGAGTAGTTGTAGAAGCTGCTATAATAGGAACCTCAAGACCGTTAATAAAACAAACCCATTGAGGATTACCTGTTACAAATGACATAGTTTCTCTTTAAGAATTAATCGCTGTATTAATCTGTCGAGCTAAATCATTCATCATTTTCGATTGAATAGAATTTTTTAATAAAGCAGATCTTTTAAGAATAACAAACTGCATTGAGTAAGATACAAGATATTGCATATTAGAAGATTTTTGATATTGAAAATTTAACGGATAACCCCAATATACATTAGATTGATAACCAAACTCTACTATTAATCCTAATTGAATTAATTTTGTTAATCTAAGTAAATCGTCCCATAATAATACCATCGCCATATCCCAATTATTTTCAATAGTAGATTTTAATACACCTTGTATATTTAAAACTTCTACTTGTGAATCAAAAGCATAAATTTGTAATGTCTTATTAGTTTTAATTAATTGTGCTTTTTCTATCATTCCAGAACTTGTATTAGTAACAATAAAATCTTGATAATTAGATAAACTACCATTAGAGTTTATAGGAAATACTTGTTTACCAAACATTCCATTAACAAATTTTAAGACTCTTAAATAAGCTATATCAGAACCATCTTCTGAAGATTGTGTTGAATCTAACGACATATACCTATAAGCAAAATCGGTAGAAGACAACTTAGCTTCTGTAGGAGAAGGCATAGTTTGATTAACATTAATACTACTAGATATAGAATTAATATCTAAAGAATTTAAAGCAATAGTTTGTAAACCTCTAGCTGATATTAAACCCACAGCCGTATTAATAGCATCTTGATTTGGCTCTGCCATTTTATATCCTATTTAAATGGATTAATTAATTTGCCTTTACCAGCGTTTAATAAAAATTTACCTAATCCATTTATTTTTTCCTGTGGTAATGCTTGAAAACTTTTTAAAATAGGTTCTAGTTTTCCAAATTGGTCAAAAAATGAATCAGAAGCAGGTTTTTGTTCTTTTTTAGATTTATATGGATCAGTCGATACTACAGAACCACTACCTTGAATACCTAATCGTTTTGCTATAGCCTGAGAGTATGAATCGTCAGTTGTACCTGACCATTTTTGAAATTCTTTAGAAAACACAATTTTAGAAGGATCACCAGTTCTTAAACCTGTTTTTATTTCTGGATATCCTCTAGAGATTGTACGAGCTATTGCTTTTGCGCCAGTTTCTATATCTGGATAATTCTGTACAGGATAACCATTATTCTTATTAAAATTAGTTGAACCTGGAACAGTTAACGTTGAAGATAATGGATTATATTTAGCTTTAGTACCTTCCTGTGCCATCCAAGAATTTAAGAATTTAAGATTAGCCTCATTTAACGGAGCGTTAAGCTCTGTTAATATTCTTTTAGCTATATCTTGATTTACATTATCCGACATTATTTCTTCTTTTTGTCCCACGCTTCAACTATACCACCAGCTTTAGCTGTATTAGCTTCTGAGTGACCAGACATTGTATTATATACTTTTGTTAATATATGGTTTAATGTTTCAATAGCTGCTCCCGAAGGATCTTGAGCATCTTTTAGATTTTGTTCATATTGTTTTCTAATAGTATCATCTAACCCTTTATCCATATTAAATAATTTACTTGAATAAACATTAAACTCTTCTGTTGTTAAAGAAAGACCACTAGCTAAATTACGTTTAATTTTATCTAATCCCTTATCATCTATATCTAAAGCTTTTTCCGCATAAGCTTTACTATCGCCTTTTAATCCTGCTAATGTTTTATATAAAGCTTGTTTTGCTTCTTTTGTAACTACTTCAGCGCCACCTTCATCTTTAGTTATACTACTTTCTAAAAGTCTTCCATTATCATCAATATATTTACCACCTAAAGATTTAAATGGAGCATAAGCTTTTCTTAATCTATCCACACTCCAATCACCCATTTCTTTAGCTCTAGACATTTCTATTTGCTGAGTTCTAGCGTTTCTGCCATATGTATCTGAATCAATCGCTCCTATAATACCGCCTAATACATCTTCATTGCCTGTATAACCTTTTCCTTGTATAAAATTAAATAATTTTCTATCAAAAGCACTTCCAGATTTTTCACTAAGACCAAGTGCTGATAAAACTGTAGATGTTTTATTATCTAACAAATCAATAACATTTTGATCTATGTTACTATTTTTCAAAGCCTTTCTAACGTCTGCTAAATAAGTTTGAGTAGTAGCTGATGTTTTAGCTTTATTTGAATAATTACCAGTATTCCATGTATCAGTTAATACTCCGCCTAATTTTTTTAATTTACTGGACCCCAATTCAGTTATAATTCCTATTAAGTGTCTAGAATCTTCATTATCAGTTCTTCGGTTAATTCCTGTAGCTTCTAAATGTTGTGAAATTCTACTAAATGGAGTACCTGCTTCTTCTTCGGACATACCTAAACTAAACAATTTATCAACTTTATCTTTTCCTAAACCTAATCTTAATACAGCTAATTGATCTTGTCTTCTATCTTGTGTAAAACCAGATCTATTTCCTTTATTTTCTAGATCTTCTCTTTCAAATTTACCATCAGATGTTATTTTCATATTAGTGTTTAAATAAGCGTTAACTTCTTCAAAATCATTTAATGAAGTAAAATTTTTATTACCAAACTTAGCTTTAATTAAAGCTGCTTCTTTACGTAAACCGGGAGTAGAATTAACAAAAACACTAGCATTAGAAATATCAACACTATCAACCTGTCTAATACCTCTATTAAATAATTTCATTGTACTTTCATGAGTCTGACCCATAAAACCCATACGCATAATTGAAGCTGATTCGGGTTCATTTCCAGCCAATCTCATAGCCTGTCTAATTCGATCATCTTTTGTAATAGTATCTAAACCTAAATAATGTTCACGACCTACTAATTGTAATTCTTGAGAAGTACCTATAACAGATCTAACCAAAGTATCTTGACTTAATGTATCCCATGTTTTATATTTACCTGATTTTTCAGCTTGATCTATAGCGCCTTGTACTTTATTAATGACTGGATAATTAAGTAAATTCATATTTAATTGACCAACCGCTGCATTACCTCCACCTAATTTTACTAAATAAGCTTTATAGTTCTCTAATGAGCCAAATCTTAAAATACCATCTACAATATCTTGAGGTCCACCTTCAGTATTTTTCTGATTAACAACTTGAGTCATACGCATAATATCTTTTTGTTTAAATAAGCCATTAGCTTGCATCATAGCAAAACCGGATAAAGTATTTTCGTAATTTGCGCCAGCAGAATAAGTATCAAAACCCATTGTAGCACCACCACGCGCAGACATAGCTTTCATACCTACTAACTGATCCATATCAATACCAGTTAAACTAGAGGTTAATGCAGATTGTTTATAGCTAGATAATAAATTATCTCCATGAATACCTGCGCCCTTAAGTTCACTCATCATTTTTACTGAAGCTTCTCTAGTGACTTTACCTATACGAGAAAACTTTTCTACAGTTTCAGATATTTTATTAATTTGACGAATAAGGCTATCTGCGTCCAGACTTTCATTAGATAACAATCCACCTTCATTAGCCGCAGTAAATAATTTTAATTTTTGAACATCAGGTTTAAAAGCATTCCCTAAAGCGTTATCACCAAAAAAGCGTGACCAATAAGGGTTTTCTTGTTCATAGAAGGCTCCATGAACTTTTGCCATATCACCAGTACCGATAAATTGTTGACCAACACCAACTCGTTTATTTTTTACATACATTTGTTGTTTAACTAAATCTTCTTTTTCGGCAAAATGTGCTTCTAAGGCACGATCTAAAACCATTCCACCAACCATAGGAATAGCTAAAGCTGGAGCTAACCCTAATCCTAAAGCACCAGCACCATAAGATAAGGCAGAACTACCAGCAAAGCCAATTCCCACTTTAGCTATTTGACTCATTCTTAATTGATTAGCATAACCCATTGTAGAAGAATATTCACCTTCTGTTAAGAATTCAGGTCTTCTACCTTGAATCAAACGACTCATAACACTATTATGAGGATCTAAACCCATCATATTAGCTATACCAAAACCAGCTTCTCTTCTGAACGAAGATTCAAGCGCCCAATTTTGATTAGGCGCAAGCATATCGTTATATCTACCAGCAGGAGACATAGCAGTAATCATATTACTACCGCGTCTACCCATATCAGAAAAAGCTGTTAATGTTCCAAGCATGGCTGTATGCATGGAATTCATTAAGTTCTGTTGAGCTAAAGCCATTGTTACTTTAGAACTATTAACAGAATTACTAGATATATAATCTGAAGATTGATTATAATTAAACTGAGGTTGAAACGGTTGTTGACCACTTTGATAAGACGAAGAAATACCAGGGATCGGCATTTGAGGCTGAAACCCTGGTGCAAACTGTTGATTCTGGCTAAAATCTGGTTGAGGTTGATCGGGCATTATTTTTCCTTCATTATCTTAACCAAATCTCTAACTTTCTTTTTATCACTTTGTTTAAACTTAATAGTAACTTCTTTAGGTTTACCATCCTTAAACTCTTCTTTATATCCTTCGATAAGTTTTTCAATTGATGTTTTAAATTTACTATTATAAAGTTTTTGAATTTTATCTAAAAGTGTAAATTTGTTAGGATCATTAGAGTTAGATGTTAATATAGCGATATCATGATATAGATCTCTTTGAATTTCCAGTTCCATTGCATGATCTTTTAGTAATAAAAATAAATATCTAACATCAATTCGCTCTATAAACTCAAACTCTTTAATTTGTCCCCGCGAAACTAGCATAGCTAGTCTTATTCCACGCGGAGACTCTAGGAGTTTTTTATACTTACCTGACTCACTAAAGCTTTACGAATAATCTCAAGAAACACATAAAGATATGTTCCATATAACTGAAGAGAAGCTTCAGCTTGTGTTCCTAAAAATTCCATTCTATCTTCAACGGTCTTTTCACGAAGATTGATAGGATCATTATTAATTTCTATATACGATAAATAGTTAGCGAGATTCAATTTATTTAAGTGTTGATCAAACATCGTAGAAGAAGCATCGTTATCACTAGCCCACTTCTTCATAGAAGATAGTAACACCATTTTCTGATCATCTGAAATCGTAGTAAATGTAAGTTTAAGCTTACTACCAACATTAAATGTCTTAGTCCACGACATTAAAGCAATAATTGAATAGAATGAATCATCTAACTCTTCTTGTGAAGTCTTATAAAGTAATTGGTCATCCTTAGAAAGAATTTTAAACTGTAACTCTGGATCAACTTTCATACTTCCATCTTGATTAACGTCTTGATCTGACATTTTTGTCTCCTATGACAATTGTGCGATAGGGGCAAATCCCCAATCAGCTTGAATACCAAATGATACCACATGATCAGTGGTTAGACCGCCATTATCTATAAAATAAGGCATATTCAACGGATCACTAGAATATCTACATATTTCAAAAGTCAAAGCACTTGTATAAATCTGTAATCCAGCAAAAGGTTTGCTTCCAAGGAGGTTTGATTGAAGTTGAGTATCAAACGGTAAACTGAAGCCTAATACAATATCAGTTCCACCACTATTATAAATAGGATAATGTAATGTGCTAGTATTTAATAATGCCCATAAATCTAATGCTAGTATTCCTGGGTTTAAATTTAAAATATAAACATAAATTTGTGCTTCTAATTTTGTTAACGTATTAGGAATTGTAATACTAGAAGCTAACGGATTCAGTGATGTATTTAAAAAATTATAAATACTAGGATTATACAAATCAACCGATACGTTAAGCGTTTGTAAAATACTCGTATATTGTGCTTCAAAAAAAGCTATTTCAGATTGAGTAGGATAACGAACCATTTGATTGATTTTACTAACATCATCAACCGTATAACCAGTAGGATCACTTAAAGTAGGTAAAGTTCCTTGTAGTACATAGTAATCACCATTATCATTATAAATATCAGGTACACTAATCATTTGACAACCATTAGGATTAGATAATGTAGGAGTAACAACCCCTGGCTGTGTAGGATCTAAAATCAACGTATGACTAGCTGCATAAGTGTTTAAAATAGCAGGTCGATTAATTGCTCGTATGAAATCATCAAATGCTACTTTCATTTGCATTATAGGACTAGGCGCAGATGGTACTTTAGTAAAAATACCATTCTTAGTAGCATAACCAGTAATAGAGTTATCGTCTATTTCATCATGTTTACCAGAGACGGAAGTTTGAATAACCCAATCACCGCCATTAATAATAAGTTGTCCTGTAATATTAGAGCCAGGACATAAACTAGGCATATCAAAAGTAGCACCTAACTGAAACGCTCCAAAGTTATTAGCAGAGAAGGTAATATAACCAGCTTCACTAGCTGTAAATATCGTAGTCCATTCAGTAATATTGTGAATACCTAAAAGTTTCGCATTATTTAGTTGATTTAATAATGTAGTTTTTGTCAAAGAATCATAACTAGTAAATATTCCATTATTATTAGTGATTGTAAAGTTACTCAATGCACCCGGATTAATACCTCCAGGATTAATAGGTATGGTTAAATCTATATTTTTAACAGCAGCTAATTGTGTTCTTAAATTAGTAACAGCACTTTGTAAACTAACTTGCATATTTTTATTACGTTGAATCCTATTAACAGTACGATTAAACATATTTAAGATACATAAAAATGAATTCAATAAAGAAGTCTGCATAGCTTTCATATGATCTTTAGAAAACTGAGCCTTAACACTATTAACCTGTTTTTCTAAAGCTAATGTTTCATTATATAAAGCGATAAAATCTTGATATGCATAAATTCTTAATATAGCCTGCATAACACTGGCTTCATTTTTAAGTTGATCACCTATCGTTTGCATTTGTGTAATTAAACGATTAGCGGCTATAATATCAGACATAATTAACTGTTCAATATTATCAATTAAAGCCAATATAGCCGTAATCCAACCATTAATTAATTCGGTAATTTGTTGAATAAGCATGATACCGCAACGCATATAACCAATAGCTTTTTGAATCCATTTTGTAATAGTAGTCGCCAAGAGTGGTTGTCTAGCACCATCATTAGCTTGACTTGCAACCCAGCCTTCAATAGCTCTTAAGATATCATTTTTCTCTTGTATAAGACGTTTCATAACCGGATCTAATGATAATGATTTAATATCCTTACTCATATCTAAATTATTATAAGTATTTAAGAAATCAATATCTAAATTACATGATTTAAAAGGTAATTCTATTTTATTTTGAGGTACACGTTGACTTAGAGCCGCAGTAGGGTTCGATATGACTGAATTATCAATAGTATTAGAACTGTATGCTTTTTGAATAGATTCTACTATATTATTACCAGCAGAAGCTACTTGACTATCTAACGATTCAGACATTAAACACCAGGAATAGTTACATCAGAACTATTAATATACTCAGCTAAAGGTACATCATGTTTTTGAATATGATAACGTAACCCTAATACACATTCTCTAATAATTGAATCTTTATCACTTTTATCAAACATAAGTGGTTTAATGAATACTTTAAAGAAATTATGAAGAGACTCATGATCTAATTGATGAATTTTTAAACCAGGATAATGAATCTCTTTCATTAATTCTTCTTCTTCAAACAAATCATTATTTAAACTATTAAGAACTTCTATACAATTAGTAAAATATTCCTCACGATTCGTAATTTTATCTAATTTAAGAATTTTATTTAATATTTCAATATGACCTTCATCTATATAAGCAATACTAGTTTTAGGTAATTCCATATTTCTCCTTTCTTTAAACACTTGAACCGCAACTGGCTTTTTATAATGAAGCACAGCCATCATATGTGTCCACATATTAACTCCAATCTACTGGCCCTAACAGAAGAAACGATTCAGGGTGTTGTAAATATGTTCCAGGTTCCACAACAGAAGGATATTTACACCAATCTGTATTCTTTGTTAATTTTAACATTAATGCGACCATTCCAGAACAATCAGTTAATTCTTTCTCATAGTACTTTCGGACTATAGGTTTATAAGTCCAATAACCAAACGAAATTCTACCCATACCATGATTAAGTAAAGAGTCAATAATCGTAGAGTAACCATAATTCTCTCTACGGAACATCTTTTTATCATCTTGCTCAGGTATGGGAAATAAAGGACGCACAACAATGATATCTTCTCCAGTTAATTCATAATAAAACTTTAATAAGGAGTGTGTACGTTCTGATAATTGCTCTAACACATATTTAATACGATCAACTTCCCATATAATTGAAGCATGTTCTACGTCGGCTCCAGTAATAAAATGAATTCCTCTAACAATAAAACTTGATCTACGTAAATTATGTTTATAAAGTAATACATCACCATGCATTAAATCACTTGATTTAATCATATTTTTACATCCGTATCATGTAGTGTTGCAGGGGCTTGAATAGAATGCGAAATAACTGCTACAGAGTTAACGTTATTACCATTTAAATTAACATCTTTTAATGCAGTAATACCATAATGACCTTCTACAATAACTGTATAATCTCCCGATATCTTCTCTAAAACCGATACTACATCACCTAAGTTATTAATTGTTTTCTCATATATAGCTGTATCATTGTTATAAATAGTATCTGAACTACTTCCATCAGGCGTAAACATTAACTCACGTACTAATTTACCAGTTTTAGGATCAGTAAAATCAATAAACAAAGCACCTGAATTAACCATATCTATTGTAGTTGCATTAATACGATTTCCGTTACTATCTTTAGGTCCATACATTAAAGCTAATGAATGACCTTGAGCAACTATCTCATAATCACTAGATAATGAAGAAGCATTCTTCATCTTACTATTCATAGCATCTTGTAAAAAGATAGATAAACGAGTGGTATTCTCACCATCCACATTTACTGAATAAAATCTAAAACCACTTGCCAATATCTCAATATTACGTGATATCCAACGAGTATAGCTTTCGATTTTCATAAATATCATTTGACATAATGGAGTAACACCTATTTTTGTTAAACCATTTCTTAATAACCCAAGGAATGCACCACCTTTAGCTATTAATAGTTTGTCTCCTGGCATATATTTACTATAAGGCCCTAAATCTAACGTAGGAACACCGTCACTATCAACAGGAGTTACAGTATAAATCTTTTCTAAATTAGAAGAACCATCAGGCATTAACTTAATTACACAAGTATCACCTGAACATGGATGATGAATCTCTCCAGAAGCATCAACATTGATTTTTAAGTATTGACAATTAGTTATAAAACGTAAACCATCCTGACTGATAGCATCAAATACGTTATTAACAGTATCCACAAAATTAATTGTAGCGTTTACATATGTCATAGATTGAGAATCTGGAAACAAACTCTTATTATCCAATTATACACCTAATATATGTTCGGCTAAAAACGACTGAGCCTTATAAGTCAGTTCAACCTCAACTATAACAGAATCTCTACATTTAAACAAGACTAACCCTTCTCTATTAAGTCTCATAAAAGCATTATGAGTTCTAACATAGCTAAGATTATATTTATCGAGAAAATAAGTATCAAATTTTACTTTACCATTCATATTATCCATTATTGTTAATAGTTTATAGTCTAAATCGCTCATAAACTTTGGAACATATATAATAGGCATTTCAATCCTCTATTTGATCTTCTATTAATTGTAGCATAGAAGTAGGTAACTTTTCTTCCTTCCTAGCTTTGGTATACACGCGCTCGTCTTTTAATCTAGGTCTTCCTCTTAATCTCTTTTTGGAAGCGTTAGCTTCCAAGGAAGGGAGCATTACATTAGTATCTACGTGAGACTGAATTATATCATTAAAAGCTTTCATTTCTTGTCTTAAAATATTAGATACCAACTGACGAAGGCTCTGTTCACGAATCTGACCTAAAGCTTTTAAATAAATAAACTCATCAGGAGTAAGATCTAAATTTATCATCGATTGCCATAATTTGTGCTTATTTTCGCGTTTTTTCATAAAACCTTCCAAGATGAACAAATTGAATAAAAACCTTATATAATATATATAATAATATATTAAAATAAGATATATATTATATATTATATATTATTTTAAGAATAAATTAAGTAAGAAGTATCTTAATATTTATAAGTATAATGGTATCAAGTGTTTCAGATGTTACACTTCGTCACAGACTTTCTACACTAGGTTTTAGAGTGATTTGTACGCATAAGTCCCGCATAACCAGATATATGTATTAGCCTGTTTCCGTGTCACATGCCACGACCGTAAAAGCACACATCGCGCACACACATAGCGCACACACACACATACGCGAGGGACCATTTCACCCTCTGAAATGTGACACAGTGAGAGACAAGTTTAACTATATGATTTGAAGCCAACTTAGCTTTCATGACCACTCCATTTTCCAGTGTAGAAAACGTGTGACGAAGTGTAACAAATGTAACACCGACCAACAAAAAGCCCCGCAACTGCGAGGCTTTACAGGAGTTAGCTCGATTTTGGGAAGGAGGCCGGTTGCTCATACCATTGAGGATATCACGGTCAGGCCAGCAACGGAAATGGTAAAAAATAACAGGTATACACAACCATGCAGAAGCGTTACACTGTATACCTTAAGAAAGAGAGGTTGATATGTTTAATTTTTTACGAAAATTGAGAGAAATAGTTAAATATTACGATATGATGAATGAATCTAAAGAAAAATATGTCAGAGATAGATTTAATACGATTTCTAACGAAGTAAGTGAACTTAAAAAACTTATTAAAGAACGAACTGAAATAGATATGGATATTGGTTTTCACGAACCAAGTACAGTAATTATAATTGGTCGATATAAAGGGCAAGATTATGTTAAAGTAAATTATTTACATGATAAAGATTTAAATTATATCATCGATTATATAAAAGAATTAGAAAGATTCGGTAATTTAATCAAGATTGATGCACCTAGAGGATTTTCTAAGATTATTAGACAAGGGATAAAGTTATGAAGATCTTAGTTCCGGTATTAGCGTCAAATATTGTTATAGATAGAAAAAATATTTATATCAACTAGGAAGTAAATTATATATAGCAAAGATAATTAGTCACAACAATGACATAGCTTCAATTATTTTTAATAAAGATACAAATTCAGATTTTAATGATGCAAATATTGTTAATTTAAAATATTTATTTGAATTTCAAGTAATAGACACAAAAGAATAAAGGATGAATATGAGCGTTATCCAATTTAATCAAAATCTCGAATCAATTTATTATCGTATGAATACATATGAAGATATGAGGAATCATAATCGTATTGAAAAACTCTTTAATATAGTAGAAGAAACAAAGGACTTTCGTTTCTTTATTCCTTTATTCTTATTTAAAGACTTTGATGCGATGTTCTTTATTAGTCACGCTCAAGCTTACTTTCCTAAACTAGCCGACCTATCAAAAAGCCTCTACACACGCACCAGAAGGATAGCTTTGGGAGTGAAACAGTCTCAAAAGAACATGCTAAAGGTAGCATCTTATAGGAAAGCGTATACACCAAAAATAGATTGCATGAACTTCTTGGATACTTCACAACTCATACCAGATACGCTACTTGCACCTATTAACGCTTACAAGATGGAATCGGACTTTTTCTATGAACACTTACCCTATTTCAATCATTTTGGCCCGATCTACCTAGCTATAAAAGATAAGACAACCACGCAAGGAAAGAAAAAAGATTGGGAGTCGCTACCTATCGAAGAACGTAAAATTTGCAGTAATAACTGCCTGATTGAATATTATATTTACACCGGCACCTTCCCAATCGAAGGCAAATTCCTTAAGGCAACACCAAAACATAATGCTATGTATCTAAAACCATCAGTTCAAGGCTTACGCGCCGCAATTAGAGCTAAAGACCTAATACTCCTTGGATTAAATCTTTCAGAATACGAAAAGCTTCCTCTAACTTTAAAAAAGGTTAAAATGAGCTATATTAGAGAAAATTATGCAATTATTAAACAACACACAAAAAGATGCGATCTACCTTATTTAAACGCTTGGCGAAAAGCTGATCTCTTATTTAAGAAAGAAAATTCCGATCTTATTTCTGATGATTTAAGTTTGGAGTATTAATTATGGCACAAAACGATGATATGATTAAAAATTGTGCCGCTTATGAATTATCTAAGATTCCTAAAAAGCATTTAGATCCAATTTTATTACAACAAATAGATGATCTTAAATCTCAAGTAGAAAAACTTACAATAATGGTTAATCAGCTTTATTATCCTTATAGGAGCGATAAAGAATGATAACTCCCCAAGAATTACGACAATATCTACCTCAAAATTTTAACATTCATAATAGATATTATAAATTAACATACGTTGAAGATCATGATGATAAATTTGCGATTGATTATGTAGGTTTTACAGAACGAACAATGTATCTATATAAGAATGATATTAGAGAACAAATTAATCAAAAACAGTATTGTATAGACACAATAACTAGATACATTCATGGGAGATAATAATGAACCAGCTAACTTATAGAATGTTAAACGAAGATAAGGTAACTGTTAATAAAATGATTATTGAAATGGTTTTTGCTGGAAAAGATATAAGTTTAGTTTATACTAATGTAGTATTTTATAAAGGTAAAATAGTATCCTTTGAATCATGTAATCAATCAGGAGAAACTAAATGATCATTATCCATCCCTCTAAAAACGCAGACACAAGATCATGTGATTTTAAAAATGTCACAAAAGAACAATTATTAGACAGTAGTATTCAACATATTACTGATGTAAATAAAGGTTTAGAATTCTTTCAAGACGAAATTGAAAAAGCAATTACTTTTCATGATTATGATAAAGTATCAGGAATCGACCTTTTCCATAAAGAATTCATTACAGGCTTTGCCACAACGGAGTGGTGGGACAATCACCGTAAAGTTAATCGCCATCATCTTCTAGTTGATGATGGTATCCCTTCCGATGTTAACTTGATCGATGTTCTAGAAATGATCGTTGATTGTGTTATGGCAGGTAAAGGACGAACGGGAATAGTTTATCCATTAGGCATTAAACCAGAAGTATTAATGCAAGCCTTTACAAATACGGTCGAATTATTAAAGAATAATGTAGAGGTAGTAGAATGAAAAAAGCTATTTCATCTAATTGTAAAGATCCAGAAAATCATAGTAAGAAAAAATGTTGTTGTGGTGGTCATTCTATTAATGCTAAAAAACCTCGTAACAAAAAACATAAAGCAATTAAGCCTACTTTATTAATGGAGGTTAAATGACAACCAAAGAAGAAATTCTAAAAGCTTCAGAAGAGGTAGATTGGAATCAATTACTAGGACATAACGGACCACCTTGTTTTCATGTAGAAAAGAACCAATTCTGTCTTAGAGCCGATTACTGGCCTGGACACGAATCTATGCATAAATTCGTTTCTTTAAATACTCTTCTTAAAAATATGGAGCCTTAGTATGTTTTTCACTCTAATTCAAATTATATTTGAAGGTGGAGAGATAGAAGAATTTGAACCTAAAGATGGAATGACATTAGATCTAATGTTAACCGAAACTAAAGTTGTTGTAACTGAAGTTTTTCCAACTTATAGAAGACAAACAGTTATTCCTTTATCTAAAATCAACAGAGTAATCAGTTGCGTTAATAACTAGGAGCTAATATGTCAATCCAAGAATCCGGCGAATGCCCTTTACCTAACGGCAACACTTTAATTTGGAAACTAAACGAAGCAGGTGGCCGAACTTACTATTCTACAGAGATTGGTGGTGGTGTAGTAGTTTGGGATACTTGTTTATGCGATGAGTCTACATTACGAGCAGCTTTAATGATGGAAGAAATGTTTGATAGGGAATTTAAAAATAAGAGAATTAAAGATTTAGAAACTAAAGTAGAAGCTTTAATGAAATTTGGAGGTAATTGAATGAATATTCATGAAACAACAATTAGTAAAAAACAGTTTTTTACTCGTTTAGATGAACAAGAATTACATAGAATTATTTTAGATGCAGTAGTTAAAGAAGCTAAACTTCTTCATAAGAATGTAGATGCTGTAAAAATTTATATTAGTACCAATTCATCAAGTACAAGAGCCGCAATTCCATACGCTGAAGTAACAATAGACGTTAAGTTAAACACAGAAGCGGAGGTAGTAACATGACAAACATTTTCTGTAACACATGTAAATGTGTAATGCCACATTCTAGTGATGGTCGATGTTCTGGTTGTGAAAATGCTAGAGATTTAAATAGATTAGAGACTTTAAAGAAAATGACGTTAGAACAAAGAGTTGCAATATTAGAAGAACAAGTGTTAAAATTAAGTAAAGGTGATAGGAGACTTTAATGAAATTTTGTGATAATCACTGGACTATGTTAAGAAAAGCTATCGAAGATAGAAATTTAATGCATTTAGTAGCTAAAAGCGGCAATGAAGCAGCGGTTAGACTTACGGAAGAATTAAAATGTAAAGAAGCGCCTTATGATCCATTAATGAATTGTCATTGGATGATAGTAAATCAAGCATTAAAATGTGGTGGTTTATATTTAATATCTAATAATGATTATTGCCCTGTTTGTGAAGCAATGAAGAACTTAACTGGTTCTGATCCTAATGGAAAAGTATGGACAGAACAAGAAATCGAAAAAGAATGGATTGAAGGTCCATCAAACGCAGCATTAGAATATTGTAAGGAGCATAATCTTTTATGAAACGCCTATCTAAAATTCTATTTCAAACACAAGATAACAACATCTTCTTTTGGTGCCCAGGTTGTAACGAATCTCATAACGTTCGTATTGAAGGCGAACATAAATGGGAATACAATCAAAATGTAGATAAACCTACGTTTTATCCATCTGTTCTAGTATCATGTTCAGGTGGTATTCCTACTGCACGTTGTCATTCATTTGTTAAAGATGGTCAAATTCAATTTTTAACTGATTGTACACATGAATTAGCTGGACAAACAGTAGATTTACCTGAATTACCTGAAAGAGTTAGATATTATGAAGAAGATTAAACTATCTAAAAATCAAGAAATCATTTTAAATTATATTAAAGAACAAGGTGGTAAACACGTTTATATTGGTATAACTTTAAAAGCGAATTGGTGTGCTGGATGGGATTGGCATGAAGTAGAACGACCACTTAAAGGATTGATTAAGCGAGGAATTCTTACAGTAACTAGTAAATCGTTTTATCATTTAGTAGGACAATAACATGGGGCACTATTTCTCAGAAATGTGTTGTGAAACATGTGGCAATTTACCATGTAATTGCTCTAAACCTATTAGAAAAGATCTAAGTTATTATTATATAGAAATTGACGTTAATATTTATTCAGCTAGAATTTATATTGATAAAATTTATACTAATACTCTAAAGAAAGAAAAATCATATCAAACCGAAGAAGAGGCTAAATCACATTTAAAAGAAGCAATTCTTGAAAAAATACAATCCGAAGAAAAGAAACATGAAACGAAAATAAGACATTTAATGAATCTTTTAGAGGCTAATCAATGCCCAAAATAAATATCGGTATAGGAATGCCAGCAATTCTACATTTAGATGAATTTGGTTCACAAGTATGGTCAGCATTTGGTAAACCGGCTTATTTAGTAGGTTCAGCTTTATATGGCAAACAATGGCGTGATGTTGATGTTCGTTTAATATTAGATGACGAAGAATATGAAGCCTTAAAATTAGGTAATCCAAAAGACCCACACCGTAATGGTAAGTGGGTCGCTTTAGTTATGGCTTTCTCAGCGTTAGGTACAAAAATGACGGGCTTACCTATTGATTTTCAAATACAACAACGTTCATGGGCAAACGAAAAATATGACAAAGAACGTAATCCAATCGGTTTTATTGATCTAAGAATAGCTAAACCAGATAAAGTTTAACCTTATTGACAATAACCCTTCCATCTGACATAATCATTAAACAGGTGTCAGATGATCCCGATTAAAAACTTTAAAGCTAAAAAGATGTTTTTGGCTAAAGAGGCTACTCTTATTAAGAATTTCAAAATGCCATTTATAACTATTCTTAATAGTAAGAAAACTAAAAAGAAAGTGAAATGACTCAAGAATTTTTCATTAACCCAAACTCAAACTTAAACCCTTTTCAACTAAAAAAGGAACGTAAACCGTATTGGTTCTTTATGCCAGGATCATCTATTGTTTCTTTTCCTGATAATGGTTTACCAAATATCTTAGCTAATATGAATTTAGGAGATACCGTTAATAAAAACAACGTCTATTATACCGACAAGTATAGTAATACAGTTATTAGAACTAATTATTTAAATCAATCACCTTCTATTGTGGGTGATTATTCTATTTTTATGACCAATAACGATACAATAGAATACGCAGAGTATATAGCTGCATCTAACTCAAAAATTTATGTATTAGGTACACAAGGTACATTGTTATCACGAAATATTAGTACTTATAATACAACTACATGGAATATAGCTTTTGTTGATATTTTTAATGTACTAGCTATTATAGCGTTAAATGATGGTGGTTTCTTTATTGTACGTAATAACAATGACGGAACTATGATTATAGAAGATTGGTCTACAGGTTCTTTAAGTAATACGATTATTCTAGCAGGTTATCTGATAGTTTCTAAAAAAGATTATACAGGTAATATTTTATCTATATTAACTTATGATCAAACAAATAGTAGTTTATTTTATGCATATATCTTAGATTATACTAATAACACATTAACATTAAAATATACATGGAATTTACCTACACCTGCACCTTATGATACGTCAGGTTATGATACAGATCCAATAGATTTATCATTTACTCAATATGTTATCGATAATACTATACATGATATGCTTTATGTATTTCAGTCTGATCATTCTATTAACTTCTTTTTTAGAACCATTGATTTAACCGCACAAACAGAAAATGTAAGTATAGCAAACTCTAATCAATATATAGAATTATCACTTGAGAATAATAGACAGTTTGCCGTTTATGCTACAGCGGGTATACGTGAAACATTTGGTTTAGATTTAATTATATCTGCACCCTATCATGGAGGCGGTGAATGAGTAGTGTTGTATGGGATGTTAGTTATGTTTCTCCTTGTCCTTCAGATGATTATCCTCCTACTATTTATGGTGATTATGTAAACAACCTGTATGAAGTAGGTAAAAAAGTCATTCTTCCTTCTTCTAATTATGCTAGTCATTTACGTTATGATCGAATTAATAATTTCTTTTATTTTGATTATAATGCTCCATTAACTAATGATATTAATATTAATAGTTCCTTATATAGTATTTATTTTGGTACTCAAGGTTTAACATTAACGGTTTTAACTCAAGCTTATACGGCTTCTGGTCCTAGTTCTATTGGTATTCTTGCACAAACTACACTTAGTAATCCTAATTATATTTATAGAGTTAATATTTTAAATACACAAATCATTTCTGCTGAAATTTATAATTCTACCGATAATGTTAATTATCCAGGCTCTATTATAAACGGTAAACTTTCTATTCAATTTAATGAATTTGCAACATTACCATCAAGTATAGATAGTGACGGTAATGTTTATTATCCACCTATTTTAGGTGTTTATGATTCTTTATTTTATACATGTTTTAATAATCGTAATGATTTAGAATTAGGCGCTACTAATGATGCGTTTAGTTTAGTAGAAAAAACCATCCTTAATGAACCTTTACCAAATCATCTTTATAAAATTAATACTAATCTCGATCAATTTGTAGGTTCTAATCTTAGAGTATTATATGAAAAAGATAATATTAATATTTTTAATTCTAATGGTAATGTATTAATCGTTTCTCAAGGTGATCAAACTTTCGTAGATGGATGTAAACCATTTAGTTTATTTGTTGTTCCTTATGTTGGTCAAATACTAGCTATTCGTAAAATATTAAGTACCTACTATTTATTTATAGTAGATTCTATTTCATCTTCAGCCGGTAATACAGGACATTTGTACGTAGTAACAACTACTGATTTTATTACTTATACTGAATTAACAACTAGTTTCTCTAATGTATTTAATGTTATTTTTAGTAATTCAATAATGTTTGACGAAGAAACAGGTTATGCTTATTTATATATAAGCGATTTAAATGTTATATATGTTTCTTCGGTTGATTTTACAACGTGGACTCCTATAGCTACTAACTATGCAAACATTATTGGTGTGATTAATAGCGTATTTTTTATCGTAGATACGATAGCTGGAACAATTATAGATAATGGTAATATTGTTAGAACTATGATTTCTACCAGTCGAAACTTAATTGATGATAAAACGCCTATTTTTACATCTGATAATCATTTTACTAAAATAACTCAAGATAAATCTTATTTCAAAAAATGTGGCAATGTATACGTATACACAATAGCCGTAGATTATTTTGATCCAAGTCTAATAACTAGTTTTACATCAATACAACTTGGATTAAATCTTCAATCAAAAGATTTAGGCGTTACGTGGAGTCAGCAAGTATTTAATACATTAACTCCTACTAATGAAACCTTTAGTCAAATTGTCAGATACAGTTTTCAAGACGATGGTATTTATTTAGGTGTCATGCAAGGCGCTTCTTCAACAGGATTAATAGTAGGTGATTATTATACATGTAATGTTGCTTGTACTTTTAATGTCTATAAAGCTGCTTATAATTCAGTAAGTGGTTATTGTGATATTATTAGTTTAGTTAACTCACCTTTTACGGTTACTACTGGTTTTTCAGATATTCTTTCACAATATATTTTAAATGATATAACAGCTTATGTAGCAAATGGTTTTAGTGTTTTCAATTTTACTGATAGTGAATTCATGTATATTCCAACTAATTTAGGGTTTCCTTCTTTAAGTCATTATCAATTTTGTATGGGTAATCCTGTTGGTGCCGCTATTACAGGTGTTACAGTAGCTCCTTCATCTTATACAATTAATTCAGGAACAACGCATCAATTTACTGCTACGGTTACAGGAACAGGTCCATTTAGTCATGTAGTTAGTTGGTCTTGTATTTATGGAACAATTAATAGTAGTGGTCTTTATACAGCACCTTTAACTGGCACTACTGATACAATTACAGCTACATCTTATCAAGATAATACTAAATCAGGAACTTCTTCTATTACTATTAATGTGGAGGCTAGTGTGGCTTTATCTCCAAGTGGTCCTCAAACTATTAATACAAGTCAAGAATTAGCTCTTACAGCAATAGTAACTGGTATTTCTAATACAAACGTAACTTGGACAGTTGATGGTATTCCTAATGGTAATAGTACAGTTGGTACAATTACTGAATTAAATGGTAATAGTGATACTGTTACTTATCTGGCTCCTGTTAATGCTGGCGCTCGTGTAATTTCAGCTATAAGTGTTGCGGATACTTCTAAATATGCTACAGTTACTATTAATGTAACAAGTGTAGCTACTGGTCCTCTTATTACTAATGTCCATTATTTAAATTTAGCTGAAACAAGTATTGATATTGCCTGGGATTTGAGTGAAGTAGGTACTGGTCAAGTCATGTATAGTACTGATCTTACTTATAATCTATTAAGTACTCCTGAATTAAGTTTTAACTATTCTTCTCATGAACAACATTTAAGCGGATTGACTCCCAATACACTTTATCATTATAAAGTCAAATCAGCCGATCAATTAGGTAATATAAGTATTTCAGGTGATAATACATTCCAGACAGCAAGTAGTGTTTCTAGTATTACTAGTGTTTCAATTAATCCATCTTCTACAACTGTTTATTTTAATGAATCTCAACAGTTTATCGATACAGTAACAGGTAATGGTTCCTTTAATACCACCGTAACATGGACTTGTTTACATGGAACGATTACAAGTAATGGTTTGTATACTGCGCCTGCTAGTGGTGTTGCGGATTCTGTTACAGCAACTAGTGTTCAAGATAATACTAAATTAGCAAATGCTGTAATTACTTTAACAACAGCACCTACTGGTACTAGTGTTAAAGATTCACCTTACAATGCTACTGGTAATGGTATTACCGATGATTCAGCCGCAATTCAAGCGTGTTGTGATGCTGTAGCCGCTATAGGAGGAACAGTTATCTTTCCTCCTGGCATTTATATGATTAATTCTAATTTTAGTTCAAGTCATTCTGGTTTACGACCTGCACAAAACTTATCAGGTGGTCGTAGCATGACTCTTGATTTAACTTCTGGTGCAACTCTTAAAGTATTTGTTAATAATTTTGATGCTTATACTATTTTTACATTCGCAAGTAGCTCTAACGTAACGATTAATGGTGGTAATTTCGTAGGTGATAGCCCGTATCCAACTCACCATTCTTCTTCTTCAGATGGACAAGACGGAACTTGTATTTATCTTTACGGAACAAACAATATAACATTGAATAACGTAAATTGTTCCTATGCCTGGGGTGATGGCATTCTCGTTGATAATAATGCTACCAATACAACAATAAATGACTGTAACTGCCAGCATAATTGGCGTTCAGGAATGTCTGTTGTTTCTGCTAATGGCATGACGGTTACTGGTGGTATTTATTCAAATAATGGTGGTTTAGCTGGTGCGGGTGGTGGTATTGATCTTGAGCCTAATGTTACTCAAACGGTTAGTAATATCGCTATCACAGGAGTAACAGCTTCCAATAATCTTGGTTGTGGTATTTCAACTGGTGGTCGTGATTTACATAATACTTCTAATGTAACTCTTACTAACTGTACAACTAACGGAAATGGTCTTCAAGGTATCTATTGCAATGATTCTACAATTAATTCTTCTATAACTGGTTGTACTTCTAATAGCAATGCTAGTAACGGTATTGAACTTGGTGAATATACTAGTTCTTATTATGGAACAGAGAACTTTACTGTGATTGGTAATCATTGTTCTAGTAATCATGGTTATGGTATAGAAGTTTCTCATGCCCTTAACGCTACTGTAACCGGAAATGATGGTTCTAGTAATACACTAGGTTCCGGCGTTTATAACGGTGGTAGTAATAGCGGTTGCACTCTTTCTCCTAACGCTATTGTATGATCGATGTTTTAATAATTACCAAAGAAAACGATCCTTACTTAAACAGATGTTTAAGTAGTTTACCTAGTGATCCAAGAATTTCCTTACATACATTATACTTGTCTAATAATCCTACATTAATTGAAACGCCTGGATCAACATATAACGTCGCATTGCAATATTGTAATAATCCAATATTTACGATTATTGATTCAAGTGATTATTACCTATCAAATATATTTGAAGGTTTCTTTGAATTTTTAAAATATAAATCGTTTGGTCTTATTTATGCAGATTCGATTAATCAACGTAACGGCAAGTTAAATCCATTTAGTCTTTTACCTAATACCGATGAGAACATGTTAGGTATTAATCCAGTAAGAAAACCGATTTTCTACAATCGTAAGATCGTTGATTACCTGTTAAGATTTGACAATAATAGTTTTATGCCTGAATACGATATGACCTTGAAAATTTGGGAAAAATTCCCTATTGTACGCTATCCTGTACCAATGATCGTCACTAAAAGAACAAGTGTTACGGATGAAGATTTAGATAAAGTTATTTATGATCATAAGATCAGAGTGTCCAAAAGGTTCATGTTTACAGGTCCGAATCAATATCCGTTTGGGCTACTGGACCCAATTATATGATATCAAAGCATCCAATTATTCGTGATAATATTTTAAACTATCTTAATAATGAAGACTATTTTGGTTTTACTGCAAACGCTATCATTCGTCAAGAACGATTAGTTATGGGCGCGGGAAATGCGAAAGCTTTTCGAGATTACATGCCTAATCTTGATTTAGCAATAGCAGAAGAAATTCAAAAATTAGATAATCCCTATTATTTAGCTATTGTAAGATATTTAACCTATAATATCTTCGCGTTTCAGACAAAGACTCATTATTTGAATAAAACCCCGATAAGTCTAGTAGTAGGTTCTTTAAACAAGCTTGAAGAATTTGCCAATAATCATAAACATACCTTTTTCCATTTACCAATTCCAGGTATAGGCTATGGCGGTCTAACTAAGAACATGGTTATTCCATTGTTAAATAACGTAAACTTAAATAATCTTATTTTATACGAATATCAGTCGCCTCCCCGTTAACCGCGTGAATGTTCATCAAAGGAGCCTAACACGTAGCTTGTGTTAGGCTCTATTTTATTGTAATTTCATATAATAATCTGTTATAAGAAGTATAAGAGAACTATATTATCTACGCGAATAGCCTACGCCTAGATAATTTCCTTTATTTAAGCTACAGGAGTCTATCATGGCTGGACGTAAGGAATCAGATCGTCAGAAAGAGCTTGAAATTCATCAAATCATGACCTCAATGTGCGTGAGTTATACTCGCGCTGTTGAGTTGCATCAAGAGTTTAATAGAATAGATAGCGGAAAGGATTTGGTTTTCGCTAACATCTAATAACCGCGATCCCTGCATATCTGGTACGATATGTGGGGATCGCAACTTTGGAGCCGTGATGACTTTCATCATATCGATGTACATGTAATGAAAAGTGATAATCGCCACAATTGGATTATCAGTAAACCAAGTTCTGTATTACTTGCTATAATTAGTGATTTATTTTTTTATAATGATGAACAAATGACAGAAAGTGGTCTATATCTTCAACATTTTTCAAAAACTGGAATTCGTATTGAGTTCCTTAAACCTAAAAAGATGAATGATGCTATAACATTTTTAAATGAATACGTCAATTCTCACAAGATCATCAAAAAGGCTCGTAAAATAGTTAATACTCAAACTCGATGGAAACCTCTACGCTAACAACGTAGGGGGTTTCCACCCCCCTTTAACATTCTTTTTAGATAGGTATCCAATGCATGATGAATATCTAATCGTCTTAGTTATGCAATCCGCTAACGTAGATAGAGAAAAAGCACTCGATCTAATTTATATGGTTAAAACTATTATTAAATATCCAAAACATAACTCTAAATATAAAACACCACCTACATGGCAATTAGCAAATCAACAACTTAAGGCAGAACATTTACTGCTTCAGCAAGCAAACGAACTTAAAGATGGTTTATGCATCGGATTTAATCGTTCAATGACATTGGCGAGAGAAATAAACTACACTCTTACCTATGTCTCACAACGGAAATGAGCCTATGAAACTAACCATTCATGAGGCGGCAAGCTTCATGGGCATCAGTTTAACCATAAGCGTTGACGACCTTAAATCCCGCTATAAAGATCTTGCTAGAACTTATCATCCAGATATCTGCAAAGATAAAGATGCAGAAGAAAAGATGAAAATGCTAAACGTATGCTTTGATTTATTGGAAAATAAAGTTCCAATTAAAGATACGTATAATCCTAGTTTTAAGAGTGGTTTTACTCGTAAACCAACACCTGAAGATCAACAAAGATTCGAGGATCAAGTAGAATTTGATTTTAATCAATTTGAATTTGGTAAGTTTAAATCAAATCATGACTTTTTTGATAAATTCTTTGAAAGACACTTTGAAGAAGATACAAAGAAAACTTTCTTCGGTAATGCTAGGAATGCAGGTAAAACACAGCAACAAGAAGGTATTTGGCGTCAATCAAATAACCGTGATTGGCAGAAAAAGAAAGGTGATAATACGGTTTTCGTTAAATTCAATATAACGATTGACCAATATTATGTTTCACAGGTAATTAAAATTGGTGATGCTCCACCAATGACAGTTACTCATGATAAAAAATTCAGCAAAGCCGAAGATGCTATGAATTATGCTGATATTACCATTTTTAAAGATAAAGAAACTCAACCAACAAGTGAATGGACGAGAATTCTTGATAATTTAGAAAAACGTAAGAATCTCACTACGGTTAAGATTAAACGTAATGGTGTTTTCTATTGTGTTAATATCATCATCGGTTCTAATAGTTTTATGTTTCCTGAACAATATCAAACTGAGCAGGAAGCAATGGACTATGCAGACATAAACGTTTTTAGCGATAAAGCTAGACCTGCACCGAAGAAAGACAAAAACTCTAAATGGAAACGTGCCCAATCAGGTAATATGTGGCGTAAGAAAGATAATACGACTTATATCGTCTTCCCTAAAGGTGATGGTTATAAGTATATGAGTATTAAAGATGAAATTAAAAACTATCCAGATAAAACTTTCAAATCAGAAGAAGAAGCTCAAATCTTTATTGATAATCTATAGGGGAAATAATGATCCGCACTTACAACGATCTATCAGACGAACTAAAACAAACAGCAGTTAAAATATGTCTAAGTAATTTACTTAAATCAATCACTGAAGGAGCTATTAGGTTTAATGATGAATTAAATAATTCTGATCTTCAAGCTAGAATTGATAAAGCTAATTTAGAAGCTGATAAAATGCAAACACCTTGGTTTGCAGAAGAATATATAATGGATACATGCAAAGACGAACTACAAGCAATGGCTCAATCTAGAGCAGAAGACGCATTATATCCAACAGAAGAGAATTTTATTTATCTTTAAGGAGAATAAATGCCAGAGTTCTTTACAGATCCAGAAAATCGTCCACCTTCACATGAAGAAATTAAAAAAGCTCTTACAGAAGCCTTACCTTCAGGTGTAAAAATTAATATGGATAATATGGAAACGTTTGCTTCGTTTCTTTTGCAAGGTGGTTTTATTCATTCACTTCCTTATATAGATGATCCTCTTTTTCTTTATTCAGCTTCAATGACAATTGGGTTAGAAGATGAAGAATTAGCTGTAAAGAAAGTTCCAGCTACATTAACTGGTTATCTTCTTTACGATAAAGATAATCATCCAGTTGGTTTTACTTGTTTCGAGAGTCAAATCAAAAAGGAAACAGAATGAATCTAATCTCGATCAAAGAAGCCGCAGAGTTAGGTATCGAAAGACTAAGAAAGCCAGGATGGAAAGATCCTCTTGATCATCTTAAGATTACAATTCTACGAGATAATACAGCTGGACCTTGGACTCATTTATATTCTCCTTCTAACGAAGCTGTTAATGGGAGAGATCCAGTAAGTCTACTTGCAATTATTATTGGTTATACTGTAAAAGAATATCTAGAATATACAGGTCCATTACCTGATTCAGAAGAGTATAAAACAAACGAAGCTTTATTTAATAAATTAGCGGAGTAATCATGCCCGAAATCAAGAAAGAAGTAAAAACCTATGCAATAAACTATCATTGTGATGTATGTGAAGAATTAATGAGTCCAACAGGATCAGTATTCACGCTTTATCCACCACTTTATGAACACACCTGTAAGAATGGGCATCTTAAAGATTTTCGTGTGAATTATCCACGTATCGAACATGAGGAAATCTCATGATAATTATATTATTAGTAATTGAATCATTATTAATATTAGTAGCAATAAGAGTTACATTAATTTTTCGTATTAGACGTAAATTAATACATAAAATTTATAAACGTGAAGATTGGAAGACTAAAAATTTACTCTTAAACAATCCGTCTTTTAATAAAATGATATTCATGATAGAGAAATGGACATTTAAACAATTTTATAAACATGAGGAAATCTAATGCCATCATTCTCAGATCATGAATACGCAAATCTTCAACAATTATGGCGTAGACAAGGAGTAAAAGAAGGTCGTTTTACAATGAAGATAGAAATGGGTCATGCATTAGATCAGCTCATTGAAATGACTGATGAGTTTCGTGGTTATAGATTTCCGATATGGGAAGAATTTACGACACGATGTTTACCTAACACTCCTTCTACTTTGGCTGATGTTAGAATTAAAACAATTGAATTAACCAATGAACAATTAAGAGCCATACGTATACTTCTTTGCGGTCCACCAGAAAGGAAGTCATGATCGATTATCGATTTAAATCCAAGACCTTTGTAGTTCGTGAAGTAGCAGACTCTTTTGCACCAACATGTACAAGTCCTCGTATTGCGGTAGATGTATTACGTACTTTATTCGCACAACTAGAACTTGACGTAAATCAGGAACATATGATTTTACTCGCTCTTAACGCAAAAGGTAAAGTTATAGGACATAAACTTATTTCTTCTGGAACTGAAACTGGTACATTATGTAGTCCTGCACAAATTTTAAGAGCAGCTATCGTATTAGGTGGTACTTCTTTTGTTATGTGCCATAATCATCCAAGTGGTAATCCAGTTCCATCAAGAGAAGATATTACTTTAACTCGTAGATGTAAAGAATCAGGAGAAACTTTATCTCTACCTTTGTCAGATCATATTATTTTATGTAATGATAGTTTTCACTCATTTAGAGTTAATGAAAATTGGGATAACAGATAGGAATATTATGCATATTCTAGATCCAATTGAACAAATGAATAACAATATAGAAAAACTTATAGATCAATTTATAGACGATAGAACGTGTATGATATGTAAAAAACGTGTTAATTATGATCTTATTTGTGTTTCACCTACCGGCGATGGTCCAGCCGTTTGTGAGGATTGTCTATGAAAATTGTTGCAATTATTGAATTAGCAAATCAGATAGGTCCAGACGATTATAGAGTTTGTCCCGTAACAAAAATTTTTGATTCAAGTGCGACAATAGACGAAATTCATAATTGGGCACAAAAACATGGCAAATTCCTCATGAACGATATTAAACTTACTCAACCAGAGGAATAGTATGTTGTTTGAACGTAGATGTTCAGGACATTGTTGTAAATCGTTTATATTACCCTGGCTTGCACCTGATCAAATCGAACATAAAAGAGAATTTTATAAAGATGATTCAGAGGCACAACAAGTTTTAAATATGGTTATTTATTTAGGTAATGATCCTAATAAATTTCCAGAATCAGCTAAAAAAGTTCTTTCATCAAATCATTTCAAACATAAAGAATATAGCAATACTCATTACTACACATGTAAACATCATTGTAATATCACAGGTAATTGTTTGATTTATGATGATCGTCCTAAAATGTGTAGAACTTTTCCTGATCAAGACACAGATTGGAAAGGCGCATGTGGTTTTAGTGGATGTACAAAACGCTATACATTGAAACAAATGTTTCAATATAATTTCAATAGATTAAAATCAGTTTATGAAGTTCGCTATAAATGGCGTATTAAAGATTATATTTATCATAATTTCACATGGTGTTTTAGTGAGATTAAGATGAATAATCCATGTAAAGAAATTTCTAATAATTTTCTACCATTAAGAGGATTAAGGAGTTTAAATGAAGTGGATACCTGTATCAAAGATGAAAGTTATCCCGAAGAAAGTGTATCTGATATTCAAGATCAATTGGAGCCAGCCATTAACGGCGAGATTTGAGCAAGATATGTGGATTTTGACCATTGGAGCCGATATAAATGACCCATATAATCATATTGTTTTAAATGATCCTGATTTTATTATGAAATATATTAAACCTTCTATAAGGAAACCAAAATGTCTCTCACAATCTTAAAATGGATGGAGACTGACCCATTCTTTAGCTGTAAGTTACATTTAAAACAAAATTGCACTAATGTATGTACTCCATTATGTGATTTTGAAACTTGTTTGCTAAGAAAGGAACATGATGCAAATATACAAATACACATTAAGCATTGTTGATAATCAAGAAATTGAAATGCCAGCTTTTGCACAGATTTTATGTGTACAAATTCAAGATGGCTTACCTCAAATTTGGGTAGCCTTTGAATCAACTATTTATGTAAAACGAAAAATTATTATCATAGAAACAAATTATCATAGAGAAAAATGGCCGAGTCACTATATTGGAACATTCCAATTACAAGGTGGTAGTTTGGTATATCACGTATTTGATGATGGAGAAGTTTAATGCTTCACCAATACTCTCAAAGGACTAAAATGACTAGTATCAAGTTTGTGGAAGAAGATCCTATTCCTAATGGTGTTATGATGGCAGATGTACCAAAAGGAGTTATTTTTAAACATGGAAATTGTCATTTTATGAAAGTTGAAGTGCAGAATAGAGATAATGTTCCTGCCATTTTAAATCTTAATATAGGTTTAGTTATGTATCCAAGTAGGGAGCAGCTTTCCGAAAAAGTCATTCTTCTAGATGCTACCATTATAACAAAAAGGAGACAGAGTGCTTAGGTTTATCGAAGACCCTCCAGTTCAATACCCTAAATACAAAATGCATCATATGGAGATTGGACAAATCTTTAAAACAGAAGATAATAAGATTCTTATGAGAGTAGAAATATGCGTAACTAATCGACTAGTTTATCCTAATACAAAGTTTGGTGTAGTTAATCTTCAAACTGGTAAATTTTGGGAACCTACAGAATCTACTCAAAATGAAAGTGTTAAACTTCTATCCGCAACGATGCATATTGCGGAGATTGTATGACACCTTCAGAGTTAATGAATGAAGCTGAGTTATTTACTCATGTAAATCGAGTGGAATGTGCTAAAGAATTACTTGAATGGATAGAAACAGGCATTCTTAAGAATGGTAAAGTTCGTGAGTTGGGAAGAATGGTTCAATTTACTGGATCATCTTGGTTAGCATTAGCTCAACAAATGGTAGAAAGAGAAGCATTGAAGTATATAGTAGAGAATAATAAGGAATGATATGCGAAAAGTCATGATCCAAAGGTATGTAGAAGGAGTAAAAGTAGACGTAGAGGAAGCTACTTTTCATCAATGGACTATTGACTCACAATTAGTAGATAATATTCCAATGCATCATACATTGGCTATTGTTGAGTTAAGAAATGGTTCTGTTGAGTTAATTAATTATGATTATATTCGTTTTATTCGTCCTGCTCATGTAAGAAATAGTTACGTGCAAATAAAGACTTAATTCTGGTATAAGAAGTATGGATAAGGAATATAACTAATCTACGTTTGAACGTTTCTTTCTTTTAACTTCGGAGGTAACATGTCTTTTGAAGGTTACGATGATGTAATTTGCTCGAAAGGACATCTTACTTCACAAAATTCATTGTGTGAGTCAGATATCTGCAATCATATGGTTTCTGCTTCTTCTGAAACAGGTATCGTTTACTGTAACGCTGATATTGTTTGGCGTAATACAGTAGACCAGACTAACGGTGAAGATGTTGGCTTGATCAAGCGATCAGATATGGATAAATTTATCATTACTCCAGAAGTAATGGAAACTTGTTCACATTGTGGACATACAAAAAGGATTAGTCCTGCTTTGTATCGTCCACCAACAAAAGAAGAAACAAAAGCTATTCAAACCATTACTACTAGTGATGGTATTGAATATCTTGCACAGTGATTCCCTACTTAATGGGAGGGCTGCTAGGGCCACTTCCGAAGCTAATATAGTTCGGAAGTGGCGCGCTCAAAGCCGAGAAGTAGATTCAGGAAACTTTATGTTTCCGGTGTATGGTGGAGGCGTCATAATCAACCATACATTAATTGCCTGTAGGACAGGTGGATCTACAACAGCTAAGTAATTTTGCTAACAGAGGCACACTGTTAGGGAAATTACAAGCTCGGGACACTACCGTTACTGCAAACGGAACGTCTTGCTACGTTAGATAAGGGGATGCATACCCTGAAAAAGCGTAGGAACTCACAGAATCAAAGATATGTGAGGGTTAACATGCTAACGAGGAGCAACTTACCATCGTTAGAAGTATGGAGAAAACCGAAAAGGTCCATACCGCTATGTATATGTAAGACTTTGGGTTTGTCCGTATATCCAGAAAACGGACTTATTTCTGTTCTAAGAAGCCCTAGTTTGATACATATCATAAGTTAATGCTTATGACTAGGGTTTCTTAGAGCAGAACGGTGATCGAGAACATCGCCTATCGCAAAGCTACTCCTAAGCATATTCCCAGACGATTTGTTCCGTCTACAGAAACCGAGAGCATCAATAGGTGGAAACAGGGATATAACCTATTGTATAAGGAACAGAAACAATTGCCGACTGTCTAAGTATCGGCACCCTTTGTTTAAATAAACTTAATAGGAGCATTTGTGCAAAAAGAAAGCCTTTCCGAAAACATCACTCTAATCACTCTTCAAGCTAATGAAACATGGAAAGGTGGTATTACTAGAGATTTATCAGTCGTTATGATTGACGGTATTCTTTCTCATGATGAACTTAATAACGCGATTATCGAAGGACCAGCGAAGTTTGAACGTCATCATCACGATTGTCGATGGTGTGTTAATAAAGCATGTGAAGAAGAAAGGATGATGGCATGACGATGTATTTTTATGGCACAAGTCAAACCTTTAATGGAGGAACTAGGCTTATGTTCAAGAAAAATCCTCCCCTAAGAACTTCAGAAAAGTTCTTAGTACTGCTCATGATTCCCGTTCTCATGTTCGTTGCCTATGCGATTGGAAGTAAAATCGTAGAAGGCAAAAGACAAGGGCTTTCATTCATTCAGATCATCAACAAATAACAAGGCAAGGGAGATAGCTCCCTTGACATTTCCTTTACATAATTTTATTTAGAGGTTTATATGATTGAAGGAACGAATAGATCAGATTTTCTTTTACGTTGTATACAGGCTAAAGAACTACTAGAATCAGACAAAGACGCCGAAGTTCTTAAGTTGATTTATGAACTTCATGAAGCTTTTGAACGTGCATTTGCATTTGCGTTTAAACTTAAAAGAACCAAAACTAAGCATCTTCAACAAATGGGTGAACTTCTTCGTCTTGATCTTATCAATGATAAAGAAGGAACTAAAGCATATATGAAGGAACTAGGTATTGAACTTAAGCCAAGGAAGCCACTTGGTATGGATCTTGAAGACTATCAATTAGATGAAGATAACTTTTCTTTATAAAAAGGATACATATGAAAATTGTTAAGATTAATAAAGATCGTAATTTTGGTAATGGAATATTTAAAGTTATCGGTGAAGATACAAACCATTATAAGCTAGTTCAACTTGAAGGACAGGGAACAAAAGAAGTGATTACTCTTTATAAATTTCATTGTTTTGAAGATATGGAAACCAAGCTTAAGAGTGCATCCCTTCAAAAAGAAACAGCTAATAAGATTGGGAGAAAGTAATGGACGCTCGTATTATGCCATTTATCGTCCTTCATCATAAGAAAGAAGGAAATGAATTCATTACTGGATATGAAGGTGATTACAATCGTTATTCAGCTTATGAAATTCTAGGATTTGCAAATACGGTTGAAGAAGCTCAGAAAATTCTTCATCCAACCAAAGAGCATCGTGATCAGTCTCTTACAAATTGGATGAATAAGACATTTGAAGATATGGAAAAGAAGGGTTTACCTATGTCGGAAAAAGGTAAAGAACTTTGTCTTGATATTGTTCTTCAAGCGAGGGATTAATATTTTAAATAAACCTTTTTAGGAGAATTTACATGTATCTATCAGAAAAAGAAGAAATCACTCTACAATTAGAACAAATTCATAACCATACTGAAAGAGAAGACGAAAAACATCGTGCTGAAATTAAAGCAGATGTTCAAGTTCGTTGGCCTCATACTCTTAATCTTCTTATTAGTAAAGGAGCTTATGCATCATGAGTGAACTAGGTTATTGTCCTCAGTGTGGTGCTGCTTGTTTTGCTAGAGAACGTAGACTTAATGGTAATGATATCTGTGAACGTGGACATAAATACCCATCACACAAAGCTCTTAAAGAACCATCGAATCTTGGTTGCTGGAAAAACAAACTTAATAAAACGCTCGTAGAAGTCAAAGCTGATTATAGAGGTTTTATAATGTTTGGTATTGTTTCCAGACCACAAGATCAACCTTCCACATTACATAAAGAAGAGTTTTTAGATCTTTATGAAAGGTTTTAAAAATGCATATCGAAACATTCAAGCAAATTGTAAAAGAAACAGATCCTTGTACTACTGGTTGGGTATGGCTTCTTAAAACAAGTAAAAATTGTAAAAATACAGATCAATTTTTTGAAAAATGTACAAGAATTAAAAAAAAATACACATCCATATGATCATACTTGTCTTAGAGATAGTTGTTCACCTCATGGGTATTTGATTTATATCTTTAAATACTGCATGGATTGGTCTGAAATTGGATTTATTATGGGTTTTGGTATGGATGGAGGTGGTGAAGAATACATGGAATTTATTAAAAAGCATTTTAACCGTGAATATACTTCGCAAATTCCTATTCCAGAACTTTGTGATGCTCTTAAACGAGCATTCCATTGAGAGTCACATTTAACGAACGTTTTGTAGATCTTCTAGAGGCGGTTGCAAACGATAGTAATGAGGATGAACCTAAATCATTCATTACTTGGGATAGTTTAACTCGTATTTTACAAGAACGAGAAAATCAACCAATCGTGGAATTGCGTCTAGAAGATGATGGTATTGAAATCATTTTTAAGGGAAATGAAGATGAATAAACTTCAAAAGTCTCGCTGGGATCATGCTATAAAAGTTTTTACTCAAATGAATAAATATATTCAAAAAAGGTGGATTGTTCTTGATCCGAATTCTAGTTTTATTTCTGAAGTTTTATTTAAAATTGATGAACAAACTTACAAAATTACACAAGCAAGACAGGGGATTACTTTTGTTTATTTTGATAAGAAAGATCTAGATATTTCAGTAACAGATTACGATAAGCAAATCAATCTCAAAGCATGGGGTTTTATTAATCCTCTTAATGTAAAACGATTTACATACTTTTAAGGAGAAACAAGTGAGTCTAGTTAAACCCGGCGATGTTCTAATGCATCGAGCATTAGGCCCTGTTAAAATTACAGAAAATACAATTCAATGTGATAAATACGAAGTAGATGCAGAAGTGATTCACGTAGAACATGATGATGAAATTAAGCGTGTTTCACGAGTACTTATTCATTTCCCTAATCAACCAATTCAACATACGGGACTTGTATGAATCTTCAAATTCAAACTCGTATGTTTGAGGCATGGCAAATTGGTGATGAATATAACCAATGGTGTGCGCTAGGAAGACCTTTGAGATTTGGTCAATGGTTCATGAACAACCATAAGATCGAAGGTCATCCTACTCTATTTCATGAAACAGATGCAAAGAAAGCAAAAGAATACATTCTTAGAATGACGTTATGACAAGCGAAATGGAATTAGTTTTACTTACTTTAAAGATTTATCTTTTTGGTTTTGTGTTTTCTATTTTCTTTTTAATGGGAGAAGTAAATGAAGAGGTATTAGAAAAAGACAGTACTTTATTTATATTTTTAATTAAGGTTTTATTCTGGTTTATTACTATTCCATACAAAATTGGAAAACTATTTTATAAATTAAATAAATATTTAGAGGCTAATCATGATAAATCTAGCTCGACAAGTGGATAGAGATAATCCAAAAGTAGATTCAGAAGTACAAGAGATCGTAAGAAAAGAACTTACAGAAGCAGGTATTGAAGTAGTTGATTTTCCGGTCTTCATTAATTCATGCGGAGAAGTACCAACTAGTATTGTAGGTTCTTTTGCTGGATGGATATTTAAGCGACTCTGGTATTACTATTCTGCTAGTGGTCCTGGTATTCCATCTGATATTGCAGAAGAATTCAATAATAAATGGGGAAAGATAGTTAGAGTAGGTGGAATGGCTGGGGGTATTTCTCCGTTAAGGTATTATGAAGGTTTTGCAGTAGGAGATTATCATATTGATACACAGGAAGGACTTAATGCTTTTGTTGAACTATTGAAAACGATTCATAAGCCAAGGGAGAAAACTTAATGAACAGAGTATTATTCACAACCAACATTGACGCTTATTCCGATAAAAATTATCCTGATTCACTTCCGTTTAGACCCATGATTGGTGATAAGGTTCCATTTAGAGGTCAAGAAGAATATGGTAGACTTCCACTTCTTACCATTACATCAATTTCATACATGCTTGGTCATCATGGAGAAGTAATCGGTTTTAAGTGTAATCTCTATTTTGGCAAAGAAATCCATCCTGAAATTGCCGGTAAAATTTTAAATCATGAGGTAAGATAAAATGAATTCAGTAACAGCCCATCTTGAAAACTTGCTTGAAGTTGATCTTCAACAGATCCTTAAGCTCAAACCAGCACAAATTAAGAAGATGACTTTTACGGATGAACAGGCTAGAGGTCTTGTTCGTCTTTATTATCGCATTCAGAAATTCCGTACAGCCACGTTTAACCAGACTCGTGCATTTAAGAAAGATGATCGACCACATACTTTAGTCCATTTTTTCGGTGAACAAATGGAAGGATTGGAAAAGATGTGTGGATTGGCTCTTGATGCTTATTCTGCACAAAAAGAAATTGGTAAATGGGCACGTAGTAATTTCGGTATTGGTCCTGTTATTAGTGCAGGTCTAATTGCGAATATTGATATTACCAAGGCTCCAGTTGTTTCTCATATTTGGCGTTATGCTGGCCTTGATCCTACGATTGAATGGTTAGGTGCTGAAAAAGCACGTAAACTGTTTGAAGAAGTAATAGGAGCTAGAGGTAAGGCTTCCGAAAGCCAAATCCTTGATTTGGCTATTCGATTAAATCGTAATCCAGAATTGTTTCTGCCAATGATGCTTGAAACAAAGAAAATGGACGAAGAATCTGGTATTATTACCACTAAACCTTCTACTCGCCAAGATCAGATTAACACACTTGCCATTCGTCCTTGGAACAGTGATCTTAAAATGCTGTGCTGGAAGATTGGCGAAAGTTTTCTGAAGTTCCACAAGAACGATGAATGTTTTTACGGTAAGATTTATCTTGTCCGTAAAGCATATGAAAAGGCGAAGAATGAAGCTGGCGAGTATGCTGCGGAAGCTGCAAAGAAACTCGCTAAGTGTAACATTGTGGATAAGGAAACTCGCGCTACTTACGAAAGTGGTAAGTTGCCAGATGGTCATATCGAAAGTCGAGTGAAGCGTTATGCGGTTAAGATCTTTCTTTCACATTATCATGCAGTAGCTTACGAACTGCATTATAACGAAAAGCCGCCTAAGCCGTTTGCTATTTCGATTTTGAATCATGCTCATGAGATTCCAATTCCAAATTGGCCGATGGTGTAAAATGAAACAAGAAAAAGTCATAATTACCGCCATTAAAAGAATAAATGATAACAATGAAGTTCTTCCTACAATTTACACTGTAACAACCGAAGATCAAGGTGATATTCCAAGTATGGATTTTACTTACGCGTTACAGTGTTTTGTAAGTCGATTGTAGTGTCTGATAATCTTCCGAAAGCCGGAATCTAAAACCTAACAGTAGCGTGGCTTTCGCGCTACTGTCCATTACTCTCACCTAATCCGAAAGGAGAATAATGACTCCTGAAGAAAAAGCTATATTGTTAGCAATAGAAAGAATAAAAACAGAACGTGATCAAGCTGTTAATGAATTAACATTGTGTCGTACTTTGCTTGATTCATATGGTTTCCATCAAGTTGGTATTCATAACGGTATTCAAGCCATGTGGAATCAAATTCATTCATTAAAAAGCAAATAAGTAAAACACCAATCGTTATAGTAACATGTTAGGGTATTGAATCAATATGTTCAAAAGTAACATCCACCCAAAATGAAACATATAGTCTTACAGTAACACAACGCACAATTGAAACATCGAGGTAGTAAAGTAACATTGAAGCAAATTGAATCAGGAACTCAAATAGTAACGATAGCAGGTTAATGAAACAGAGAGTATGAAAGTAACAGCATATTGAATTGAATCAGGATGGTCTAAAGTAACAACATTGAAAAATGAAACATGCGTATTGAAAGTAACACTACGCTATATTGAATCATCACTAAGTAAAGTAACACCGATACTTAATGAATCAAAAGGGTTTATAGTAACAATCACCAAAAATAAAACACCGAAATGTAAAGTAACATTATAGCCAATTGAATCACTGGCAATAAACGTAACATGATACCAAGTGAAACAACCAATTCGAAAGTATCACAGAAGGGCAATTGAATCAGTTAGCAAAACAGTAACATAAAGGAATAATAAAACATTTCTGATGAAAGTATCATCCTTAATGATTAAAACACTACGTCGAATAGTAACACAGTCGTAAATTGAATAACTCAATATAACTGTAACATCATCGACAAATGAACCAAAAAGCGCAAAAATAAATCAGTGTAGTAGATAGTAACATCATTGGATAATGAAACAACCCTTTAAATAGTAACATTGTCGATAATTAAATCATACCAGAGTAAAGTAACAATGTGAATTATTGAAACAGGTAGGTTGAAAGTAACATTCTCGATAATTGAATCAAAAAGAGACATAGTAACATTAGGCTAAATAAAACACCACGCCCGATAGTAACAACATCAATAATTGAAACAGTGATACGTAAAGTAACATTGTCGATAATTGAAACATCGACCTCTACAGTAACATCGCTTTTAATTGAATTAGCTCGAAGCATAGTAACATGAACGATGAATGAATCATCCCATATTAAATCATTCGCAAGAATAGTAACAACACGCTGTATTGAATCGTTGTCCGTAAAAGTAACATCAGAAAGTATTGAAATATAATAGAATATTGAATCGCTCATTGTAACAGTAACATCAACCTGTATTGAAACATTGCCTCTAAAAGTAACAAAATAGAAAATTGAAACGTGTCCGACAAAAGTAACATTAGGAAGTATTGAATCATACGCCAAAACAGTAACAAACAAAGGTAATGAAAACTTTCAAAATTGAATCTAAGGGAGTTTTATGATTGGTCGCATTTCTAGTCAAGTTTTAGTACAAATTGATAAAGTCTTTTATCATGGTGATTGTACGGATGGTATTATTGCAAGAGAAATTCTTAGTAATGCTTTTCCTAATCTAAAATTTATTCCTTATTACTTTACAGAATTCAAAAACGTTCCTAAAAATGCTTTATTCATTGATTGTTCACCCAAGGGTTACCAATTAGAAGAAGCTTTGAGTAATGGTTGTTGTATTGCTGATCATCATGAAGATTCTTTAGTTGGTTTAGAAAAGTTTCCAAACACTAATCAAATTATGTTTGGCGAAAACTCTAAATCAGAATCCGGCGCAAGATTAGCCGTTGCTGTAGTCGAAGATTTTTTCGGAATGGGCGCAGTAAGTGACGCTGAAAAGCAAATTGCCACCTTAATTTCATTGTCTGACACATGGCAAAAGGATGATGAACGTTTCCCTTATGCTCGACAAATGGCGGGTTATATTTCTTTCTTTGGTAATCGTTTTGATTTTGAATTATCAGAACTATTAAAAATGGAAGAAATTATTAAAGCTTTTGGTAAGGTAAGATCTAACGATCAAGCTTCATTAGCGAGAAATGCAATTCGTGTTCAAGAAGCTAATTATAAATTAGCTTTTGTCAATGAAGTTAATATGTCAGATGCCGCTGCTATGTTGAAAAATGAAGGTATTGATATTATTGTAGGTTTTTTAATCAATTATGAACCTAATGAAAAGAAAAACATTATCAGATATTCATTACGAAGCAATGAGAAGTTTAATTGTAGACTTTTTTGTAAGAGTCGTGGTGGTGGAGGTCATGAATTAGCGGCTGGTTTTAGTGAAGTTTTTGATGTTTATACAGCACCTATTAGTGAATTTCTTGATGTATTTAGAAATTATATTGGAGAAAGCTAATGCATCTAATTTACATTATAGGAATTCCAATTTTTGTTTTCTTTTTATTTAGAAAAAGGAATAGATAATGCCAACAGTAGCTTTTCTTTCTCTTAAACAGTTTAAAGAATGGATTAAATCAACTGAAAAACTCATTACGAGACAAAGACAACTTTTTGCGACTACGGTAGAACCTATCCAAATAGATCATACTTTTGTACTTAAGACAAATACTCGAATCAAGATTATTTGCCGTATTGATGATAACCGTTTAGGCATAACCACTGATTTACATGGAACCACAACACAAGCCATTATTTCAGAAGAACTTGTAAGAGACATTCATTTAGAAAAATAGCATCTTGCACGAAATACCGCATACGATACAATGTAGTGGGAGGTTCCTATGCGTTTCTTCGATGAAAAAGATTTTTTGACTTATCAAGGCTTTCTCTACAAAACAATTCAAGAAACAATTGAATCTATGACAGATAAGGACAAGTCCATTAAGGCTGTCCTTATTGGTGAATTTCCTGACGGTAAAAGTAGGTTTATTACTGTTCATCCTTTTTCTAATGCCACACATATTCATCATCCAGAATACGACCACTTCGGATCACTTGTGACTGATATGATTCCTCCTGGTATGAATATGGTCATTATTGAGGTTAATCATGACCATGCTTTCTCCAGAACAACAAAAAGTGATTGAACAAGTACAAAAACTACTTGCGTTATCAAAATCAGCGAATCAGAACGAAGCGGCCTTAGCATTAGCTAAGGCCGAAGAACTTTTAGAGAAGTATCGTTTGGATATGACCCAAATCGAAATGATGACAGGTCAAAAGGAAGAAATCGTACAAGATGAAGAACCTTTATTTGATTCTCCTAATATTGAAGCATGGGAATCAAAATTAGCAAATGGAATTGCTCATCTTTATGGTTGTGCTGCTATTCGGGTTCACGATACGATGATGAAAATTGTAGGTAGACCTTCAGATATTATATTTGTAAGATATCTAACTACATATATTACTCTTGAATTATTTAGATTAAGTGTAGACCCTTTATATAAAAAACGTAAATCATACAAAGATTCTTGGTTTCTAGGAGCAGTAGAAGTTATTCTAAAAAGATTGCGATTAGCTAAAGCAGAAACTCAAAATAATTTTAATAATCCTTTTGCTGTAGCTACTGTAAATAATAGAGCAGAAGAGTCAGCTAAAAAATTAAAAGAAATCTATCCTAATTTAATACCTATTAATTATAGCGAAGAAGTAAAAATACGTGCTGAAGCTTACGCATTAGGACAAATAGCTGGACATAAAATCAAACTTTCGCAAGATAAGAAGTTAAATACAAAATCTACGCTAAAATAACCAATTTTCTGTTATAAGATAATTGCAAGAGAAAGTTTATTTATGAATCACGGAGGAAAAATGTTCTTACTTTGTACAGAAGCATTGTTCCTCAGTTTTATAGTAGTCATTGCTACTAAGACGCCACTAGTAATGATAACGAATAAAACTGCTCTACACAATCTAGCCAAGAGACTGATGTATTTGAGCCAAAAAATTCATGAACTTGTTAACCAACAACAATTAAAGTATAAGGACCGTTAAGGGCTGAATTCTTTTTTAGTATTGAAGGGGTATTATATGGAAGTAGAATTGCTACCACCTATTAAGAAAACACATTATTTAATCGAATTTTTTACGCTTCCAGGTAGACATATTCCAACAAAGAAAGAAATTGAAGAAATTTTAAATGAAAATCTTGATCCTCACATTAAAATTGATCTAAAAAGAGGAAATCTTGTGTGTGAATCAAAAAAGGGTGGTTACGGAACTGAAGGATCTTTTGGCTCCGGTGGCACTAAGTAGATTTAACTACAATATTTAAGATTCCGCTTGCAGAATTCCTATGACTGATATAAGGTTAAGGATAGTTAGTTTAGGCTAACTACCAAATCCTTGACATTCAAATAATGTTAATAGAACACAAAGGTTAAATGATGAAGATCATAAAATCTTGGAAACGAGGATTTGAAGCCGCTAAAGCTGTCAGGCTTTATTCTAATGGTAATACGCCAGGACGAATGTTAGGTGCTGCACTCTTTAGCGGTTCAAATCTCATAAGTGTAGGTTTTAATATATTTGAAAAGTCACATCCAGATTCTAAAAATAAAAGAACTAGTAATAATATCTGTGCTGAACATGCGGCTATTATTAAACGGCAACATTATGATAATGGAAATAATCTTATTGTATATGTTTATCGTGAAAATTACGAAGGTAAACCAGTATGTTCTAAACCTTGCTTGAGTTGTCAAAATATTCTAAAACTAGCAAACATAAAACGTGTTAGATACATTGATGATAAAGGGAAATTTGCAGAAATGCGTTTGAGAGGATAACATGCTAGAGTCATTCCTAACAGAAATACGAAATAAAGGAAAGATTCGTGTGTTGTCTTCTTCGGATGCACACACGATGATAAACATCGTTGTTGGTCCAGTTATCACTAGAGATAATAAGATCGGTGTGCAGTTTCAAGATAAAGCTTCTGGTAAACATTTCATGATTGAAGTAGGATCTACTAAAGAAGAAGTAATGGTTTTTCTTGAAAATGTAAAAAACGCATTTCTAACAGCATCAGAAACAAATGATATATTTCATAAGATTTTGAAAGATAAAGCAGATGCTAAAACATCAAGAGGATAAAACTATTTATTAACCGACTTGAACAAATGCGCCTATAGCTCAGTCGGATAGAGCACGAAACTTCTAATTTCGGGGTCGTTGGTTCGATTCCAACTAGGCGTACCATTTTCTAGAGGTATATCATGCAAGAAGAAACCACAAAACAACCAGAAGATAATAATATTATTCTCACGAAGAAACAGAAACGTGAAAAAGAGAGTTTCCAAGTGACGATGATGGCTAAAGAAATGGCAAGTGCTTGGTGGCGTAAGAACAATCCAGTTAAGAAGTGAACCAATGCGGGTATGTCCAAACTGGTAAAGGAAAAAGACTTAAAATCTTTCGCCGTAAGGCTTGTCGGTTCGACTCCGACTACCCGCACCACACCGAATTAGTCAATGTGACAAAAGCTTCGATTGGCTAATTCACCTAGCGTAGATACAATATCTCGTTTGTAGACCACTAAGAACTAGGTCAAGAGAGAAGTCACAATGCTACGTAGTAAGTCCTTCATATGTGATAGGATACCAATAATTAGGAGTTAAAATGTTTAAATCCTTCCAATATCGAATCTATCCTACGAAGTCGCAACTCCGTAAGATGGATGAGACTTTAGAAGGATGTAGATATGTATACAATGAAACACTAGAACTACGTAAGAATGCATGGGAAAAAGATCAGAAAAGTATTTCTTTATCTGAAATTCGTATGAATCTTGTTATATTGAAAGAAAATAAAGAAGATTTATACAATATTTATTCTCAAATTCTTCAAGACGCTCAAGGAAGAGTTGATTTTGCTTTTAAATCTTTTTTCCGTAGATGTAAGTTAGGTGAGAAACCAGGATATCCTCGATTTAAAAATAAAAGTAGTTATAATAGTTTTACTTATACACAAAAAGGGTTTAAAATAATAAATAATAAATTAAACTTAACATTTATTGGTGATCTCAAAATAAAACTCCATCGTTGTACAGAAGGTAAGATTAAAACTCTAACCATTAAGAAAACTTCAACAAATAAATGGTTTGCTACATTCAGTTGTGAATTTGAAAACGTAGAACAAAAATCTATTATTAATACAGTAGGCATTGATCTAGGTTTAACAACTTTCGCTACTATGTCAGATGGAAACACGATTCAACGTCAAAGATTTTTCAAGCAATATGAGAAAAAACTAGCTAATGCATCTAGAAAAAGAGAAGCATTAGCTAAAGGGTCTAAAGAACGAAATAAAAAACGTATAATCGAATCTAAGATTTATGAAAAATCAACCAACAAGCGTAAAGATTTTTGCCATAAAGAAGCTTTAAATTTAGTTAAGAAATATGATTTAATTGTGTTTGAGAATCTTTCGATAGACAAAATACAACAAACAAATATGAAGGCAGTCAAAAAAGGAATTGCAGACGTAGCATGGAATCAATTTGTACAATTCGTTTCTTACAAAGCTGAGAATGCTGGTAAGAAGGTAATATTAGTTGATCCGAGAAATACTTCCAAGATTTGTTCTGGTTGTGGTTTGATAGTAGATAAAATATTATCTACTCGTAATCACGAATGTTCTTGTGGTCTTATTTTGAATCGAGATTTAAATGCAGCGATTAATATTCATAGACGAGGATTATCGTCTTTAGCGAAAGCTTAAAAGCTCTTGAAGTTAAGAGAATAATCACTAGATCGTTAGTGTTTGCTAATCCTAAAAATGGATAAACTCGATATGGATAATCCCAGCTAACAAGTAAGTCCGATTTTCTTTGAAAGTTCCTTTACGGACTGTAAAGTGGAAATTGAACTTTTTGTTTCTTTAAAGATACTGTCACATAACAGAATCTTTCGTTAGTATGATTACTTCAAGGGAACTACGTTAAGGTTCACAGTTCCACACAACCGTAACCTATATTGGCTTTGCTGTCATGGTGAAGGATATTACTCAATGAATAGGCTAGTGGAATCTAGTAATGACGGTTAAATGAAGAAATTATGGCCCTGTAGCTCAGCGATCAGAGCTATCGGCTCATAACCGATTGGTCCTGGGTTTGAATCCCAGCGGGGCCACCATTTCTTTTCTGTTACAAATGCCTTTTTAGCTTAGCGGTTTAAAGCGAGTGACTGTTAATCACTAGATCGGGAGTTCAAATCTCTCAAAAGGCGCTCTTTTTCAATTCGTTGTCGTTGGCACAACAACGATACACCTTCCAAACCCCGTAAGCTTAATACTTGAAGGGGCAGAAAGCGGGATAAAAATGAATCTATTTGGAGTGATTTGGAAAGATAGACATTCTGGTTCGGATATGGAAATTTTTACAGATGAAGAAAAAGCTAAGAAATGGGCCGAAATTTCAGCTTATGAAACAGCAAGAGAATCGGATGATGTAGAAATTCACACTTTAACAGATGATATGAAAAAAGGAAACTGGAAATTCTATATCACTTATGATTGTGATGGTTCTGGTTTGATTGTTGTAGAAATTGAAGTAGATCGTAAACTTCCAAAGGAGTAATATGAAAAAGAGATACGACAAACTTCATTCATGAAGCCAATTCTGGCTTTATAAATGAAGGAGGTAAGCTATGGCTTACGACAAAAACAAAATTCAGAAATTCGACAAGATCAACAAGTCGAAACTGAAGGAAGGACACAAACGTACTCGTACCGGGGCTTACAAAGGTAAGAATCGGGTTGCGGGACACAGCAAGATGCACAAGCACTAAATTACACCCCTATTCATGATTCGTGAATTATGAATAGGAAACGGGGGTATCACGGTTTCGATTGGTTGTGAACTAAGATCGTAATGCAAGCCGAGGTTGATCAGTGGGCCGCGTTAAAAGCCGATCAAAAACTAAACGCCAAGAATGTATTTTCTTTCTTCGGTTCCTTCGTTCCTTCTTTTGAAATGGTTGCTCTCAAGGCTGCTTAATTTCAAAAGAAGAAGGCGTGTAATGGTTAGTCTTCAATAACCATCACGTTAAAGACTTGTTAGTAGACTTGATCGAAAGCAAGTAAAGAAGTATAGCCTAGTTGATAACAGTATACTAGGACAGAATAATCTGTTAGTTTCTTGAATATGGTTGTCTAATTTCCATATAGAGAATCAGTCATAAAAATAGACTAAGCTTGTGAACGAATTACCTCAAAGCACTTCTAAGACGCGAGTTCGACTCTCGCTACCTCCACCAATCATAACCTTCTAGCTTATTTAACAAGAACTAGAAGCGGTTGATACTATGCACCCACCTTCGAGTGGTGTTCCGATGGCCCACCAAAGTTTCAGTCGGAAAGGAGTCTTATTTGTAGGTTTCTTTCACTCCAGATAGAACAAAACCTTCAGCTACTTACCTTACTGGTTGGAAAAGTAGTTCATCTTTACGGTAAAACCACTATATCCACGTTAAGCATAATATCTCCAAGGCATTCCTAGAGAATGCGTGAAGTGAGTATGCTACTTCTGGTCGGAAACAGCATATCGCGCCTTTTTTAATAGAACATTGTGCGTAGGCTATTTCGTGGGGGTAGCAAACAAGAAACTAATCAGAGCCAATTAAAATATCTCTGATTGAGGTTTTTCAGTTTATCCGAGAGTAAGAAAAACTGTTCTTTTAACGTTGGGGGATGGCGGAGTGGTTAACGCGGCAGGTTTTGATCCTGCTTTTCCTTGGTTCGAGTCCAAGTCCCTCATCCAATAGGCATTCCTAGATTGGATATAAGACCTAAACAGTAGTTTCCTAGTATCTACGCAGTATTAAACTAGGCGAGAATAAGTAGACCATTTGATATGATTTCATTTGGCGTAACAATGGCGATTGTTACTTGCTTATCATAAGGTGGATTCGCAATCCTTCCTATCAACCTCGATAAAAGGCAAAAGAATTTCCCTGCTACACTTAATGTTTACTGACAGGGTAAACATTTTGGAACTACGCCGAAAAATGGGAAACCGCAGAATGAGGCGTGTAGATTCTGCCCTCTATCTTAAGGAGTTATATGGAAAAGCCATTAGAATTTTGTGTTTTATTAGGTAATAATCTTCATATTACTCAAAATGATTATCAGTTGAGACTAAATATTTTAGGAATTGGTGAAATTTCTACTATTATGTCTCCTGAAGAATTTGCAGTAATTAATGAAGTGACTACAAGAATGTTATCCGATCATTATTTTGAATTAACTAAAAAACAATACCATGAACCATCTACGCCAAAATTAAATGTATATCGAATAGGAGAAGATCAGCAATAAAGCTGACAGCGCGATCATAGCTTATATGATCAAAAACAGAGTCGGGATGATCCCAAACTTCACACCAACAAAACTAAATAGAGCAAACGTTACAAAAGGAAGGAGAGTTACGCTTCCTCCACTTCTAGTAGAACTAGAAGAAAATGATCAGTTGGTTTTCGCAAAGACAGAAACAGAAGGTGTATATATCTTTAAAAAGATTAATCCTATTGTTCATAACGCAGGTATAAGAATGATTTTATATGCCGCTGTTATTGGACAAAGTGTAGGTAATGGACGTTGGTATGGAATTATTATTGATGCAAACGGTTTGATTAAACTTCGTATTAATGCTTCTTCCGAATATTATCTTCGCAAAGATTTAACCGAATTGACAGATACAAAATATAGAGATAAACTTAATTTTAAATGTGGTATTAATCAATGGCATATGCCGGTTTTGATTACAGATGGTTTTCAACAAAAATTATCTGATCGAATTATTAATACGATTCGAGAATGCGCTTTTGGTTTAAATAATGGTAGTTGGCCTCCAGAATAACGATATTTGACACGTAACCTATAAAGACAATGTTCTTTGTAGCTGTGTCAAATCGTTCAATCAACGTTTTATGGCCTTTGGTTGATGAACGTTATAAAAAGGCACACGGTTCTAGAGCCGTTTGGTTTGGCCGTTTCTTTCCTAAGATATTGCTGGTACGACAGTCGGTATCTAAAACGGCCACATTTAATCAGATTCCCTTAGCCGCAAGAATAGGGTAGAGCGTTGGGAATAACAGATTCGTGCGTTACGTAAAAAGAGAATTATTAATTAAAATTCGGAACTGTAGCTCAGTTGGTAGCAGCATCGCACTTTTAATGCGAGGGTCATGGGTTCGAGTCCCATCAGTTCCACCAAATTCAACACGCCACAGCTTATTTAGTGTGGCGTTTTTTCTTTTAAGGTATATATGCCTGAATTATATCGCCATAATAAAACAGGTGGTATTTATGAAATAATTTTTCAAGCAATTATAGAAAAAACATTAGAACCTGTTATTGTTTATCGTAATATCGCTACAGGAATAAATTGGGTTCGTCCAGTTTATGAATTTCATGATGGTAGATTTACTAAAATTGAATAATTTAATACTATTAACCCAGCATCATTCAATAATGATGCCAACATGGAGGCGATTAGCCTATGAAGTGTGTAAAGAGCAATCTTGACAACGAGGTTAGGCGTGTATCAGAAGATCGCGCTATTAATCTTGTAAACAAAGGTTGGAAGTTCGTTCCCAAGAGCGAATGGAAGTCTCAGCCAAATACAACTTGGACTAAATCTTCAACTCCACCTAATCCAACTTCTCCAGAAAAGCTTCGACGTAAGGTACGAAATGGAAGAACCTAAAGCTAAACTTCCGTTAAACCAAAATCAGATTAATATTCTACATTTGTTTGAAGCTTGTCTTACTCTTAGAACAAATGTAGATATTTTTAATGCGAGTCAAGGTCAGGTAGCTGCACAAGGATCTTCAGCTAATCTTGTAGCGTTTAATCAGACCTTGGCTGTATTGTATCAATTAAAACTTAATGCTACTAAGGAGGAATATGAGAGACTTTTAAATAATTCTAATTTTGCGTTATTTGATTCAACTTTACTTCAAGCACCTATGGAGATTCGGGAAAAACCAAAATCACAAATCATCCTATTGGATCATTGATATGATCTGTTCAATGTCTCACCCAGAGTTTGAATTAAAAAAGAGAGTAAAAGCTTTAAGAGCAATTGGGCTTACCGTTATTGATTTAAATGATGGTACAGTTGATATTAAACACCATAATTGCGATGCGTTAGGTTCTGCTCATAGAGAAGCAGCTACGTTCATTTGCGATCCTGTCTATACTCCGCTTATGTGGAATATGGAGCCTAATATTTGTAATGTAGTTAACCGATTACATTACCAGTTTTGGTGTTGGAGAAATAAAGATTTTTATATCGATATTGAAGAAGAAATTACTAAATCACTTAAGAAGTATTTAAGTTCAGGTCAATGTAGAGAACAAGATAAATGGCTTGAATATAAACCAGATGACATTAAGAAAATTATAATGGATAATTGTTTTGATATTTTTTTAGATGATGATTCACCACGACCACAACCCGGTTCTAGCATTATTTCTAATCTTGTATATGAAATAATGCATAATGATAAACTCTCATGGACACGCATCCATTCTCAACTTTTTAAATAAGGAGTTTTAATATGGAAGTTTCAATTGTAGTAGTTTTAGCTCTCGCTGAAGTTCTGGAAGAAATGGGTTTCGACGAAAAGAAGGTCGAAACTGTTACAAATAAGATTTGTGAACATATTGAAGAAGAAGTAGATCCTGTTCCTGATGAACATGAATCTTTTGTACTGTATATTAATGATGATGATCTTCTTCATGATGCCATTAAGAGCGCCAAGGTAGATGTTGAAAAGTTTACAGCTATTATCGATAAGATTTCAGCTGAAAATAATGATACTCCAGTTGTTATTAGTTTCTAATGTCTTTAATAGTTTATTTTAAGATTCCAGTAGAAACTGAAGATGAAGCTCAAGCTATGATTGATAAAGTTCATGAAAAACTTGAGCTTCCGAATCTTGAATGTTGGTATGAACCTAAAGTTAATGAAAACTCTTAAGGAATTGATATGAATAAGACAGCTATTTTTGTTGATGGCAATAATATTTTCCATTCTGCAATGCAAGCTAATGTGCAGATTGATTATAACAAGCTTTTAAACGTTCTTACAGAAGGACAGGAATATCAAAAAGCTGTATTTTATACAGGAAGTGATGCTAACGCAGAAAAGCAGCGTAGTTTCCTTCATTGGATGACTCATAATGGTTGGCGAGTAGTAAAGAAGGAAGTTAAGCAAGATCGTGATACTAATACTCGTAAGGCGCATTTGGAAGTTGAAATTGCTACTGATATGATGTTATCGGTAATTAATAATATCGATACAATCATTCTAGTAAGTGGTGACGAAGATTTTGCATACACGCTTGGAAAACTCCAAGATCGTGATATTCGTATTGTTGTTGCTGGTTTCCGAGATTCAATGTCTAACAAACTTCTCGATGTTGCGGATATTTTTATTGATCTTGGTATGGTCGATGTAGCAAAGGATTCAAAAGAAGTCGAATAATGTGAGAGATAACACAAAAAAGGGAACCTAATTGGTTCCCTTTTAATTTTATCTCAAGGAGTTTTAGTATGTTCGCTCTTGTGCTTACACTTTTAGAAGCAGTAGCTACAGCCGCTTCAGAAATTGCAGTTGCGGCTTTATTGGTTTCTGTTTCTAAATTTGTTCAAGCGTTACTAGAGGATTGAGGAAAATACTATTTCCTCAAGGCACGTTCGGTAGCAACACCACCTAACGCGCCACCTATCAGATAAAGCCATTTGCGGCGATTCTGAGACTCCAATTGTTTACTTAAATCGCTGTTGATCTTTTTGCTCAAGTCTACAGATGTTACAAGATCTTTCTTTTCTTCTTGTAGTCCTTGAACAGCTTGATCAGCAGCGGTTTTTGCATCAAATACATTAGAATATGCAGCATCTAAACCTTTAATTTGATCATCTTTCTTCGCAATTACTTCATCACAAGCCGTAGCAACTTGATTAGCAGTAGGTGGCGTAGTATCGTTGGTAACAGGAATATTTAATTGAGCCTCTAAAGCACGATATTTCTTTTCGGCTTGATCGGCTTTGATACCAGAGTCATCGGCTTGTTTTTTAGCTATTAGAGCCTCTTGAGTTTTCTCATCACGTACAGCTAAATGTTTTTGTACTTCTACATCTTTATCTGCTACATCTTTCATTAGTTTATCAATCTGAGCTTGATATTTTATTTCTTGATTAGTTAATTTTGCGTTAAAAGTCTTAATACCAGTATAAAAACCAGCACCAAACACTAGTGCTATTAGTGTTATGTATAAAATTACTTTCTTTTGTAATGGCGTTAATCCGGTAACAGCAGCTACGATATCCATATTAATCTTCCTTTATTGTTGTGATAAATCAGAAGTAGTAGTAATATTTTTAGCATCTACTTTTTTAGCCGAAACAGCAGCTAAAGTTGAAATACCTGCCATACTTGCTATGAAAACAAAATCATTATTATTAAATACTCTTTTATATATAAAATGATCTAGGAAATATAAAAAGAAAGCCCCAATACCCCATAATAAATTAATCGCATCATGAGAAGATTGAGGATCTTTAGTATTAGCTAACTTTTGAAAATAATCGGTAGCTGGTTTTAAGGTTATAACCTTATAAACCCAATTCCATAGTTTTAAATACCATGACATATTTATTTCCTTTAATTATTAACAATCCATGTTTCATTTCTTACTATAGCACCAATATTAGGTTGAGTAACATTAAATAATTTTGCTAACTTACGTTGTGAAAATTTTCTAGTTGCATATAATTCTCTAATTTCGTTAACTAATTCCCATGTTAATTTAGCAGTAGGACTTTTATCACCACTTACACGTAAACTCATTTTCTTTTTTGTTTCGTCAGATGCTTTATATCCTAAATGTGCTAAAGATTGTTTTTGCTTTGTTTCATCAGACGTAATTCTATCTTTTTGAGCTAATGACATTTTTCTTTTAGATTCTTCAGAATGTTTACGTCCTAGAACAGCTAATGATACTTTTCTTTTAGTTTCTTCTGAACAGGTTCTACCAGTTTGAGCTATTGACATTTTTCTTTTAGTTTTTTCTGAGAATACTATTCCTAATCTTGCTATAGATATTTTTTGTTTTGTTTCATTAGTTATTATTTTTCCAGTGTGATATTTTGATATTTTTTCTTTAGTTTTATTAGATAAAACTTTACCAGTCTGAGCAATTGACATATTTCTTTTAGTTTCTTCTGTGACTATTTTCCCTTTTTGAGCTATAGACATATTTCTTTTAGACTCTTCTGTTCTTTTACATCCTAGTGGTGATCCGGCAAGTTTTAATACATTATATTTAGGTTTAAAAGAATCTATAAATTGTTGTTCTATGGTAAGCAATTCACATACTTCACAATTTATTAAAATCTTAAATTCAAATAATTCAATTCCATATTTATTATATGCATTTTGTAAATGTCTAGAGTGATGTTTATTGTTTTTTAATTCATATTTATGCTCATGCCATCTTAGTCTAATATTTACAGATGATCCAATATAACAATTACCATTTGCTAGATTTTTAATACAATAAATTCCTGTATTTAAATTCATAATATTTCCTTTTTCACAAAAATGGGACAATCAAAGATCGTCCCATTCTTAATCTCCTATTTAAATAATTCTAAAAAGGGATTTCGTCGTTATCATAACTTATATTAGAGTTTGATTGTTGTCCTTGACTCATATCGGGTTCATCTGAAGAACGTCCACCCGTATAAGCGGCACTATTACCTGGTTCTTCAGGAGTATGACCACTATTACTTTGACCATTAGGTAAAAGCTTAAAGGTAGTTACGTGAATTTTAGGAGCAATCTTTTCTACTCCATCTTTTTCATACTTCTCATACTTCATCGTACCTTTAAAAAGATGTAGTTCACCTTTCTTCATGTATTTACAGGCTGATTCTGCGTTCTTTCCCCAAATAACAACATTATGCCACGTAGTTTCTTCGTGCTTTTGTCCATCTTTTGTCCACTTTTCTGATGTAGCTACTCCAAAACTTGTTACCTGGGCTCCAGATGGAGTCACTTTAAGTTCTGGAGTTTTTCCTAAACGCCCAATAATAAGAATTTCGTTTAACATGGTATTCTCCTGGTTAAGATTGAGCTATTCTTTGTGAGTCCCAATCAAGATTTAACGGGTATGAAATAATCACATTAATAGAAGTCTTAGAATAGTTTTTGGTGATATAATATTCACCTTTTAATTCTAAAGCTTTTTCTTTAGCTAACTTATTTACTTCTTCTTCATTACCTATTAATTTAAAGAAATGAATAATTTCATTGTGTTCTGTCAAAGTTTTAAAACGATTCAAAAATGATTTATTCTGATTTTCCATTTTTCTCCTTTTCTTCTCTATCAATGCGTTCAAGTAACGCATTTCTAGCATAATCACTTAACGTAGGTTCGTCTGATCCATCAACATGGCCTATGACCTTGTTATATAAAGAACGAGTTACACGATAAGAGATGGTTTCTTTTCTAGATTCTGGTTCGGTTGGTTTTCGGGCCATGCTTAACTCCTAATACACAAAGGTTACACGCTTTCCAGGATTCTGTCAAACAAATCTTTTTCTTGACGAATTAACGTTATATCTGCAAACATATACCTAAACATGCCGCGACCCGAAGCGGTTAGGAGAACAAAATGCAAAATACATTCTGTAGACTTGGTTTCATTAGTGAACACTCTTTAAAGAAATCAGCTATCAAAATTGCTCATTTAGAAAAATTAGATCCAACAATTCCAATGGCTGTACCTGATCTTGGTAATATGTCAGGATTAATTCGTTTAAACAAAAAACGAAAGAATGTAATTCCATCAGTTACTTTAACAGTAGTCAATGATCGTTCTAATAAATATAGAGCTTATGACCGTATTAGACTCTACGCTTATTCTCATAAAGCTTATATTGCTTTATGTGAAGCTATCACAATGGCTTCTCAAAATTTTTATTATGAGCCAAGACTTACTATTGAAGATTTAGTCAATACTTTAGCTAAAAGTGATCAACTTTTTGCTATTGTTGATGAAGAATTTCCGTTCATTGATTCATTAAATGATAGATGTTATGTAGCTGTAAATACTTTTTCTACTTTATCAAATAATGTTTATTTTAAATTAAAGCCTATTTTCTTCTATGATACATATATGCTTAAACAACAGGATATTCCTGCGTTTCAAGCTATTTTGTCAGAAGGTAAAGAGTTTAAAGATTTAGACGCTAAACAATTACAATCTTATTACGAAAACCCAAAGCATCAAGTTATAGCTGGATTAGTACCAGATGCTATTGAGAATTATCTATTTCTTCTCAACAAAAATGTTGAAAAAGATACTATTCAATACGGCGATAAACTTCCAATTTTTTGTGATGATGATGTAAATTTATTTAAATCATTAACTCATGCTGGTTTTGCTAGGAGATATCCTAATGCGACTAAAGAACAACATGAAAGACTTGAATTTGAAATCGAAGTTATCTGCAAAATGGGCTTTCCGTCTTATTTCCTTATTGTATGGGATTTTATTGATTGGTCTAAAAGAAATGACATTCCTATCGGCCCTGGTCGTGGTTCTGCTGCTGGTAGTATTGTTTCCTATTGTTTGGGAATTACAGAATTATGCCCAATCGAACATGGATTATTCTTCGAGAGGTTTTTAAATCCTGATCGTATTTCAATGCCTGATATTGATGTTGATATTTCACAAAATCAACGTAAACGAGTTATTGAGTATCTTGAAAATAAATACGGTAAAGAACGTGTATCACAGATTGTCACATTTGGTTTAATGAAGTCTAAAATTTCATTTAAAGATGCTTGTCGTATTTCTGGTATTGATAACGAAGAAGCTGAAAGAGTTACTAAATTATGGCCGCCAGCTAAATTTGGTATTACTCCACAATTAAGTGAAGTTGGAATGTTTGATAAAATTCAAGAATGGATCAACAGTTCTAACAAACATAAAGATACTTGGGAAAAAGCTCTTTTAATGGAGAACTTTGTTAGACAGGAAGGTGTTCATGCGGCTGGAGTAGTAATTTCTCCTACTAAAATGACAGATTATGCACCTGTGACTTGGAAAGAAGATAACGGAGAAGGTGTAAGACTTTGCCAATTTGACAAAAATGATGCAGAAGCTTATGGTTTGTTAAAAATGGATCTTTTAGGTTTAAAGAATCTAGACATTTTACATAATGCTTGCAAATTAGCGAATATAAGTTTTAACACTCTTTACAATCTGCCATTAACCGATCCAAAGGTCTATGAACGCTTCAGAGCAGGAGACACACATGGTATATTCCAATTTGAATCTAAAGGTATGCAAGACCTATTGCGCCGAATGGCTCCAACCCGTTTTGATGATATCTCAGCGGCAAATGCGCTTTATCGTCCTGGTCCTTTACAAGCGGGTCTAACAGATCAATACGTTTTAAATAAAAACCAAGGCGTTAAAGAACATTTTTTACCTGAGTTTACTGAATTGCTTGGAGATACATACGAAGTTTTAGTATACCAAGAGCAGATTATGAAAATTAGTCAAGTTTTGTCTAATTTTCCTCTATCTAAAGCTGATAATTTAAGAAAAGCTATTGGTAAAAAAGACAAAGAGCGTATGAGGTCTATTAAAGAAGATTTCGTGAATGGCGCTATTTCTAATGGTTATAATAAAAAGAAAATGGAAACTTTATGGGATCAGATTGAAGGTTTCGGAGATTACTGTTTTAATAAAGCTCACTCCGCAGCTTACGCTCTAATTGCCTATTGTTGTATGTGGTTAAAAGTACATCATCCACAAGAGTTTGCGTTAGCTTTACTTAATGCAGATATGGGTGACAGTAAAACAATGGCAAATCATTTCTTTAATTTTAAAGAAAGCGTAATTTTTGAATATCCAAGAATGAATAATTGTTCTACTGACTTTATCATCAAAGATGATAAGGTCATTATTGGTTTAAACTCAGTTAAAGAATTAGGTGAATGTGATCAATATACTGTACAATTTAAAGATCTTAATCACTTTTTAGAATCAGTAAAACTCGATAAAACCAAATTGAACAATTTGATTAAATGTGGATTTTTTGATGATTTATCTTATGGGAGAGAAATACTTTTAGGTAATGCTCCTGGAATGCTTACTTATTCTAAAAATGCTAAGATATCAAAAGAAGAGTTTATGTTTGATATCTTTATGGAAAACGGTTATACGATACAATATAATCAGAAAAAATTTACTGATCGAGCTAAAGATGAACAAGAAGCTTATGGTTTTTACGTAAAAGAAGGTTTTATTATCAAGTATGCTGAATTAATTAAACTGCTTCCTGAAACAAGTATTGTAGGAAGTGTAGTTAAAATTAAACGTACTAAAACTCGTGCTAAACAAGAGGATATGGCTATTGTTACTATCTTTACATTAGATGGTGAAATGGATCTTTTAATGTTTCCTGATGTTTATAAGGAAAAAGCTTTAGATTTATTTGAAGAAAAAACTTATATTTTTAACACAACCTTTTCTCCAGCTAAAGGTCCATATCCTGATACTTATATTATTGATGATTTTATCTTAGGAACTGTATTTGTTCCTACTTGTGTAACTATAATTAATCCTCATGGTTATAATAAGAATGATAAGAAAGAAATACAAGTTATGAATCATGGTAGAATACCAGTAGATTATTCTGGTATGGATTTAGATAATCAAAGAACTGAAAGAATAGGTTTTCTTGATGTTTTTGATGTTGATTATCTTAAAAAGTTACCAGAACACTTGAAATGCGAACTTAATGTTTTCTAAATCGTAAAATCGTGTTATTATAATCGTAATGAATAAAAGGGGCTGTCTTGTCAACTCCGACAAACTTTTATGAGAAAAGATCACCTTCTACTATTGCTAAACCAATAGTGCAGAGTCCTATCTTTGTCGGATTGGCAAGACAGTTAGTTAATTCAATAATAATAAATGGAAATAACTCTATTAATACTGATATAAATGATGCAGGTTTATTATTTAATTTTAATTTAACTATGGCTGATATAATATACTGGAAACAAGTAGGAAATTATCTTGTTAATACTATTGATTTATTACGTTCAACACTTTTCGTTTCTACTTTAGCTCAAAATGAAAATATTGAATTTACCCAACATCAATATACCATGTTTTGTGTAGATAATAATACACAAAATATCGTCTTTACCGCTAGTTTAACAAGTGCGGTTTTTAATACAGACGGTTCTAATAAAGATGTTGTTTCTTTTACTATAAATGAATTAATTCCATCTGGTTTGGATTTAACACAATCTAATTATAGTGTTTATATAAGTTATGTTGATAATTTAGATCTAGATATTAGTTATTTTATACAAAATGAAAATGTTGTAAATATTAATAATAGTATGATTCCATTATTTCAAGCTAATGGATTAAATTCATATGTTAATATTTCTTGGAATCTTTATTATGATGTAATTGATTATCGTTATATAACTATAAATATAGGTGATACAATACCAAGTTATTTGATAAATAACTTGAATAATCCTTTAGGTCAAGCATTAGTTAAACATCAATTATTATCAACTACTCAAGCCACTTTATTAACAATTCCATCTAATACTATAGATTCTATAGAACAAGCCTTATCTATTATTGTAGATAATAGTTGGGGTTATTATATTGTGCCTTTATTTACTGATCCTGCTTTGCCTGAATTGCTGAATCAATTAGCAATTACATGGCAGCAGGATAATGCATGGTTTGTTAATTTTGTTAGCTATCCGTCAAATGCACAAAAAGTATTAGCGACAGGAAGCGTTACTTATTTTGTAGGTTGTTAATGAATATTTGTTTAATACCGTTCACTCGTTTACATACAGTTCAAACAGCTATTGATTCGGCTGAAAATAATAAATGGAATGTTATAACTTTACATGATAAAGATTTAAAAGGAATGAACGTTAGTCGTGAACAATTATTAAATACGGCTTTCACAACAGAAGCTAAATTAATAAGATATTTAGATGACGATGATATTTTACTACCACATTTAGAACAAGTTCAAAACATATTTGAACAATATAAATCAATCGATATAGTTTATACTAATTTTATTATTAATACTGATTTAATAAAATTAACAGGTGATCCTAAAAAAGATGCAGAGAATACAGCACCTTGGATGTGGATAGCTAAAAAAGAAACACTAGAACAGGTTCAAAGACATTATGGTTATGTTTGGGATCAAAGAAAACAATGTAGAACAGGTGGATGGTGTTGGTATAATTTTTTAAAAGCTAAATTAAGTTTTAAACATTTATCTATTAGTTCGTATCAATGGAATAAAAACTCTCAAACAAACCACACAAGTAATCATCCTAATTTTGATAAAGAATCTAAATTATTACATGAAGCTTTAGCCAAATTACATTAATTTTTTGATTATATTTACTACGTTCAAAGTTTCACGACCAAAGTAAGGGTGTTGACTAATACAGTTAGGACCAAAACTTATATTATATTGATAAGCTTTTACCGGAACATACAACATTTTTAATTTAGCTTTTAAAAAGTTAATCCAACAATATGTTCCTTCTCTACATGGTTTTTCGTAATTCCATAAATTTCCATATATATCTTTTATTTTATGTAACGCTTCAACTCTTGCTATCCATGACCAAGGATGAACAGATATACAATCTTTTAAGGGATCGCCAAGAAAAGTGATATGATGTTGTTTCTTAACAGATGTATTTACAACATAATCTGTATAGATTAAATCAATATCTGGATTTGAATCAAAAACAGATTTAATTAAATCTAAGTGTGGTAATAATACGTCATCATCATCAAGATATCTAACAAATTTAATATCTTTATTTACAAAAGCTCTATTTAATAAAGCTTCTCTCATTTTACAAACACCATAATAATTTTTATCTTCCATAGTTTCTACTTTCCAACCATCGTTAATAGCGGAATCAATAGCTTTTGAAACTGTATCTAAACGATAAAAAGGTACTAAACAAGCATAAGACATAAATGCTCCCTATTTAATATAAGTATACACTAAACGGTGCATGATGATTAAAAAATTCGGCCTAGATAACTTAGCTCAAAAACACCAATCAGAAGCCGCTAACAAATCTACTAAAACAACTGGTATTATTTTTAATCATGGACTAGGCTCAGGTAAAACATTTTCCTCTATTCTAGCAGGCGAAAAAGATCCAGGGTCTAAATTAGTCGTTGCACCTGCCTCATTGGTCGAAAATTATAGCAAAGAACTTCGTAAGTTTAATGTTAAAGGTGATAACTATAATATTGTTTCACTTGAAACATTTAGAAAAAATCCTGAATTAATAGTTAAAAAATTTAAACCTTCAGTATTGATCGCAGACGAAATTCATCGTTCGCGTGATGAAGATACTTTAACGAATGAAGCATTTAATAAAGTACGTCCGAAAATTAAGAAATTTATTGGTTTAACTGGATCAATGCTTTCTAATAAGCCTTCTGAGATAGTGCCATTAGTTAATTTAGCTGCTGGTGGTCCTGTTTTTCGTGATATCAAAAGCTTTGATAATGATTTCTTAACACATCAAAAAGTTAGACCTGGATTTTTAGCTAGAACTTTTTTAAGAGCTAAACCAGGAGAAGTTACTAAACCTAAAAATCTTGATGCATTTAAAAAGATGGTAACACCTTATATTCATAGTTTTAGTGGCAATGAAGAATATTTAAAACATATTCCCAAGGTAAATAAAGAAGTCGTCCATACCACAATGAGTAAAGAACAGCAATCTTATTATGATTTTGCTAACAAGAAATTACCTCTTTGGATGCGCTATAAAATTGCTAACAATATTCCACCCTCCAAACAAGAGGCTGTTAAATTAAATGCATTTTTATCTACTTCAAGACAAATAAGTAATTCAATATCTTCTTTTGGTGGAAAAGATATAACACCTAAGATGCATTCTATGGTTCATGATATTAGACACGGTATTAAACATAATCCTAATTTTAAAAGTGTAACATTTTCAAATTACATAGATGCAGGTCTTAAACCATTTTCTAGAGAATTAACACGTAATAATATTAATCATGCTATTTTTAGTGGAGAAGAGTCACAAGAGGCTCGTACTAAAATTATCAAGGATTATAATAGAGGTAAATTAAAACATTTACTTTTATCCCCTGCTGGTTTTGAAGGATTAGATCTTCGCGGTACTCGTTTAATGCAAAAAATGGAACCAGATTGGAATCCAGAAAGATCTAATCAAGCTATTGGTCGTACAGCTAGATATATGTCTCATGACTATTTACCTGAAAAAGAACGTAATGTTACAGTTAAAGAATATATTTCAGATCCAAGATTGGGTTTAATGGGTAAAATTAAACGATTCTTTAAACCTGATACTCATAGTAATGGGGTTGACAGCTATATTCGTAATCGTGCTAATGAAAAAGCTGAATTAAATAAAGCCTTCTTAGACAAATTAAAGGAAATTCACTAATGGATCAATCTGCTCTGTTAGCTCAACTTCAAGCACAGTTACCAGATTTTTGGACTAAGCAAATAGAGGGTTTACCAACCCTTTTAAATGCTTATTCTTATGTATATGGTTCTGCTTTACAAAAATGGCAAATGATAGCTAATGAATTATCACCTTTTACGACTGATCCTTATTTAACTGATTTTTATAAAGTCATTGATCTAAAACAAACTATTATTCCTTCTGATCCTTCTATGAATGGGGATGGTAATTTTTATTATGAATTACCTTTAGGTACTTTTTTGATAGATACATTAAGCCGTGATTTAACGTTTAATAATAGTCTTACATTTAATATTCTTTTAGACACAGTTTTAAATAAAACTTTATTACAAATTCCAGTAACGCAATTAACTTCTACTGATAGATATTTATATATTCGTCAATATTTAATTGATAATGGTAATATGCTAAATACATGGGGATCTTTGTTCCCAGGTATTAAACCATTTATAAATACCGATTTAGATTTTTATACTAATATTACATCTTATACACAACAAATCAATTCAGATCAATATCAGCAATATTTACTTAATATAAAAGCTCAAATATGTGCTTTTATTCGTTGTGCAACATTAGGTGGAACGATTGATTCACTGGAAAGTATTTTTTCAATCGCTTATGATCAACCTTATGTAACTCAAGATGGGTTTATAGTTAATTTTGATGAATGGAATACATGGATTGAATCTAACGGTGAAATAACTCAATACTCTATTGGACCTAAACCTAAATTTCAACAACCAAACGCATCTATATCAGCCTATGAAGCTATAGGTGTTTGTCCTGTTGATATTTATTCATATGTTATGAATCCGGCTAGATTTATACAAGTTTTATTAGCTAACCAATCTGCTAATTTATTCGATTTATTAACTTTAGCTCCTAATGAATTACCTACAGCTTTGTATTTTGATATGCCACATTTAACTTTTGATCCAAATAATAGTGATATAACATTTGATTTTGGAATTTTATTAAATAATCAAGTAAAAGCTCCTAGTTATTCTTATGGATTATCAAGTCTATATTATCATTATTATGATTTTAGTTCATGGACTAATCCTGGTTTAAGTCCAACTGTATATTTGTTTTTTAAAAATCTTATAATATGTGAAATATCTCCAGTAACTAGCTATGCTAATCCAAGCTTATCTTGGATTAATTCTATCTTAGAATATTTTCGGCCTTTACATGTTAAATATTTATCTTTTATACAATCTACAGGTAGTTAATATAACTTACTTGCATCTTCTACGTAAATTATGATATAGTTAAGCTAGAGGTATAAAATGTCAAACATCGGCACTTCTAGTTTAGGTTTTGCTGCTTATTTACAGTTAAAAGGACATAAATTAACAAAACCTCCTGAAAAGGTGATTAAAACATCTGGATTAACTCAAGAAAAGATTGAAAAATATAATTTTAGTTTTGACATTACTCAAGAAGTGATGAATAATTTATATGATGAATTTGTTACTACAGAATTTTATAATTATGACTCCATTCTACATCAACTAAGAAAAAGCATTAGTAAAACTACTAGGAGACATAGTGTCAGTAATAGTAGTAAATAATTTTTGTGATAATATTGAAAAGATTCGTCTTTTTGATAGTAAAACACAAAGACCTGAACATGATTTAAGTGAATATAATCAATTTTTATTCCAAGTTTTTGAACCTGGGATTAAAGAACCTATTATAGAAGTTTTAGATAATGATATTAGTATTTCTGCTGAATGTCGTGGTTATGCTGAAAATATAGTAAATGTAAAGATCACTCAAAACTCATTGAAAAACTTTGTACCAAACCCTTATTTATCTGACAGAGTAAGAGAATATAGATTATACGCCAAGGATCAAGATGGTACTCAGATTCTTTTAGATCAAGACTGTTTCTATATTAATGATAGTTTGATGGGACGCTAATATGTCTGCATTTATTATGCCTGATCAAAAATTATTAGTTGTTGAAACTAATAATTTACAATTTGGTTCTTCTAGTAGTATTGTTAATATTACTTTGAATTTAGATAAATCTGTTACTACCGATACACCTACAGTAGTTGTTACTGGTCCTACTGGTGCGCCTTTTACGATTACTACCACTAATGCTAATACTCCTAATCCTCAACTAGCTATAGCTTTAACTGGTACTTCTGATAATTTTACTTTAGGTGCTAATTATACTGTAACTGTAACTGCTAACGGTAATACTGATACCTTTAATATTGTATTTTTAATTTCAGAAGCTTTCAATCCTACCGACTGGAATAATTCTAATCCTGAAGATAGTGTAGGTGGTTTTTTTAATATTCAACAAATCCCTGAAGGTGGTTCAGTAACTTCTGTAAGAGTTAATACTATTTTTAGGTCTTTAGTAGAATTTATCAGTTTAGTTAATTTTAAAATTACTGATATAATTAACAGATATAGACTTAAGAAAAATTTAGCCGATATAGTCAATTCAGCCATCTACGCAGGAGCTATACCTGCCGGTTATACTGGCATTATTAATTACGTAAATGATGGCTCTACTAATATAGATAGTATCTCTCTCCAGGATACAGTTGGTGATTCAGATTCATTTACTTTGATTAAATTTAATTATACATCACAAACTGTTACTATAGTAAAAACTGATAATACGACAAGTCCCGCTACAGTAACTACTACTACTAGTACTTATAACGCATTAAGTTCTATCACTGTAAATAGGGTAACTGATAGTAGTAATACGATTCAATATGTAATAGCGACGATAAACGTTACTAGAAGTAATATCACTTTTACAAGTAGTATAGATTCTTCTTATGCAATTACAATGCCTTTAGTTAATGGCTGGACGGTGGCTTAATGAGTAATATCGCCACACTCTTAGATATGATTAGTAAGTTAACTGAAGGCGAACTTGCAGTATTAGGTAGTATTTTAACTACTGTTAAAAATGATGTAGCTACTGCTAAAGCTAATTCTGAACTTGCTGTATTATGGTCACAATTTGCTTTAAAAACTAAACAAAATCCTAATCCTCAAAACTTAATTGATCCTAATACTGGATTACCTATTGTTGAGCCTAATTATCAGACAGTTGGTAATTATCCAATGATTTTTGGTGATCCTACTGATACTAGTGTACCTGCTAGATCTATCTCTTTTATGTTTGGTGGTCAGACGTTTTTAGGTTATGTAAATCAAGCTCAAGGTACTCCTTATTTAGATGTTAATAATGTCGGTAATACGGCTCAAGAGTTATCTCAATATGAAGTTGTAAATTACATGACTTTAATGCAAGCTATTCAAGGTAATCAAATAAATTTAAATGCTATTTATTTAAATAAAACAGATGATGTTACTCCAAATGGATCACAACACACGCTTGGAAGTGTTTACTTTCGTGGTGGTAGTGAAAAAGTTTATTATGGAACCACTGTAGCCGATTCAACTAAAGAAATAGCTGTTCAAAATGATTTAACTAATTTACATAATACTATTAATGGGCTATTTGGTACATTACCTGATAGCGCAACTAACGTAGGTCAAGCTTTTACTTTTTATTTGCCTTTAAGTGGTGGAACAGTTAATGGTAACTTAAGTGTAACCGCTACTCCTAGTGCTGATCTTCATGTAGTTAGAAGAATAGATTTAGGTAATCTAGTACGTTCATTACCTGCTTATAATTCAAGTATGGAAGGTTATGGTTTATTTATTATTGGTGGAACTCCTACTTGGATACTAACTTCTAGCGGAACAGGTGTTTCTAATACTATTGTTTATAATGCAACAATGACCGTATCTTCGACTAATGATAGTGGTTATTGGTTTAATGTTACTGCGGTTGTAGCTGATACGTTAAATACTAATTTTACTGAAACTTATCATGGTTCTATTAGTGATGGTAGCTGGAGTACTGGAGATGAAACAACTACTTATACTTCAGGCGCTAATGATTATTTAACTTATGTTGTATTATTATGTAATGTTACTGGAGATTATAGATTTGACGTATCTAATCAAGCTTCTTTAATTTATGATATGGGTACGACTGACCCAGGTTCTAGTATTGGCGCAGATACAGTAGCTTTAGTTAGTAATGTTAGTGGTAGTACTGTAGTTGGTTCATTTGCTTTAACTTCTGGTCATTATTATCTAGTAGGTAAACCATTTGTAGCTACTTCGGCCTTCCCTTATCCTACGGCTTATGGTTCGTTCAATATTGTTATTAATCAAGTGACTGGATAACATGAGTGAATTAACAAATCTCATAGATTCTATTAAAAATGGCGAATTGAGCGTAGTGGCTCAAAAATTAACAGCTATGCAAACTGAAATATCTAATGCATTAACTTTAATTAATAATCTTAAATTAGAAGTCCAAGGTAGTTCTACTGATACTACTAATCCAGTAGGTACAATTCATTCTCCTGCTAGATTAGATAGTTTAAATAATACTAAAGAAATGTTTATAGGTAATTATTTAGTAGGTGATATCTTAGCTGGTACTGGATTGAAAACAGGTATATTTAGATTCGGTGCAGGTTCAGCTTGTTACTTTAATTTCATGCCTTCAGATCCTTTACATGGTGTAAATAAGAAATATGTAGATCAAGTATTAAGTCCTATTAATAATCAATTGACCAATATGATTAATCGCACCGGAGATATGGTTCCAAATAATACTTTATCTTCAATAGGTAAAGCTACTTATATTTATGATAATTTTGATTCTAGTAATGTTGTTAAATGGTTATTAGATGACGGTATTAGAGGTTCTGAATTTGCTGGTTTTGATGCTTTAGCCTCTTCTGTTAGTGCTTTCTTTCTTAACGTAACAGATGGCCGATATTATGGTGAACAAGGCAATCCGTTTAGTATTATGACTCTTCAAGCTTGTAATGCAGGTTATATTAGTAGAACTACTAATACTGGTGTTAATGCTACGTTTGATGCTGGTTGTAGATTAGAATGGGCAGATACAAGAGCAGCTACTACTAAATTAGCTACTGAACCTAACGCTTTAGCTACAATGCAAAACGTAAGTGATTTAATGCCTGCCGCTTCTTATTATAATGCTAATAATGCTACTATAGATTATGAAGTAGGTGGTGCTAGTTATGCTCATAATGGCTGGATTGTTATTGGTGGTAATGGTTCTACTATTCCTCATTTAATTATTTATACTTGTATTACTAATCCTATAGCTATTCCTGTTGTGGGTTATACTGCCCCTTCTGGTAGTGGGGCTAATTCTAGTAATCCTGAATTTGACATACCTATTCCAGCGGGTTTATTTTCTAATATTATGAGTATGAATGCTACTTTAACTAATAATTCTAATGATGCTACTGGTCAAAATAATGACGATGACGTTTTTCTTCAGATTATTCCTGCTGGTTCTAGTCTTAGTAATGTTAGAATAAAATATCAAGGTACTGCTGGCATGGGTACTACTGAAGCTACTGAAGCTATTTATACTCAATTAACTATCATTGGTATACAATCTGGTGCATTACCTTCTTATTCGTTATAACGGAGATTTATATGGATCATCTTCACGACTCAAACTTATTAGTTTTAGCTGATACGAATTTACCAGAATTCGTTAAAATAGCTAATGAAACACCATTATTCTACGCTTATTCAGACGGTAGAGAATCTTTCTACCCTATTGACACGGCTAGTAACACTTGGCTGTCTGCTGCTTATTTTGAGAAAAATGCAGCTAGTCATCTTGATAAAGATGAGTATGTGACGGTTCATGATCGTATTTTAGAAGCTCTTAAATTACATGATGTAAGTTATGAATCACCTTTTACAGTAGAGAAAGTTGCCGAAGAAGGCTATACTTTCATCAAACTTGCTTCCGAAATTAAAATTTTTGAACAAAACTATAAACATATCAAACCTGAAGAACGTCATGAAAAAGCTAAAGAATTACTTCATCGTTATCAATCGTTAAAAGATGCTGGTCATAAGGAAAATGTTAGTTTACCCAAGATAGTTGAAGAATATGCTGGTGATCACCTTAAAGAAGATTGGTCGGATATCATTAAACATCGTGCTTCTAAAGTAGATGATAAAGAAGGTAAAGAGGCTTATCATGCTTTGGCTAAGACAGATGAATCCAAAGAAATTATACTTAAGCTGCTTGGAATGCTTGATAAGAAATTTGGACTTGATAGCCATTATGATCGTGGTATTACTGACCCTTTCCGTTCTCTTCTTACCATGAAAGAACCAGAACAAAAGAAAGTTATTGTGATGGTTGTAAATGGTCGGCCTTATGATATTGATAAAGTAGCTTCAATTAAGGATTTTGATTTTTCTAACTTATTTGGTGGCGAAATTTTAGATGGACTTTCTACTGATCCTTGTGTATACTTAAAAACGGCTCCTGAGTTTGTTAAAGTAGCTGTAGCACAAGCGATTGACGATCATAGGAATAAATAATGCTTCATCAAGATAACGAAACCCTCATACTTAATCACTCAGAAATGAGTGATCAAGATTTGGAAGAGTTATTTGCTATGAAAGCATTGTTAGTTAATCCTAATGGTATTCTACAATCAGTTCCAGGCTTTGAGAAATTCTGTTTTGCGGTAAATGGTTTTATTCCAAACCCTGAAACTGTAGATATTCCTAATGTATTAATGATCGCTCATGCTGTTGATAAAGCAGAAAAAGCATTGAACCGTAAATTATTATTTACGGAACCAGCAGATCATACAGTAATTGTTTACATTGCTCATATTTTATATGATGAAGGTTGGATTATTGCACCTAAAATTTTACATTTTGCTCAAGTTCAATTAGATAAACTTACTTCAGATTATGGTAAAGAATTATTTAAAGATGTAACAAATGATCAATTATTAAAATTTACAGATTTTAATGAAGATGATGCTATGTCTAATCAGGCTTTGAAACTTAAAACGTTAAACGAGTATTTATCGTTAATGGGGGAGTGATGCCAATAGCTGTTGATCCTACTGATTTAATAGGTGAACAATTTGGTATGTTAACAGTTAAATCATGTATTGGAAAAGATAAAAATGGAATTTATAAATATTCTTGTGAATGTAAATGTGGAAAAATAAAAGATGTATATCGACAAAGTTTATTAGGTAATAAATCTAGTTCTTGTGGTTGTGCTAGAAAAATTGACGTAAATCAATACATTGGAAAACAATATAATGATTTAGTTTGTTTAGAATATGTTGAATATAAAGACGGTGTTAGTGGTCATTTATATAAATTTGAATGTGTTTGCGGTAAAACAATTACATTACCTATTAATAATGTTAAAAGTGGTAACACTACAAGATGTAGTCGTCAATGCGGATACGAAATCTTACCTGGAACTAAATTTGGTAAATTAGAAATTATCGAAGAAAGACCTAAAAATCAATACGGACTTATACAATACTTAACTCAATGTGAATGCGGTGAGTTAAAAGTTATAGAAAAAGGACATTTAAATAGCGGCGATACAAAAAGTTGCGGTTGCTCTCGTTATCCTGTATTATTAACTGAAGATGAAAAACTTATCAATCAATTAGAAAGATCTAGATTTGGTCATTTTATTGTAAGAATTAAATTAGTGCAAAGAGATAATTTTAAATGTTTTATTTGCAAGAAAGATAATGAGTGGTTACATGTTCATCATATTCTTCCCTGGAACACAGAAAAAGATTTTAGATTTTCTTGTAAAAACTTAATTACATTATGTAGTCATTGTCACATGAATTATGCTCATCCAAATGATTCTTCTGAAGTAGATATTAAATTGGCTCTAGATTTTATAGAATATACTTCACAAAAGTCTTGTTTATGTAATTCATGTACTCAAGAACAAGAGAATAAGATAAAATCTTACTTGACTTCATTGAATTAACATTAACGAATGGAATAAGTTCATGACTATCGACTCAGCTTCACCTTTTAGCACTAGGAAAACTCCGAGCAAAGGAGGTGTAGACTTTCCTCTTCGGTTCTTCAATATGTTAGTGTTCGAGAGGCCGGAAAACATTCGGGAAATCTTTAAATGGTGTACTAATTTTTATCGTGCCTCTGGTTTTTTACGTGAAGTTATTGATAAAATATCAAGATATCCAGTTACAAGTATAGAAGTAATTGGGGATACGGATCAGTTTTGGAGTAAGTTACTAAATGATGATTTAAATATTCGTGAAACCATTGTAAGATTAAATATTAATAAGAATAATTACGGAAACGTGTTTATTTCTGTAATACCTTTATTTAAACGTTATCTTAAATGTCCTAAATGTCAGTCTACCCATAATCATCCTATTGATAAAATGCAATACACTTATAGAAATTTTAAATTCTATAGTAAATGTAAAAATTTAACAAAAAATAACAAAGATGAAGAAATCCCCTGCTCATTCCAAGGAGAAATGATTCTATGGGACGAGTATCCTGCTACTGAAAATATTGATATAGCTTCTAATATTAATATAAAAATCTGGCCTACTCAATCTATTCAAATTAAGCAAAATTCTATTACTGGTAAAACTAAAATTTATTATAAACTTAATAAGAATGAAATTGAAGGAATATCTAAAGGTGATAAATTCGTTATTGAAACAATGCCTTCTGATTTTATTGAAGCCGTTAAAGCTTATGGCAAATCAGCAGCAGTTGAATTAGAGCAAGATAAGACGTTTTGGTATAAGACTGAAGATTTAGAAGAACCAAATCCTACAGGTTTTGGTCTTCCTTTCTACTTCTCAGCTTGGAAGACTATTTTCAATATTTTTATACATCGTAAGGCGCAAGAATGCATTGTAGCAGATCATTTACTTCCTTATCGTGTTATTTATCCTGAAACTCAATCAGGTGCAGATCCTATTACTTCTATTGATTTAGGCCAATGGCGTAATTCGGTTTCAGCAATGTTACATAGATGGTATAATGATCCTAACGAAATTGGCGAATTACCATTTCCGGTAGGGTTTCAGCAATTAGGCGGTCAAGGTAAAGCGATGTCTCTTACACCAGAGATTGATACTTTACATAAATCATTTCTAATCGAATGTGGTATTCCTCCTGAGCTTATTTTTGGTGGTATGTCCTGGGCTGGTTCAAGTGTTACGTTAAGAATGCTTGAAAATAAGTTTATGTATGAAACAACTGCTGATAATCATTTTTTAAGAAAGTTAGTTAAGTTTATTGGCGCTCATTTTAATCGTAAACCTCCTACAGATGTTAGAATGTCGCCATTTAGAATGGCTGATGATATCGCTAAGGCTAATCTTTATATTGGTCTAGCTGCACAAGGTAAGATTTCTTATCAACGTGCATTAGGTATCTTAGGCGATAATATTGATTTCTTAGCAGAAGCTAAGATAGTTTGGAAAGAACGTCATGCTCAAGAAATGATTGCAACTGCTATGGCTGTAGCACAAGCTAAAGCCGCTGGTGAAGCTAGTAGAGTCTCTAATAAAGATCAAGTTATTACACAGTTAGAATCTCAGCAATTACAACAAGAATTAGCACAAGCAATGAATAGTCCTTTAGTAGAACATGCTACAATAACGACTCCATTAGGGTTTGTTAATGAATTAAATCAAATGGATGATGTAGAGAGAGGTAATACATTACTTCAATTACAAGTTCAAAATCCAGAATACTATCAACAAGTTTTACAAGCTATGGGAATGGGTAAACCTCCCGATACAACTAGTAAGCCTTTACCAGAACAAAAGCCTCCCCGTAGTGAAGGCGTTAACCAAAGGATCTGATAATGGAATTACCGATTGATAAAAAACCGCCAACAATGGCTGAATTAAAAGCTAAAAATTTAAAGTGGAAAACTAAATATTATAATATGACTTTAGCAGATGATTTAAATCGTTTTATGAAAGATATGGAAGATTTTGTTAATAATCCTTATAGATTATCAATTAATGAATTTAAATATGAAACTTATACAGATGGATCGCCTTATATTGTAACTAGATTTAAAGAAGATACTTCAATTGATATTGTAAAACAAAATAAGTTTTCAATTTTCGTTAAATTATTTACTACTGTAGAATTTGAAGATTTAGATGCTATTATTAATAGTTACGATCAAACTACACTTTATCTTTTAGGCGAAAAACGTCTTTCCATGAAAGGTGGAGACTTTTTCATTTTGTTAATTTGGGCTACAGTTAACAAGCCCACAAAGTCTACAGAGGGATTAAATGAGCTTAGAAAATGGCTTTCAACAGGCAAATAGTTCGGGTTTAGGCCAGTCTTTAGAAACTGGTGCAAGAAAAATAGTAGAAGTAAAATCTAAATTTTTCATTTTTGAATGTTTAGTTCGTGATGACAAAACGGTAGTTCTACATTTGCGCGAATTAACTAAAGCATTTCGTAATAAAAGAGAAATGGATTTCTTAGCCAAGTGGTTTAGAGATAGAGTTGGTAGTTTTGGTAGTTTTTACGCAGATTGGATTGGTGAAATTAATAGGAATGATGGAAAAGGCTCTATTCGTCTGAATTCCTTGGATATCTTCATTACTAAATACACTCCCGCTATGGTTCATGACGAAGCTTTTATTCATAGACATTTCTCTAATTTAGCGACCAAATTAATCGAGGAATTGAATTGCAGACTTTAATTCAAAGATTAAACATAGATCAAATAAATGTAGGTGAGGTTGGTATCACCTGGGAGGTCAGTGATCCGTCCCAGGCTTTTGAGTTTTTTATAGATAGATCAGGATCGCCAGAAGGACCATTTAAAACATTGAATGATCTGTCTATCAAAAACTCTTACGGATATATTGATCGCACATACAATGATGAATCTTCTAATCGCCAAATTTATTATCGTATTCGTGGAACAAGTAACAAAGAATCTATTGAATCTGAAATAAAAAGATTAGATCATGATGATTTAAACTATTTAGGATTTGCTATTGTACGTAATAAAAAATTAGCATTAGAAAGATTGTTTGGTACTAAATGTTATGTTTTTATACGTAAAACATTTGGTCCTAAATGTAAACATTGTTATGATCCAGCTAGACAAAAATCTATTTCTAGTTATTGTACTTATTGTTATGGAACTACTTTTGATGGTGGTTATTTTAATCCTATCGAAATGTATATACAGTTGAATCCATTAATAAAAGCTAATATGAAATCAGATTTACAAAATACTGAAAATTTAAGAATAGATGGAGTATGGACTATTAATTATCCTATTTTATCTCCAGGTGATATTATAGTTGAAGCCAAACATCAAGATGATCGTTATGTTATTGAAACTCCTATTCAACATACTGAACAACATCAAGCTATCGTAGAACAACGTTTTCCTGTTACTAAAATTCATTTATCTAGAATCGAAATGAAAATACCTGTTCCCATTAATGTATTTTCTATTAATGATGTTAATGTGTTTAGACAGGACTTTTAATGATAAATCATGAATGGTTTAAAAGTAAAGATTTTAATCCAGCTAATTATGTAATTAGTTCTGTGTTACTTTATTTAAGGGCAATGTATACACTTAATGATCAACTTGGATTTGATGTATGGGAAGAAGATTCCGAAGAACAGTCGTCAAATTTACCCAAGTTGGTTATAGCTGATAAGCAAACATGGGATACAACTCATCGAGGACATTTACCTTCGATTGTATTGCAAAGAAAACTCGTTTCTTTTGGTGGTGGTATTCAAGATGGTGGTCAATCAAGAGTAGTCCAAGCAGGATTACAACTTGAAACTTCTGTTATGGAAATCGTCACCGTTCCTGTTATACTATCATGTATAGCAAGGAATGATTTAGAAAGTGAAGCTATTGGATTCATGACTAGTCAATTCTTGTGGGATGATAAAAGATGGATGAAATCATTTAGAATCTTTGGTATGTCTTCTCCGCAAATTTCTGAAGTTCAAATATTTAACATTTCAGATAATAGTTTTAAAACAGATGTAATCACTTCTTTTAGTTTTCCTAGAACTTATTCATGCAGACTTCTTCCTGAACAAAAAGTAGATGCGCTTGCTATTTATCTTAATGATCAGTTAAATTCTCAAATTCAAGCTTAGGAGTATTAAATGGCTACTAATGATGCGCTTCCTGGAGTACAATTAACTCAGGTTAATGCACCATCTACTGCTACTTTAGTTGATACACAATTATTTCCTGTGTATGTAGCTCCGTTATATCGCATTGTAGCTAATAAACAAGTATTAGCAAATGCTCCTTTCGTAGATGTGACTATTGGTACTCCTGTCTTAATTGATTATCCTGTAATTGATCCTGGCGCTATTGTTGATTTAACTTCTGTATTAATTACTATTAAAAATGGTGTTTTACAACTTTTACTTAAAGCGACTGGTGCTGCTGGGTTTGTTGCAGGTAACAAAACTTTCACTGATAACGCTACAGACTTTATCGCAGCCGGTGTTAAAGCTGGTGATACTGTTGTGGTTGGCGATGGTTCTACTCAGTTAGGTTCTTATATTGTAGAATCAGTAGCTCAACATATTTTAACCTTTACGTATCCAGTTTATATGACATTTACTGGAACTGATAACGGTTATTATATCACTCGCGTAATTTCTTCTTGGTTGTTAAGTACTGATAATTATGTAGCAAGCTTAACTGAAGTTACTATTAATTCTCTTACAAGTGGTTCAAACGCTTTCTTGAGTGGCGAAATCGATATCTCTTATCGTGCGTTAAGAACTGATAAATCAGGATTAGTAAAATATACTAATATTAGCGATATTTTTGCCGATATGGAAGTATCAAGTATTCAAAATAAATTAGGTTATTATATCGAAAATGCGGTTATTCCTGATAACGGTGGTGCAATAGCTTTTTATGTTTATTATCTGAATCAAGATAATGATTTAGCTTATTTAGCAGCATTAGATGACTTAACTAATGCTAGTAATATTTATATGTATGTTCCTTTATCTGATTCTGAGATTGTTGTTAATGCTTATGCTTCTAATGCACAAGTATTATCAGATCCTGAAAATAGTCAATTTAGAATGTTATTAACTACTACTGAATTAATTAAACAAAACATTTTAGCTACTGGTCCTGTTGTTTTAGGGTAATAAATTAGCTTAATATGGAGAAAATATGTCTATCGCCTTAATCTTAGCTGGTGCTACTTTTATTTCATCTGGTGTTAAAATTGGTGATCAAGTTTTAATAACTGATGCTCCTAGTAATATGTTTACTGGAGGTACAGTAGATCCTAATAACTTCCCAGGACAATTCTTAGTTACTGGAATTACAGGTCAAACAGGACTTACCTATGATGGTTTCTTAAACGGAACTGCATTAGGTCTTACTTTAAACAGTTCCGCTACTGGTACAGTTGAATATAGTGTTGTTCATAATCTATCCAAGGATGAACAAGTAGCCTCTATTATAGCCGTTGCTAATGGTCTTGCCTCTAAACGAGTTACTTTAGTTTGGCCTCCTGTAGCTCAAGTTAAGAATTCTGATGGTACTTTTACTCAGGTTGACGGAACTTTCTTAGCAGCTTGTTTAGCTAGTGCAAAATCAGCTAATCCTGCTCAACAGGGTTTCACTAATTTCCCGATTCCTGGCCCTTATTCACTTGAATATTCTAATGGTTATTTCTCTAAGTCTCAGCTTAAAACTTTAGCTGATAACGGTGTGTTAGTATTCTGTCAAGATGCTCCTGGCGCTAATATTTATGCTTTACGACAAGTAACTACTGATACTTCAAGCTTCATCAACATGGAACTTTCTTGCGTTACGGCTGAAGATAAAGTTAGTACTGATCTTGTAGCTTTATTTAAACCTTTTATTGGCCCTTATGATATTACCCAAGATTTCTTAAGTTTCTTAAATCAAAAGGGTGATAATTATATGTTCCAAGCCATGAATACTAAAGCTCCTAAATGTGGAGCTTTAGTATTAGATGGTAAAATTAATTCCATCTTAGCTAACATTGGTAACTCTAATCCTACTATTCCAGATGGAACGGTTCAAGTTACAGCAAGTATTGAACTAGGCAAACCTAATAACTGGACCGATATTACACTATTAGTCAGCTAAGGAGTTTTAAATGGCTACTTCTACAATTAAAAGCTTACTGGACATTAACGGCGATCCCTCTAATTGGAATTATAGAGAGAACTTCGTCCAGGAAGATGAAGGACAAGGTACAGCAGGCATGTTTATTGCTGCTGAGAGTACTTTGATTTGTGCTGGTCCTGCTACTATATCAGATCAATTATCTGTTATTAAAATTGGACTATCGCCATCAATTCAAATCTCTCAAAATATTCCTCAACAAAGAATCTATGAAATTGGCTCAGTTAGATGTCATATCGTAAATGGTATTCCTGTTGGTGGTTTAACCATTTCTCGTATGATTTACAATGGACCTTCTTTACTTCGTGCTATTTATGGCACTCTTTATGACGCGAATGGTAATCTTACACCTTTAGGCTCTCAAGGTCTTGGTGGATCTAGTTTAGCTAATGCGACTAACTTAGCTAACGCTTGGGCTAATATCGCTAATAGTCCTGATCAAGTAATGACTAATGATAATAATACACAACTTTGGTTAAGTTGTTGGGATCAGCGTCTTAAGTTACCTTTTGGACTTGCTATTTATATGCAAGACGTAGCCGGTAATGATGTTGGTGGTTGTTATTATGAAGGCTGTAAGGTTAATTCTTCACAATATGGTCAGTCTTCAGGTCAAATGGTAATGATGGAAGGTATTTCCGTAGCTTTTGACAGAGCAGTACCTATTGTTCATGGATTAGGTTCTCAATACTAATCCATTCAAACTATCCTAGAACAAAGGCCCTAGCAATAGGGCCTTAATTTTATTCAAAATTCATTTCATATAAAGCATGACCACAATCAAACACTCTCGCATATCCAGAATTATGCATATTTTCTATTTCAGTTAAAGATGGATCGTATTTATCGCCTAAAAATTTAAAAAGTTTATCACCTTTTTGAGTTAAATATCTAGAATAAATATTATGATCTTTTTGCCAAAAATAATTAGGTTGTGTTTGTTTTATAAATTGAAATCCATTTACAGAATAAATATTACTAGATTGAGTAAATCTCAAATCTGCATAAGAATATAAAATTTTAGTTTCTTGTGACCATCGTTTAAATATATTAATCATTCTTCTCATACCGCCATACACAGTTCCCTTAGAAACATATCTTACTAACTCTGCTCGATACCAGTCAGATGATCTAAGATTACCTATTTTTTCAGGAGCAAATGTAGATACACAAATTAATTCTTCTTTATCGTATAAACCAAAACAATAACCATTACGAATTTCACCTGTTTTCATAATATGATATTTATCTAAAAATTCTTTAGCTATTTCTGGTTTAATAACTTTAATTTTTAAAGATTCAGCACGATATTTTTTCTGTTTTAATCCAAGAAATGCTTGAATTTTTGATTTAATTATATCTTGTTTATCTCTCCATTCATGTTCAAAACAATGAAATACTTTGTAACCTTCAGTTACTAGAAAATTACGTCTTTCCTGCATGGCTGTTTTTTCTTTATGAAATTCATTGTGATAAAAAATACCATCAACTTCTATTATAGAATTTAATTGTTCGATATAAATATCTGCTCTATATTTTCCAATTTGTTTTTGATCTAAACAGTTAAATCCTAATGAAACCACATAATCGAATACTTCTTTTTCTAAATTAGAAGATCCTCTAGTGTTACAAGTAGGACAACAATTAGATCCAAACTTTATATAAGAATTTATTATATTATTTTTTCTTGCATCAAAAATAGTATTACAATTAAGACATTCAAAAGTATCTATAGTTCCATTATATTGAATTAATTTAATTGTAGGAACTATACTAATATCATATTTTTCTTCTTCATTTTTAATTCTTGTTTTAGTATAATTTTTAGAACGTTGTTTATTAGCACAAAGATTACATAATTGACTAGCGTGAAAAAATTGATATATATCTCTTTCAAAGTTATTATTACATTCTTTACAAAATACATTAATTTTTTTATTAGAACCTAAAGATAATTCAGATGGATCATATTCAAATTCTTTAATAGTTTTTTCTATATCTACTAATTTAAATAATACATGATCTTTAATTTTGTTTAATCCTCGTTCAAGTGGTTTTAATAACTTATCTCCTGATTGTGAAAGATGATTAGGTGGATATTCCATTCTTCGTTCACTGTTATAAACAACGACTTTTCTTGGATAAGCAGCATTCATGGATAAAAATCTACATGGAACTTTATTAATTTCTAAAAATAATCTATCAGTTTCTTCTTCGTTTACATATATCCACCAATCAGCTTCTAGAATTGAAGTTGATTGTTTACCTAGATACATTTTACAATATTGGCATAAACTTTTTTCTGAATTAGATTTACATCGTTTACATTTCATATGTATACCTCTAAGAATATAATAATGTAATATATATATAGACTTGTCAAGTCAAAATATTATACAATATTTTTTAAAAATAAAATAACCTCATAAAGAGGTTATTTCATTGAGACTATAATTTGAATATCATTGTTAATGTTAAGTTTCAACTATGTGATAAATTTATTACCCTTTCCACTTCCACATCACAACCATTAATGCTCTTTATATTTTCTATGTTGATTTTTTATTAATTTTAAATTCATCTGATCTATCTCTATCAAAAATTACGTGTGAAGAACTATTTTCAGAAACAATACCCTTATACGTAACTTTATCTAATTCGCCATTCAAACGTACTAAAGTTTTTCTTGCATCAATTAAAGTAAGATCCAAGATACTTACCATTTGATTAAGAAAACTATAAAATTTTACACTATTAGAAACATACCAATCATTAGCATCACAAACATCATTTACGAAGTTATAAATAATTTCAGTTTTATCTCTATGCCATTTATTAAATTTAATAATTACAATTTCAGGAATACCTTGTTTTAAAGCCTTAGCTTCATATTCTTGTAGTATTTCAGTTACTAATGAGTATAACTTATTATGAAATAAATCTGAAGACATTTTATCCATATCTCCAGCATCTACAAATTCTTTAATTTTATCTTGTATTACAGTGAATTGAATAAAAAGAAAGTCTCTAAAAATAGCTCTACGTAATTGTTCTCTTATTTCTAAATGTTGAATTTCATAATTGAGCATTTTTTGTATTGATCTAAAGAATGAATGATTTAATAGCTCTTTCCAATGATGTTCAGTTGTTAACTCATCTTGTTCCTGCTCATTTAAATGAACATTAACATTTACTTCATTATTAATAGCATTTTTAGCTTTACCGAACTGAGCCTTAAGAAATAAAAACGTTAAGACTAAACCTCCAAATATCGTAAACAATAAAAATATTTGAAGTATATACCAAATACCATGTTTTTCAAATCCATCGTATATAACTTTTAGAATTTCAGGCATAGTGTTCCTTTTGAGTTATCCTTACTATTATAAGGATAGCACAATTTAATTATAAAAGCAATTAGAACGGTACAGAGCATTGAATCAAACCATTCAGTCTGCCATCAGGATTTTTAAGCACTTTTAACAAAACTTGATTTTCTGATACTCTGAATATTTTAATTTTAGAAGATAAGTCTTCCATAGTAAGAGGATCTTCAATTACTAATACAACTTCTCTACATAATAAGTTATGATAAAAATGCATAGAGTAATAATTAGGATCAGCATCAGGAGCCCAATCAGTAATTAAAAAATTAATAGTCTTTGTTTTCAATTTAGGTGGCAAAATACCAAGATCGCCACACACAGGAATATTGCCAGGATAAGATAAAGGCATAGGCGAAGTTCCAAGTTCTGTTCCCGTTGTACTAACAATGTAATCACCACCATACATCGCCATGTAAGAATAAAGATTAAAGTCAGCAGATTGAACTATACCATATCCATTAGACATATTGATAGATCGTTTCAATGCGATTTTTTTAGATTCCCATAATTGAGCAAATAGTTTAGCATTGCCCATATATGCAGGGCCTTTATCCCATACATTTACGTTTTGTCCACCATCTTGGTATGAAATAGAATTACGATGTTGCAAGATACCATTACTTAAAAGTGAATAACAAACCGTTCCCAATAAAAGTAAACTATGAGAAGGAAAAGATTCAAAATGAACTGGAGAGATAACAGGTGGAGTTAAATTATAATCGTCTAAAGCTAAGAAAGAATAAAGCATAATATCAGAATCAGAAGATTCTTCTACGCCTTTTAATTCATTTAATTTAGGAAAATCTTTAATAAACTTTCTTACATGTTTAGCATGATCCTGTAATGACCAATGTTTACTAGTTCTAAAGTAATCATCTCTTGTTTCCATGCTAACTCCTTAAAATAAAGGCCCGACGAATAAACATCGGGCCTTTACCTTGTTAAACCAATAATGTTTACTTAGTGGTAGTAGCCGTAGTAGGAGCAAGAGTAGTATCTACGGGAGCTACTACAGGAGCAGGAGCTTGAGGATTAGCTAATTCAGCAGCTTTAGCAGCTTCGGCAGCAGCTAATTCAGCTTTAGCAGCTTCAGATTTAACTTTAGCATCTGCAATGGCTTTTTCTTCTTCTGCTAACTTAGTGGCTTTAGCTAGTTCTTCCTGTTTCTTTTTATCTTCTTCAGCAGTTTTAGCAGCGGTATTAACTGAAGGAACTTTAATATCTTCTCCAGCCTTAAATTTTTCGCTCATAGATTTGAAAGTATGATTCTGAGCAGCGACAAGAGTAGGAAATACTTTTAAATATCCCTTATCAACCATCAGTTTAACTTCAACACTAGTAGCTAATTCATCTTCTACAGAAGTAGACATACCTTCAAGAAAGTATTTACCACCAGCAGCTACATTACCGTGAACAGCTTTGATGTACTGTGTCATATCTTACTCCATTAAGAGTTAGATGCCAGCGTTAGGGAAATCAGCGCGAACAGAAGCGTTAATATTACCGATACCAGCACCACGAGTCATCCAAGCGGCCCAAGTCAGTAAATTATACTTACGTTCCATGTGATACTGAACATCCTGGAGAATAAAGTTCTTACCAAGGAAGTCAGGAGTAGAGCAAAGATAAACGCTCTTATTATCCCAAACTGAAGTAACAACACCAGCCTGATAAGCTTCAATTGTGCGTACAACAGGAATATCGAGGAAGGTAGGAATCTTCTTCGCACCATTGATAGCTAATTCACCAACCAGAGTATAACCTAAATCATTGGGAGACATTAAGAGAATGTCATTCCAACGAGATTCAGTTACGATCCAGCAACCAGCAGGCATACGCTTAATTTCCATAGTCTTAAGCATATTAACTGCATCTGCCTTAGTAAAGGCGGTAGAAGTAGAAGTAATTACGTTAGAGGCAGCTGCAGCAGCAGCATCTAAACCAGCCTTAAAGGTGATATCAGCCTTAGCACCGATATCGAAAACACCATTACGGTTGAAATAATCAACCACAGGCGCTCTCATGGTCATCAATTCTTCTTGAGTCTTATTGTGTTCCTGAGTTCTAACCTGTCCGAAGTAAATTTCATACTTAGAACCATCGAACCAGTCAGTTTCAGCACTACCACGGAAACCAAGAGCGAAAGCCGTAGTTTCGAGTTCTTTCTCAACGCGAATTAACGGATAGTCATCATTTGTATTGCGTTCCAGATCATTCTGAGTAATGAACTGGGGAGGAAGAACACGGTCAAGAACGCATTCTTGACGAAGACGACTACGAGTGAAGAATCCGACAGCGTTAGAAGTTTCCGCTGTTTTTTCTATCGTTTCGGTAGCGTCCCAAAGTTGAGATACATTCATTTTCATAGCACTTCTCCTTTTGGTTACGCTATTATACGGAAGCAGCTAAACGCTTATAACGGAGAGTTCCATTTGCAGGAACACCAACCGCCATAGCAACAGCTTCGGCAATCTCAGTAGCACCGACAGCAACATCTAACAGACCATTGCGAATAACTAAAGCGCAACGATCAGTATAAGTTGAAGCAGTAACATACTGATCAGTAGTACCTTCGTAGATACCACGGATAGTGGTAAGAACACCAGCGGTATTCTTGTTATTAGGTTCAAAAGCCTGCTCAGAACCAAGACCGTCAGCAGGAGTAGTGGCTAATACCGCTAAACCATTAACGAGCTTCACAAACTGACCGTTAACGAATACCGTAGTACCGCTAACTTGTCGAGTAGGAGTGTGAGCAGAGCAGAAAGGCTGATTAAGGCCGTAGTTAATTTGAAGCATTGCGCTTCTCCTTTAAAAAAGTTGGTTGTTATCCAATTAAACCGCTCAAAGTCGCTTCTAATTGCTCGGCAGGTGTTTCAGCTTGACTACCATCGTAAATTTCGGCAATCTTACCGATAGAATTATGTCTAGCTCTTAATTCAACATTAGACATAAAGCTTCTAACTTCATCTTCTTCAGCGGTCTTGATAAATTCAGGTAAATCTTCCGCTCTCATACCTACTAACATAGCTAATTTATCAGAACTAACAGAAGCTTTCTTCTGCATAGGCTGTTGTTCTTGAAGCTTCTTGCTTCCCTGGCGTAAAGTCTGAATCTCTTCAGCCTGCATAGCCATTACTTGTTGTGCTTCCTGTAACATTTGGAGAGCAGCTTGTAACGTAGGGTCCATTTTATTCCCCGAAATAAGAAGGCATAAGACTAATAATAGTACGAATAGCTGTATCACTATTAACGGGGTCACAAGAACCTAATTTTACAGTCATACCAGCAGGAACTTCTAATTTAACAGTTGCATTACCAGCTTGAGTAGGATCATTAGGATCACCAGTTGTTGAAGCAGCACCACCATCAACTTGACCACCTACTGCTTGTTGTTGTCCATCAACATTAGCATTATCACCACCACCAGAACCAGTAGCTTGCTGAATGAAGTTATCAATTTTAGAAATCATTGCTTGCGAAGTTTCTAAAACGTCAGCATTTTGCTGTTCTGCGCTAGGAGCTTCATTAGGAGCTTCAGCAGTTTTCACTACTTCAGCTTCTTTTGCTTCGGCTAATAGTTGTTTAAGAAGATCGCTCATATTATTCACTCTCGAATACAGAGAACGCCTGAGACAAAGTAGCAATCTGATCTTTATCAAGCTTACCAGAAACTAACGCATCTTGCAAGATCGTTCTAGCTACAGAGATAGCATTCATGGCAGAATCTTCACCGGCAGCTTGTAATACGCCACTGATAACCTGAGCTAAAGCTTTAGGGTTATTTGCTAAAATAGCTTCTTCTAAAGCTTCCTGTAATTCATTTTTACTAATAGTTCTGCCAGTTTCAGGTAGAACCATATCATTTACTTGTCCCTGTGCATTTAATTTACCAATTTCATTAGCCTGTTGACCTTCTAAATAAGCGCCCATATTTTGAGTCACTTGCTCAGTTACTTCTTTAGCTACTTGTTCAGTAGCTTCTTCAGCAAATTTAGTAAATAAAGGCACAACTGCGTTAGTTACATGGCTTTCAAAACCTAATTTAAGAGAATTAGCTAATTTAACTAACTCTTGTTCGTCAGCCTGAAGAAGAAACTCTTTAAAAGTCATAGTCATAAATTATCCTTTTTATTTGCGAAACGTTTTTACGGTATTGACAAGAGCCTGACCTATATGTTTCGGGTAAGCAGCCGTTAAAGCCGTTGCTATTCCTATCTTAGCAGGATTGTTAGCCAATGTCTTGCCAATAAATCCCACAGGTTCGCCGTTCTGTTCTTTTTGTTGAAAGTGTGCTGAAAGTACATAAGGGGCAACAAAACCCGCTCCAGCTTGTAACAAAGTACCAGCTTCCTTGGATAAAGAAACAGGTTCTTGTTTTGATTGAATAGCATCTTGCATATTCTTACGTAATTCAAAATACAAAGTAGACATTGATGGACCAAGTTTCGCTTGTTGACGATACTTAAGTTTACGAATGCCTCTTTTGGTATCGTATACACGTTGACTTAATGTAGCTAATCCACGATCACGACGTAATTCATTATCAATTCTAGATTCTATATCTTTAGACTTACCTGACATTATTACTCTAATTTGATAAAGTAAAGAAGGAGTAATAGACTCAGGTTCTACACCTTCTACTAATTCAATATCTTTACCAAGGTATTGCATGGCTAAATCATAACGAGCTTGTTTAATTAAATATAAATAAGCAAATTCATCAGCAGTAGGAATAATACCTGCATCTGCGAAAGCGCCCCAAATATCAAATAATTCAAATTGTTCTAAAGTATTTAAGAATGAAGCAGGTAATCTTTCTTCTGTTCTGCATACTTCTCTAACAGTATCAACTAAGTGATTCGGTAATTCTTGAATTCGTTCTAAAATTTTAGTCTGAAGATCGGCCAGTTTCATAAAAGGTTCACCGTCTACATCGACTAAGCCATACTCTAAAGCAATATCTAAACTAGAAATACAACCACCTAGATCAGCCGCCACTTTCATGAGTGACCGACCACCCTCAAACGCTGGTTTGTAAACTTTTGATATATCAAAAAAGTCAGGTTCTTCATTATATAAAACAACTTTAGAACCATCTGCTGCAATCTTATTTAATAAACCATCCCGTAAGCATTTGCAATTTTCAGTAATCTTCGTTCTTTTATTACCGCATTTAGAACAAACATCATAAGGTAATCTTGCGCCCATAGAAAACGAAGTAAGTTTATCTTCATCAATATCAGCCGCAGTTTCAGGATCTTTTAAAGCATCAACTCCAACAATAAGTAAAACAGTTCTCATCTTGGGATTCCAAATAGCATGAGGAACATAACCAAAATGAGGATCACCATTTTGAATCTTATTCTTATGATGATGAAAGAAATGACCTCTTTCAAATGTCTTGTAACGTTCAATAGGCTTATTATCTTTAACGCCTCTTTCATCTTTACGTTGAACGCCAGTTAAAGCTTTATTAGAAAAGTAATCACCATTACGATTACTGCCCCAAGTTTCACCATCGCCCATAGCAGATAATAAAACATATCTATGATTAGGTTTCTTTTTTAAATTTTTAATTACATCATCTACTTCTTTAGGTAAATCCCTAACAGATGCAACTTTATCAAAGCCACTTTTTTCTATATTAGTGGCAAAGAAATAGTCATCTTCTAAAGAAGCTTCGATTAATTTAATCATTATAATTTACCCGCTGCTTTTTGAGCCGCAATCCAAGCTTGTTGACCACCACCAGGAGGTACAGGTACAAACTTTTTAATTGCAGGAACAGCTTTAGCAGCTACATTAGCAGTATCTTTAGCTACAGTTTTAGTTAAAACACTACCAACACCAGCTACTAAAGAACTAGGACCAGCTAATTTAACAATCATTTTATCTCCGTATGACATTTAACTAAACACTTCATGAAGTATTTAGGTAAATGCCCGGTTAGGGGCAATTACTTTGATTCTTTCTTTTTTCTTAAATGATCAATAGCTTTTTTAGCACCTACTCCACCAATGATAGTAGAACCAGCTACTATAGAGGCTTCTGCTTTATTTTTCTTTAAATAATCTACAGCTTTCTTACCACCTTCAGCAATTTCCTTACCTTTACCTTTAAGAAAAGCAGCAGCATTTCCCATTCGATCAACCCCTTTATCATATCTAATTGGATTTGTTACTCTTCGTCCAACATTTCTAACGTTGTGATACACTTGTCTATTAAAAATATCCCATGCTTGAGAATCGCTTAATTTGCCCGGTTCAAGTCTGTAATTTTCTAGCATCTTAGATTTAGCTTTTTTAGCCTGAACTTTTAAAAATTCTGGCGTAAAAGATTTTTGATGCTTTAATACTCGCTTCAAAACATCTATACGAGCAGCGATTTTAACAAGCATGGGATACTTTCTAAAAACTATTTACTTAGCTACTTCTTTATGAAATTCAGCTAAATAACCGGCTACTGACTCATCTTTCTCAGCCAGATCCTTTAATTCGTCAAAGAGAGTATTGCTAACTTCGATAACACTGGAAGCTAACTTAGTGAAATCTTCATTTTCAGCTTCAGTAGCGACAGCGGCTAATACAGTAGCAATTTTCTGAAGACTATCCTGAGTTTCAACCATATCAGTAATCGCGCCAGCAGCATCTTCAGCGGCAATCTTATTTAAACCAAACATAAGACTCTGACTAGCAAGACTAAGACCTTCAGCACATTCACCAATAAGTTCATCCTTGCTCTCTTCAGCAAGTTTAAACAGTTCACCAGCAGCTAAACCAAGAACAGTAGAGGCTTCGATAGTTTCATTCTGGTTAGCTAACTTAAACATAAGAGCTTCAGCTTCCTTCTCTTCAGCGGTTTTCTCTACAGTAGTTTCAGTAGAGACAACAGGCTTTTCAACAGGCTTTTCAGCGGAAGCTAACTTGGCGAGAAAATCATCAACTTTAGACATTATATGTCTCCTATTTTATTAGTTAAATAAAGAACGTGAGTTAGAGTCTTGACCTAATTGTTCAGTTTGACGTAATCCCCGCACAGTATTGTAATCAACACCACCAAAGGCATTCATATTTTTAACAATACTTTCAGCTACAAGCGGGTCTTTAGCGAGAGAAGGAGCGTGTCTTGATACTACATCAAAATAACCACGAACTTGATCTTTGTTAGATGCAAAGTCTGGATTATTTTTCATGATCGTATCAAATGAACGATCAAATTCCCGCTTATTCATGGTGAGCGCAATTCCCCCTCCTAATTTCTTAGCAGCTAAGGCAGTAATTCCTGCCATGATTCCAAAAGGTGTGATACTTTTAGCTCCAAACTCAACAATAGGTGTAACATTTTCTAATAAAGCCTGTAAACCACTACCAATACCAGCTTCTTTATTAACGCCTTCAGAAGCTAAAGCAGTTAAACCAGTTCCGATTTGTCCAACAGGTTTAGTTAATTTACTAGCAGCAGAACCTACGGTTAAAGCGCCACTGACTACTTTAGCTAATGGACTTTTAAATAAAGCAGTCATAGCAGGAATCGCGCCTTCTAATAAAGCCTTCTTTTCCATAGCAGTAGAAATTAAACCATCATTTAAAGTAGCACCAGGACCGATAAAGTTATTTCCTTTTAATACACCTTTAGCGCCTTTAATTGCTTTAGAACCTTCACTAGCAATAGTTAAAGATGCATTAGGATTCTTTACAACGCCCTTAAGAGCTAAAGGTAATAAAACCGGAGCAGCTACAGCCGCGCCTTTTAGTCCTACTTTAGCAGCACCACCAGCTAAACCAAAAGGTAAACCAATGGTATGTTTAGTAGCAAAATTAATAGCAGCACCAACCGCATGAGGAATACTATTTGCTTTAAAAGGATTAGTATTACCCCAAGGACTAAAAGCCCCTATCTTTTCCATTTTATTACTAATAAATTCAAATACATGACCATTCTTTTCGAGATTAATTTGTAATTCTTTAAGTTCTAAGATTTCTTTATCATTATGAATCTCAGCAATTTTAACTAAATCTTTAGCTTCTGAATAATTATTACCATAACGTTTTTGACCTAAAGCTTCTAAATCTAATAACCTATTATAATCAGTCAAATAATCACTAGCAACTTTATATAAAGCTTCAAAATAAGCTAAACCTTCTTCGCTAAATCCGTGAGTAGAAGCTACTTTTTCAATAGTAGGTTTTGAAATACGTTCACTACCTAATAATTCAGTAAAACCATCTTGAGAATAATTTAAGTTTTCAAATTGTAAATTTTCAGAAGCATTCTTTTCAATTTTAGGTATCATCTTGCCTTTAATAGTTTGATAATCAGCTACAGGGAATTCTTGTTCACCCTTCTTTTCTAACAATTCCATAAATGTAGCCTTATTAGTTTCTTCAACAAGACGTTCAATCTGAGGTTTAGACAGATTATTATCTGAAGCAACCTTTAAAATAGAATCATTAAGGTCAATGCCACTGGTTACATGGCCTTCAGCTATTTTCTTAGCGGTTAAAACCAATTCAATAGGATTCATAAGTGGTCTGCCTCAATAAATGGAACTGACTTTATAAATCATATCACAAAAATTTCTAAGAGTCACGATTTTGATCTATAATCATTTTTTATTAATAAAAATATAAAAATAAGATCAAGGTTCATCACGATCTGGGTCATAAGACTCAGGCGCACGTTTTTTGACTCTAATAAGATAAGTTATATATAAATATAACAAAGAATGAAAAGCATCATCTGGATTAGTAGGAATATGATCATATTTCATAGTTCTAGTGCGTTCATTATACTCTACTTCAATATTCATAAAATCATTAGCAAAAGTTTCGTATATATTCCAAGCAGGAAATTCAAAGAATGTTTGTTTAATAGCTTCAAATGTATCAGCCATAACAGCAGTTCTATTCGTTACATAATGAGTACCTTTTTTATTATAACCTACATAACCTTTAAAATTAGTATGTTGAAAGGCTACAACCTTACATTTTCCACTTACTAATGATTTAAGACGATCAACTAAACCAAAACTAAAACCGTGATCAACACCACATATCATTACACAATTATCTAATAATTTTCTAGCTATATCTTGTAACATGTATTCAGGTTCAGCTTCTTTACCTATATAACGTTTAGATAAAGTGATAACTATTTTATTAGAGTTAGGATTATAATGTCCAATCTGTAAAATTGTATAACCAAGTTCTCCAGTTCCCCAATCTACACCTGCAAAGACTTCATACCCCAATGCGTTAGCATTAGATACAAGTTCCATAACTCTTTCTTGATTACAACATTTAGCTATTTCTTCTCTAGTAATAGGTTTAACACCAGCATCATATGAATGACCAAATACTTCATTCATTAAAGTAGCTATAGAATAATTTTCCATCTTAATAAACAACTTCTCCCAATTAATATAAATACTTGGGAGAATAATTTGAGGAAATCTATAACCGTGTACTTTAGCTTTTTCTTTTCCGTATGATATCCATGTTCCGTGTTGTGTGAATATATCTTTAGAACATTTTTCACACCATAATCCATTTTTACCTGGAATGATACTTTTAATACTTAGTATATTCCAACGTCCACAATGAAAACACTTAATAGTCCATTCGCTTTGAGTTGATAACTGCCATTCATATTCAAAACCATTAGATAAAGTTTTAGGAGTACCTGTTTGCATAAATACTGCATTAGGTCTATGCGAAGAACATTCTTCAATGACCGGAATACAATCATTGATCATATCTTGACGTTCATCAATTAAAGTTCTATCAGATGTTAAACCACGAATAGTATCTGCGTCATGATAAGCAGATCTAAAGTACATTGTATGATTATTTTTTAATCTTTTTTCAGTAACGCTAAAACCCTTACTTCCAGGCCAAAAATTAGCTTTTAATAATGGTGATTGTTCAAATACTGCATCAATTTTCTTTCTACTATAAACAGAAGTCTGAGTCATAGTAGGATTAATATATAAAGATGATTGATGAGGCGTTCTACAAGCAGAAGCTATGTGTTTTCCAGCCATAGAAGTAGACTTTTCTGACTGTCTACCTGTCATGATGATAAGTTTCCACGGATCATCATTAATGATAGGTAATATATATGGTCTATCCGTAAATCTCCACGGTTGACCTTCTAAGAACATTGTTCTTTGTATGAAATCAATGTTAGATATATCCATGTGCAAAAATCCAATACTTTATGTTATAAGAAGTATAAGCGGAAATATTCTATCTATCCATCACCCTGCCCTTAACGGGCTTACTAGGAGAAAAGTTATGACAACACTTCATCTTTTAGAAATTGGTAAGGCAGTTATAGAGGGTGGAACGATTAAGGGATCGGCCCAAGTCATCATTAATGCAGACGGATCAAAACCCCGTATGCTTGCCAGCTTTGATGCTACTCTGAATGAATTAGTAGGCGAGTTAGTGCTTACTGATATTTGGAATGAAACCCTTCCTACACATTATACCATAGGTCGTAAATTAAGGAATGATTATGCAAACGCTCTGAAAATGAATCGTGGCATTTTTATTCTTAAAGCTACTAAGCAAGATAAATGCTTATATGAATTGGAACTTTCTTTTATCGATTCAACAACCTCTGAATTTAAGGTTATTAAGTTTAGTGGAATTATTTATAATTCCAAACTAAGAACTATCAGTATTCCAAAATGCAATAATGAAGATCATGAAGTATTTTTGGAAGAGGTTTTAACTACTTTACTTAAACCGGCTTTTGAAGCCGTGACTCAACGATGTGTTAGATTAGATTTTGTAAACAAGTTACATCATGCTTTTACGTTAAATAAGTATGGGTGTCCAGTTGACCAGAGAAACGCAGTACTCCAGTGATTTTGTAGATAGAACAATTCGGGAGTTTGGTCCTCGTATATGGATTCAAAAGCAACTAGATCCTTTACGACGCGGAACTCCCGATATTTATTCTATGGTAGAAGGTAATTTTATACCAATTGAAAGTAAGAGAGTAAATCAAGAATCTGGTAATAAAATCTTATCTCATAATTTCACTAAGATGCAAGTTAAACGCATGAAAGATTTACTAATTACAGGCGCTTATCCAATTGGTATGATCTTTTATGACGATGAGATTAGGTATATTCTTCCTTTAGATATTCGTGAAGATGGTCAAATATCTATGGAAGAATATAAAAAATTACCTTTGTTTAATTGGGAGGAAATCATTCATGTTGCAACCGAAACGCATAGAAATAGATATAACCGGAGATAAATTTAGATATCATGGTGCTAATGATTTATCATGGTTAGGTTTTCGGGCTATTAGAAAATTTACAGAATACACTTCTGAAATTTGTATTAATAACTTACTTGATCTTACTAAAGCTGCTAAACAATTTGATTGGCAATTAAGTTATACAGACACAGCTATGAATGTAAGAATTTTACTTTTAGAAGAATATAAACGTATTCTTGAAGCAAAAAAATATAAAACAATGTTAGATGATGACATTGATTTAGTATGGAATGAAGGTAATTTTTATGAAAAAGCAGATATTATTTTAGACAACTATCAACGTAGAGCCATACTCTTTGGGTTTGCTGTTAGAAAAGCTGGTATGTATTTAGATATGGGATTAGGTAAATCAGCTATTGGTTTATCATTTACTCAACACTTGATTAATAATAAATTAATTCCAAGAGGTTCTACTTTAATTGTTGCTCCTAAAAGTTTACATGGTGAAGAAAACTGGGAAGGTGAGTTAGATAAATTTTCAGATATGACAATGTTAAGTTTACGAAAAAATATAGATAATGTTAATAATCCTTACGCTGATTGTTTTATTATTAATCCAGAACAATTTGCGGTTCATTGTTTAGATAAAAATGATGATTATATTAAAAATAATGTTTTTGCTCATAAGGGTTTTAAGAACATTATTTTTGATGAAGCTACAAAACTTAGATCACCTTCTTCTAAAATACGTCGATGTTTTAAAGAATTAAGTAAAAATGTTGAATATAGTTTATTAATGTCAGGACTTCCCGCGCCTAATGGCATTTTTCAGTTATGGGGATTAAACTCTTGTATTGGAAATTGGTTAGGTGATTCTTATGAAGCCTTTGAACAAAGATATGGTAAATCGATAGAAATTAGACCTGGAAAATCTAAATACTTTCCACGTAGAAATGCTGAAGAAGAAATTAAATCTAGAATTGAAGCTGTATCTATATACATGACTTCTGAAGAATATTTAAATTTACCACCTTATTATAAAGGTAAAGATTTTGATATTTATGTAACTATGCCTAAAGATCAAGATCAAGTTTGTAAAGATATTGAAGATGGTTATTTAAAATTAATTGATAATAAAAACAATATGGATAGAGAAATTTATGTTGAAAATGAAATGTCTGAACGAGCTAAACTTTTACAAGCTTATGCAGGTTTCATTTATCATGTAGATGCTTTTAAAGTTAAAACGCCAATTCGTCTTTCTAGTAACCCAAAGTTGGATGCTGTTAAAAAACAATTAAAATATGATTTATCAGATCCTACTTCTAATGTTATTATTTGGACTCGTTATAGAGAAGAATTAGCAATTTATATGGAAGAATTATCTAAGGATTATATTTGCGCTTATGGTCAAGGCGGTATGAAAGATGATGAACAAACAGAACAATTAACTCTATGGTTACAAAATCCTAAGTGCAGAATTATGGTAGCTCATCCAGGTGCATTTATGTATGGTCACACTTGGCTTAAAGCTAACTATACTTATTATCCTTCAGCGGTTGATGATAATAATCAATATGCACAATCAAGAAAGCGTAATCATCGTAGAGGTCAAACTAGAGAAGTAACTGAACGTCACTTTTTCTTTAAAGGAACACTTGAACCTGATATTTGGAGTTCTATTGTTACTAAAACTCGTTTAGATAGATTTTTAAAAGGTAAACTAGTTTCTTAACAATGATCACTCTTAAAATAAATTTCATTTGATTTTGTATACATTATGTGTTATAGTGAGGTTTGTTCAAATGGAGTATAGATGGCGAAAACTAAGAGTGATTCTTTAATACCTGCAAGTTATATTAATAGTCTTAAAGATAAAGCTCCGATTGATAGATTTTATACAAAAATTACAGGTATCCAGTTTCAAAATATCAATTCTAGGTTACGCGCTAAGACTCAATGGCGAAGGGATGAACACCCTTCGCTTTGTTTTTTCCCTAGAAATAATACTTTAACTGATTTTGGTGATCAATCTAACTACGTCAACAAAATTGGTAAAGTATATAATCATATTGATTTATTACTAATTACCAAAGTTTGTAAAAGTTATTATGATGCGGTCTTATTTTTAGCAAATTATGTAGGCGAGACAATTCCTAATAATTTACTTAAAAATATTCAACATTATACTAAGCGTCAAGAAGCTTTAAATGATATTTATTTAGTATGCCGCAATACAATGAATGCTATGTTTTTTGATAATGCCGACGCAAAGCAAACTTTCATGCTTCGTGCTTATTGTGAAACTAGAAAGCTTCCATTTGATCAAAAGTTTTTTGACTTACTTGAAATAGGAATGTGGCCTGCTAAGTCCATAGTCGAAACCATATGTAAAAAATATGAATTAGATATGGATAAAAATAATAAAGATGAAATGTCTTTTACTCATTTTCCAGAAGTAGAAAATAATGCAATTGTATTTCCTCTTTATAATAGACAAGGCGCATTAGTAGGTATTAAATTAAGAACATTAGAAGATGAGAAACGCATTTTCACAAGTGTTCTTAACGATCAAGCATTAGCTATGTATGGATTGAATTATGCCCTTAGTGATAAAAACGTAGCTATTGCTGAAGGAGAAATGAATCGTGTAGCAGTAGCAGCGGCTTTATGGGGTCAAACGGAAAATGAAAAGGATTTAGCAGCTAAAGTTGTTAAACAAATATTTTGTACTGGTTCTTTAGCGAATAATGCTAAACTAAAAGTATTAGAAGGAACTTTAAATCGTGTATTTTATTTTCCAGACGTTCAATTAAAAGATCCAGATAAAAAAGATAATGATAGAGCTACCGTAGATAACGTTATTGATGTTTATAATTATTTAAAACCATTAGAATTTAAAACTATTTATTGGGCTAATCAAAAAGATAAATATGATTTAGATGATTATCTTAGAGAAAATTTAGATAATCGAAAACAGGCTTATTTTGATATTTTTAAAACACATAATCTAAGAAAAAATATATCTGAATTCTTATATTGCACTATTGAAAAATTAGTTTTAAATTATGCCGATGACGCAAGAAATTCTGCTCGATTCAGTTTTTGTGAACGTTTTTCTAAGCGATTATTTAATAATGTAGATCAATTAATATTGAAAAATCTCTACTCAGATTTAACTGGTGTAGATGATGATATGGTTCGTCAATTAGACGATGCTGTATTTACGCAAATTAATGATTCAGATTATTATATTAAAAATAATTGTTATTGGAAAGAAGAAACAGATAAGAACGGAGTTGTTGAAAAACTTCAAATTTCTGATTTCATTATTCGTGGTCAAATGAAAATGACCTCATTAATGAAAGGTCATAATAAATCCAAGTCTGAGGATCTAGATGTAGCTTGGGAATCAACTGAAATTTATGCTGAAATTTCATTTCATAAGATGAAAGCAAAACGAAATGTGATTTTTAAGGTCGAAGATCTTGTAGACTATAAAAAGTTTTGGAATAATGTATATAGTGCAGAAATTAGCCTAATCAACGCTGTTAAGAAAGATCGAGAAGCTGACGTATTTTTCTGTATCAAAAATACATTATCAGTAGTTAAGGAAAAGTTATCTTATCCTACTCCTGGTCCTCACATGAAAAGCTTTGCGACTGAAACAATGAGTAATGTTTTACGTCCTAATTTTTTCGTTAAAGACGGAACATTAAAAACATATTTAAGTAAATACGTCTCAGTTATTGATGGTAAAGTAGTAGAGAACAAAATTTTAAATATTGATTTATCTAGATCAGTAAATTATAAGTTTTCTACTTGTAACGAAGAAACTTTAATGAAAATTTCTCATACTTTGTGGTATAAGTTAAGGAAGTTACATGACCGAACGTTAGTTGATGGATTAATAGGATTTGCTTTTTGTACTCCTATTAAACATATATTAGATAATAATGTTAATGGACTACATTTATTTCTTATTGGTAATTCTAATAGTCACAAAACTTCATTAGCTAGAATCATTCAAAATTTTTATGGAGATTTTGCCACAGACGATAAAGTAAATGCTTTTAATAATCAAACCCCTAAGCATCTAGAAGCTGCTATCGCTGCTACTGGAAGTTGTATTTGTGTTTGTGATGAATTCAAACCTAGTAAAGATTATACAGTTGAAGCTATGAATAATATGGTACATAATCTTTATAATGGTAAAACTCGTGGTCGTTTAAATACTAAGTCTGAAATGGTTGATATCAATTATTTCAACGCAAACGTAATTACGACCGCTGAATATGCTCAAGATTTAGAAACATCAGCAGAAGCTAGATATTTACGTTTTTATGTTCCACTTATTAATACAGAGGATATTTATAGAGAAGTTAATGGAAGCGAAACGTTGCCTTTGTTTAAATGTTTCACGCCTTATTTAATCGCGTGGCAACATAACAATATTGATACTTTGATTGAACGTTATAAGTTTTATTATAAAGCTATCGAAAAAACTATTAAAGACGAACCTAATAATGGTCGTATCGCTTTACAGTTATCAATGATTTTGACTGGATTTTATTCTTTCTGTAAATTCTTAGAACATAAAGAGGTTTGCACAAAAGAAGAAGCTGATAAAGCTATTCAGGAATTGTTTATAAGTATTCAATCTCAAGCAAAGGTTCAAGTAGCACGTTCAACAGAGGTAAGAGTTATGGAAAAGTTTAAAACTTATTTCTCAGAAGCTATTATCAGTAATACATTTAATGTAGCCTCTATGTTGTATGACCAGAATGATAAACCTAAACAGGTTGTTCTTAGTCAACAACATAATCCTCAATACTTTGTTTTAAAGTATAGAAAAAATCCGTCTGACGAAAGTTCTATAGTGTATGCAATCACATCTTGGAGATTGTTGACTTTAGCGATTAAACGTCATTTTGATTTTACTCTAGCTGATTCATTAAAACAAGAATTCGCAGATATGGGATTTGCTTTATTAGATGAAAAAGGTAATATTCAATCTACCCGTATTCCTGATTTTCAAAGTATTGGTAGCGGTAAAACAAAAACTAGTAGAGCTATTATCGTTCCTGCTAAAACGTTAAACATGGAAGGAAATACAGATGATCGTGAACCTGAAGGTTTCTGATTTTAAAGGTATCGAAAAAGCAGAAGTAAAGTGTGATAAAATTACTTTTTTTATTGGAGATAATAGACAAGGTAAAACTTCCATGCTTAAATCTATTGCATGGTGTTTAATCGGAGGTAATAAACCATTTTATGTAAAAAATGGTAAGAATGAAACAAGAGTTGTAGCCGATACTGAAAAAGCTACTTTTGATCGTGTTTTAGTAAGAGGTTCTAAAAAGGATAGAATTATCGTTACCAAGAAACAGGATGGTAGCGTAGTTGATTCCAGTATTGCTTTATCTAATTTTAGTGAATTTTGTTTTGATCCTATTAATTTTATTTTTCTAGATCCTAAATTACAATCTAAAGTTATTCGTGAAGCTTTGGCCAGTAAGATGATTCTTACTGATAAAGAAGCTGAAGATTTAGGTGTAGTTTTATATGAACAAGATGGTTCTAGAGTAACTAAAGACGCTAGAACATTATGTGAAGATACTTATAAAAAATATTATTCTGATCGTACTGAAATTAACAGACAAATAGATGTTATTAAACAAAAAATGTCGAGTGCTAAATTAGACTTCATTCCAGATCAAGCTTTTATCGAAAGATTAGAGCTTCAAACTTCTGAACTTAATTCTCGATTAAATGAACAAATCAAAAAGAATGCGAGAATTAATGCAGCAAAAGGCAATTTGGTTACTCAGCAGAAACTTCAAGATCAGCTTAATACACTTGAGGCAGAGATTCTAGTTGCCGAAGAATCAATGAAAGACAAGGACGGTCAGGCTGAAGAAAACATAGCAGCTTTAAAGCAAAATTTTATTAAGCTTTCAGCACAAGAATCTGAATTACGTGGTTCTTATAATACATTAAAGAAAACGTTAGATGCTCTTGAAACGGGTCCATATCCAGTTTGTCCTATTAGTCTTAAAATCGCTTGCAATACAGATATGACAAGTGTTAAAGAAAGTATGAAGACTGAGCTTCATGATATGGGAGAAAGTCTTAAAACGTTCCATAATCAAAATCTAGCATTAAGTGAACAAATAGATGGTATTACTAAATTAATTGAAATTAAGAAAACTATTACCACTAAAAGAGTTGAACGTGATAGAACTAAGGCCATGATTGATAATCTTAACATTTCCGATGAAGCTCTTGAAAATGATGAAGCTACTAAAATTGAATTAGAGCAAAAACAAAAAGAATTGTCTACAGCTAAAATGGCTAAAGAATTAGCTGCATTAGGAGATATCGAAGAAAAGGTAAAACGTCAGCGACAATTAGATGATCTAGTAAAAAAGCTGCGTAATTTTATCGATGTAGAATTAACTAAACGAGCCAAGTTAGAAATTAACGGCATTGATGTAAAAGATGATGGGATTTATTTTAATGACGTTCCATTATCTGAGGAATCAACTTCTACCCAGCTACGTGCCGCTTGCGCTATTATGAAAAACCTGTATCCTAAATCTAGGCTACTTTTGACCGATAGGCTTGAAATTTTAGATAAAAAAGTCTTAGAACAATTTGTTAAAAGCTATTCAGATAATGTAAATGGTATTCAATTATTTGGTACTTTAGTTGAACATCATACAGATCAATACGATTACTTAAAATCAATTCCAGGAGTTAAACTAATTCGCATGAAGTTAGGCGTACCAACGGAGGTTTAATGTTTGTCGTTGATGAAGTTCCTGTAAAAGATAGTAATGGTAGAACGGGGATTATCTGTCGTTACTGTAAAAACTGGATCTTTGGACCTAAACCAGTAGAGATAGATGGTTCTCCAAGATTAGAGTGGCATTGCGTTCATTGCAATGCTGCTCTAGCTTCATTACCTCCATATGAAGAACCAGGAGAAGATAAAGAGTCTTTTAAAGAAAAGATTATTCTTAAACTTCTCGAAGAAGGTAATTGTGAGACTATTGTTAGAATTTTTGCAACTTCAAGTAAAAAGCCTCCTGAATTTATCGAAAGTAAGTTAAGGGATTTATTAAAGGATTTTTAATTATGTCGTTCATGAATAAAGATCGTAAAATTTTTAGAAATAATGATTTAGCTGAAATATTAACTGATGGTTGTAATTATTACTCATCTTTAGATAATAGTTTAATTTGTTCTGAAGTTCATAATGTGATTACAGAAACTAAAAAAGTTAATTTATTTGATATAAATGAACCACTTAAAACTAAACAACTTATTATAGATAGAATTTTAATTGGTCATACTATTACAAATTTAATTTTTATT